TACGGTACGATGTAGATGCAATAATCACCAACGGATAAAGATCTTCATTAATTATAGATGAGTGATACGAACCGTCACGTCCTCACAGGAAAGGTGGACATCACTAGTAATTTATTGGTAGGATCTTCGCAACTATTCGTTGATACGGATAACAATCGTGTAGGTCTCGTCACCACGGATCCCGATGCAGGTTTACACGTAAACAGTAACGCCTACGTAAATACAGATCTTCGCGTAGGAAGTGATGTCGTCATCAACGATAGTACAAACCCGGGTCGCATCACAGCGACTGAATTTGTGGGTGACGGCTCGAGGCTAAATAACGTCGTCGCCGCACCGGGACCTCCTGGTGATGCTGCGACGATAGAGGCTGGTACGACAACGACTGGACTCGCGGGAACGTCGGCTTCGGTGACAAACTCTGGTACAACATCGGCGGCTGTTTTTGATTTTACTATTCCAAAGGGTGACCAGGGTATTCAGGGAATACAGGGTATTCAGGGAGTACAGGGAATACAAGGACCTTCCGGTACGATCACCGTTGGTACGGTGACCACGGTCACGAATTCAAGTGGTGCGAGTGTTACGAATTCTGGAACATCTGAAAATGCGGTATTTAATTTCAACATACCGGTAGGTGCAGATTCGACCGTACCGGGTCCACAAGGTATCCAAGGTATCCAAGGTATCCAAGGTCCAGAAGGTCTGGCGGGAGCCGATGGAACCAACTATTTCACGTTAAGTGGGTCAGATATTTATAGGTCTACAGGGAATGTTGGTATTGGGACGACAAGTCCCATTGTAAAACTTCAAGTCGATTCAGCAGACTTTACAGCTTTTACATTGAAGCGTACAGGTTCAGCTGGCGGTTGTGCGATGGGACTTTATAACGCTAACGACGACGCTTGGAATATTGGTAATGGTGCTAGTGGTCAGTTTGGAATATACAACGGTTCGACATTTGGTCAGGAATTCTACATTACCAGCTCGGGCAATGTCGGTATCGGGACGACGAGCCCAAATAGTAAATTAGAAGTGTTGGGAACAAATAGTTCGCATAACACGACGATATACCCTTTGACAGTGTCGACTGTGTCATCGAGTTCGACTGAGGTTCTAGAAGGTATAGGAACTGGTATTGAGTTTCGTGTAGAGAGACGACATACAAATGATTTACAAAATGATTGTGGAGCGATACGGGTATATGGTGCTGCAGGTATTCCAGGCACAAGTGATAGATGGAACATGGCGTTCCGCGTCAAAGACAACGACACGGTTAGAGAACCCTTGACGATAAAATACAATAAAAATGTGGGTGTAGGCACGACAAATCCATTACTCCCCTTACATGTTGTAGGGAGTGCTGGAGGTCAAGACACAGGCAGTCGACGTTACTTCAAGTATGATGTAGCGACGACCACAGATACAAGTCACGGAGTTGGAGGCGGTATATTTGCAAGTGGAGCTATTATCACAAATTCGTATTTCATTTCGACGAGTGGTGCAGCCAACTCGAGTGATCGTAGGATCAAGACAGACATCACTGACATCGACGATGGGGAGGCTCTGGACATTTTAAGGCTCATAAAGCCCAAGCGGTATTGTTATAAAGACACCATCAGTCGTGGTTCAACGCCAGTATACGGATTTATAGCCCAAGAAGTTAGAGAGACATTACCTCACGCAACACTTTTACAGAATGACTTTATACCTAACATTTACGAGCTGTCTAATGTAAGTCAATCAAACGTGATTACATTTACAAACTTCACCACAACACAACTAAACAATCACACTTCGAAAATCAAACTCATGGAAGCGGACGGTGGCGAAACATACACCAACATAGTGGAGGTTATAGACGACCACACTATACGAGTGGACGAAGACCTCACAGAGAAGATGGCATCTGTGGATGAGACTGGGGAGGTGGTGAGTGGAAACCGGATATTCGTCTACGGAGAGGAGGTGGACGACTTTGTGTTCCTCAAAAAAGAAATTTTTATACCGATTTGTGTAAGTTCAATACAAGAATTAGACAGACGACTTGAAGCTGATAAGACACGTATAGTAGAACTAGAAACTCAACTCCAATCAGAAAAATCCAAACTTGCCACGGTGGAATTATTGGTGGCATCCCTTCTCTCTCGCGTAGGAGATCTCGAAAAGCGAATCGCTTAAAGATTTCCCGCCATCTAAAAGTACAATGTCCTGCATTGCTGCGCTCAATCCTATCGTCGCTGTGAACACGCCTTCTAAGATCAAGTCTAAGCCTAGGACGACTTCTTCGCGAGTTCCCCCTCTCAAGAAGGTAGAGCGCTCCAATGATTTCCTTTCCGTCGCCGAGCGTGTCAACGGCCGCGCGGCTATGATCGGATTTACAGCCGCCGTGATCGATGAAGTCATGACTGGTAATTCTATCAGCACGCAGTTTCACGATAACGTTGGACTCTCTGTCGCGGTCGCCGCCCTCGCCTTCCTCGGTACAGCAGCGAACCCTAAGGATGAGGGGTATGTCCAGGGTTTTTGGAAGCCCGAGACCGAACTCGTGAACGGTCGGCTCGCCATGATCGGTATCGTGTCACTTCTACTCACAGAGTCTCTTCATCCTCACGTCCCTCTATTCTGATACTTAAAAAAATAAAACCGTAGTATAATATAAAACATGTCCGGTGGAATCGCCCAGCTCGTTGCTATTGGAGCCCAGGATGCGCACATTGTTGGCCGTCCCGAGGTTTCCTTTTTCCGTTCTACCTACAAGCGCCATACGAATTTTGCTCAGACCGTCGAGAAGCAGGTTATCCAGGGTAACCCCGTCGCGAACGGTATGTCGACCGTGCGTTTCGAGCGCAAGGGTGACCTTCTCGGCTATGTGTACATCACCAACCGTAACACCCCCAGTCTTCGCACCCCTGCGGGTTGGGAGGCTGAAATTGCCAAGGTCGAGCTGTTAGTGGGGGGTCAGGTTATTGATACCCACGATTCCAGCTTTTCTCAGCGTCTCGCCCCCCTTCTTCTCGGTCAGACGTACTCTAAGTCCCATAAGGCCCTGCAGAACGGCGCTGGCACTACTATGATTTACCCTTTACGGTTTTCTTTCTGTGAGAATGCGCAGTCTGCTCTTCCTTTAGTGGCCCTTCAATACCATGACGTTGAGATTAGAATTACCTGGGGTACCACGCTCGCCAGTGACGCGTACGAGGTCCACGCTCAATTCATCTACCTCGATACCGATGAGCGCACGGCTCTCGCCTCGACCCCTCAGAACATGCTCATCACTCAGACGCAAAAGGCTATTAAGTCTGATTCTGCCGTCCAGGAGCTTTCGTTCAACCATCCCATCAAGTTCCTTTGCTCGTACCGCACCGCGGCTGACGATTTCGTCGGCACAGCCCAAGCAAAGACCAAGCTTCAGATCAACGGTACGGATGTTGGGGATGCCAAGCTCGCGAACCCGCACTATACTTCCGGTTCTATCTACTATCACACACCGTTCGCCGATTTCGATGGTAGTCTCACGAAACATTTCCTTTACCCCTTCTGTCTTGACACTGCCAAGCTTCAGCCTACCGGTGAGCTTAACTTCTCCCGGGTTGACTCCGCTCGTCTCGTGACGGATAAGGGTACTTTCAAGTCTGACATTTACGCGGTCGGTTACAACATTCTGCGCATCGAACAGGGTATGGGTGGTTTAATGTACAGCAACTAAATTCCCACGTACTATTAAATGTGGGTGTTCCTTCTTCTAGTAATATTCGTTTTTATGATCACCTACGATCCTAAATCCGGAACACTTAATAAATATATTCCCGTCGAAAATGCACCGTGCAAGGATGCACACTATCAGGAGATTCAATTTGCACAACATGGATACCCGTGTCCAGAAGGCCAACAATCTAAAATGGGTGCCATTATATCTACTTAAAAACAAAAAACATTCTTAAATCACATATGTTCGGCCTTGATCGCGATACGGCGATTATTACCGCTGTAGTTATCTGCGTTGTTGCATCTGCTTATCTCTACAGGGAGCTCAAGAAGTCTCAAGAAGAGATTGATCAGGTTAAGAGCTTTATCGAGCGTGAAGTTGAAGAGTCACAGGCGTACATGAACGCCGCGGCGGCGGCTCAGATGATGGCTCCTCCCACGAACCAGCCTACCGCCAAGAAGATCGAGGTCATCGATGAGGAGGAACCAGTTAATGTACCCGAGAAACGTACTACGCGTTCGAGTGAGAAGAATCAGGCTCAATAATCTTATCAGGGGATTATAGAGGCTAATGTGCAATGAAAAAACATAAAGCTATTGCTATTCCTGTCACGTTTGCTGGTGAAACCCCCCGGTTTCTAACGGTGAGAGACAAAAGATTCAAAGAGTGGATTTTTGTCACGGGTGGGTGCAGGCGGCGGGAAATATTTTGCCCTTTACGATGTGCGTTGAGAGAATTAGAAGAAGAGACAAGAGGGGTTGTTTCACTAAAAAATGGTGAATATACGAGTTTCTCATTTAACGTTAAAGAAGAGCCTAATATAGAACTGGAATACACTGTGTTCGTGTTTTTTGTAGACTATTCTAAAACGGAGCAACTTGAACTCGTTCGTCGATTTAATGAAGAGAAACATAAAATGCATACGAAAAAGATACACATGAAACGTACATATGATGAAAACGATTTTATGAGTTTTGACACTCTAGTAGAGTTTAACCAGCGTAGGCGTTGGGAACGAATAGTGACCAATGTGCTAGAAAATCCAGAGTTTTACGCATGCGTGACTTCACTTAATAGAAAAACCTTCTCTATAAAATAATGAAGTCGAAGAACTATATCCTTCAGCAAATCAAGGAAGTACTCATAGATAGAAAGGCGTACAGTGAAAGCCGGGCTGATAAGTACATTGAAGAAGTGAAGGAGAAAACAGTTTACGAACTTATGGTGTTAAAGAAAGAATTAAGCACGGAAGAAGAAGAGCTAAGGGATGTCTCTTGGCGGAGTTCCGTGTGGCGTGATGAAGAGTATTAAAAAGGTGAGTATATAATCAATTAAGTATGTTTAGATCCTGGTGTCAAAAACAAGGTTTCACCTTTAAACAAGGCTCCAATCTATCACATGTGCTCATGGACGGTGGTCGTCTATCTGTTCCTTTTGATAGATTGAAAGATTTTTACGAAAAGTACGTGGAGTGTATTCGTAATGGGGAAAAGTTGTACGTGGTCGAGCAGAAAACGGACACGTTTAACTTTTTTGTAGATTTGGATTACAAGGATACTGAACAGCTCTCATTCGAAAGACTTGAAGAATATGTTCGAACAATTTGTGATCGCGTCACTCATTATGGAGGCAAGGATGTACTCGTTTCAGTAGCTGAACCGAAACCATCCCGCGATAAAATTAAGCATGGAATCCATATGAACTGGCCCAACTTTGTCGTCGATCATGGTTCGGCTATGGCCCTGCATTCACATATCGTGTCATCACTGTCCTTGCTGTTTCCCGGAAAACCATGGGAAGATATCGTAGATACCGCCGTGTACGGTGGTGGAAGACGTAACGTGAAAGGAAGTGGATTTCGCATGCCTTGGTCGCATAAAAAGGCTAAACACGATGCGTGTGAAGGACGTGGATGTGCGTCATGTGAAAAAGGTAAAATAATCGAAGGAGAATACCGACCCATACTCATGTATTCATACGACACATCCTCTCTTTCACGTATTCACAACCAAAAACCAAGTGTCGAGATTATGGAAATGGCCACCCTTCGAACCGAGGTGACAATTCCCGTCATCGTACAGGGTTCGACGCGTACCGAAGGAGGGTTTACATTGCGCGAGACAAAGAACGTATTTTCAAACGAGAAGGTCGTTCAAGATATAGAAGCATTCATACAAAAGAACTTGGACGGCCAAGATATCGCGCAAATTACGAAAATGTACCATGATAAAAACGTCTACCTTTTGTCTACAAATTCGAAGTATTGTGAAAATCTTCAACGCTCACACGCATCAAATCATGTATGGTTTAGAATTGAAGGACATACTATCGCGCAAAGGTGTTTTTGTACATGTGAAACCATGCGTGGTAGAAGGTTTGGATTTTGCAGAGATTTTTATGGACGAAAGCATCGCTTACCCGACACAATTTTTAAGGAATTGTACAAAGATGGATACAAACCATCCATGTACGAGACACCGCAGATGGCATGTCAGCCCTGTCTAGAAGTGAAGAAAGATGACACGGTTAAGGGTGTGGGTATGTTACAGACTTTCATAAATAAAAACATGACGAGTACCCCTCTCGTGGTCAAAAGTGTTACTAAAAAATCTAAGTTTCAGCGTATAGTCTACACCGATTTAACGTGTGTGAAATGTAATTCTAAGTCTACACAGTTCAAAATCGTAAAGAATAGAATTGTACAGGTCTGTTCGTGTAACAATAGAGAATATATCGTTACGGATAATATATTATCAGCTTTAGCGTAATAAAGGCATTTAAAAGAATTTTGCGTGAGATGTATAAATGACAGACATTGAAGAGCAGCCTGTTTTAACCCGATCCGGTAGGATATCGAGGAAACCCCAGCGTTTAGAACCCACAGAAGACGTCTGTGACGACGACTTTTCCGACGATGAGTATGATACTGATTACAATTCAGAAGATGACGATTTATGTGAAACTGAAACTGATACAGAGGATGAATGTTCGGACAGCGAAGCCGATGAGAACGGAAATTTAAAGGGATTCGTTGTCGATGATGATGAGGAATCTGATGAGGAATATGAGGCTTAAAAAAATGGACATAATAATTACCATATGGAAACGGAATTAGGGAATCCCATAGAATATAACCCACAGCTTTTAGACGAGAAGCCGGTAGAAGAACCCGTTCAAGAACAACAGGAACAGCAGTATTACATGCAACCTCCTCCACAACATTTTATGTATTCACCTCCACAATTGTCGGGTGGACCTAAGGTTCCCGATTTTTTTAACTCACTAGATAAGGTTGCCTATATTGTTATATTCGTAGCCTTTATTCTAGGCTTCTTCATGGGGAAGACTATGCAGCCAGTTATCCTTCGCCCCGGGTGAAGCGGGTAAAAATTCTTTCACTGGCGTACGTTCGTCTTCTAAAAGTTTTTCCGATCTTCTAGTAATTGCTGGTCTAATTACACCATCAGTAACTACTTGAGAAGCCTCATACATTTCATCATCTAATATACTTATTCTCGTTAGCCTAAAATTTTTAGGATGACCGAAACTGACGTACCCAACCTCACGCGGTCCTGCATTTTTTTCATTTTCAGCCTGTTCCGCGAGGGCTTTTTCGACACGCTGTTTATAGTCTGTTGCCATCGTATTATTAAGAAGGTAGATTTTTTTTAATAATATGATCACATAATGTTTGTATTTTTTTGTACAATTACGCCTTAGAAGTAACCTCCTCCTCACCATCGTCCTTCGCCTCGGTAATCTCACCCTCGTCAGGTTCTTCGGCAATGCTGAGCTCAGCCTCGCGCTTCTTCCTACGCTCTTCAATCTCAGCCTTGACGATCTCGTCGGCCTTCTTCACAAGTTCTTCCATGGGAGCATCAGGCGTTTCGCTCTTGAGACGCTCGATGACCTCCGCGGGGTGACTAATCGGAGGCTCGTCCGGCTTGGTATAGAATCGAGAGTTCTCATCACCAGGTTTGTTGTACGTAGCAGCCTCAACCATATCACGCTTACGCTCGTTAAACATCTTAGCAGCCTGGGCCTGGTTCTCCTTATATCCAGACATCAACTCCTCTAGCTTTTCGTTCGTGTAATGCGCATCCTCGATCTTAGCAGGATCCGGGGGGATCAGTAGCCACTTATACATGTCCACGACGTAAATATCAAACGTGGCATCTTCCTTTTGAAGACGCTTCGCATGGGAAGCCGCCTCGTCACGGGTACTGAAAGCGCCTCGGATCTTGATTCCAAACTTATCATTCTTTTGCGGACACTCCGGTCCAACGACGCTAAGGCATGCGAAAAGCTGACCGGGAACAGTCGTATAATCCTGCTCAAGAGACATTATATGTTCTTATATTGCATAAAAACTTTAAGCCATTAAACTTAAGTCGGAGCGATATTTAAAGTTTTTATGCAATCATAAAGTATGGAGGAGTTGCGTCGATTACACAATAACGAAAAGCGGGTACTCATCGAGAGTGTCTGTAAACCGGGTATCAGTGTACTCGACGTCGGGTGTGGTTTTGGTGGAGATCTTCAAAAATGGTCCAAGATGAAAGTCAATATCAATATGTGTGAGCCCAATGCAGAGGCACTGGATGAAGCTAAGCGACGGGCTAAGAATATGAAGATGAGAGTTAACTTTTACCATGGAGACATCCGAGCATGTCCAAATCGCAAGTATGATGTGGTGTGCTACAATTTTGCGTTACACTATATTTTTGAAACACGTGATTTGTTCTTGTCAACTCTTCGAGAAATCAAACGTCGGGTAAAACCCGGGGGTAAATTCATTGGAATCATACCAGATTCAGAAAAAATCATTTTTAAGACTCCATATAAGGACGATATGGGTAATTTCTTTCAAATGAAGGGAACGAGTTACGGTGAATTTGGTGAAAAGTTATTTGTACACTTATGCGACACTCCGTATTATGCAGATGGTCCCAAGGCAGAGCCTGTGGCACATAAGGATATGCTCATTACACATCTCGAGAATATGGGTCTGATGATGACTACATGGGAGGGTTTAAAAGGAAATCCAATATCCGAATTGTACAGCAAATTTATATTTACGTATAGTAGAGATGATCATACCGGTACTGATCATTATTAACATATTGTTATGGTATACAACTCGTAAAGAACCTGTATTAGAAGAGGTGAAGGAGCGATATCGCACTCTCAGGGAACACCTGAAGACAACCAACGAACCAAAGTTTCGCGTGATACATGACGAGATTCCTATCGTCGCATACAAAGGGTCTCTCATGAGGGGAGTTGGGTACAACACGAACAAAGGTCAGGAGATAGGCTTATGTATCGATGGTGAAGTAAACCACGTGTTCCATGTCTTATTACATGAACTTGCACACTGTACCGTGGACGAATATTCTCATAGTGATAATTTTTGGGACAACTATGAAGAGCTTCGTAACGAGGCGATAACTATAGGAGTGTACGACAACATAGGAACGCTGACTCCATTTTGTGGTAAGCAGATTGTTGATAAATAATCTAGGTTAATATAAATGTCTGACACAGGCTTACGACAACCCGATTTCTTCCCAGGAATAGACCCCACCAGGTGGAGTCAAACGATAGGCGGTTCTCTGCTTTTGTGGATTTTAGTTATGGTTGGTATGTTTCTCACGCGCGCCGAATGGATGCCGTACGAGGGTAACATCGCCCTCGTGACGACGATTCTCCCATTCTTAGTGTACGTCTTAGCCAATAAGACGATCATCGTAAGTGGGAAAACGAGTCACGTCTTTTTAGCCCTTCTTTTCTCGGGTGGGATTGTCTATGGATTGACACAAGTGATAGGAGATCTTAAGGATATTTTCAAGAATTACGGGAAAAAGGATGCTAAGAAAGCATGGCCTGCACTTCTTACGATATGCTTATCATGGATTCTTATGATCGGACTTATCTCGCGATTAGGATTGATTGATTTCAGTCTTCCGTACGAGACGATTTAGAAATATTTACGAGTGATGTAGAACACGACACCAGCAACCGCGCCGGTAGACGCTAAGCCTACGAGACTACGATTACCCTGAGCATTTAAAAACCTGGGAACCGTATTCGCGAGCTTTTCTTGAATAGGTTTGCTTACAGCAGCAGCCGTGGCGAAGACAACGATGAGAGTGTGTAATTGATCATCAGTGAGGTCAAAAGGATTCTTCTTCTTGGTCGGATCCTCGGTCTTTTGGGCGGCAGCCTGAACCTGGGGCATCATGGCATTCGCTTGCGCCACTTGAACCGCACGAGGGTCAACCGCCATGAGAGGGGGTTCGAGAGAAGTGCCTTCTTGGGGACCACCTAAAACATCGCTGATAGGAGTAGAGTCCATGTCGTCTTTATAATCGTGTATATTTTTTTCTTGGTTGATTTCTGGCGCGTACGTGTTAGATTGAGCTTCCGGTACGAATGCGTTAGATCGATTATCCATGTCTATAGGAACCATGCCATCAGAACTTTCTGATAAATTCATCGTATAAATATCGGTTGACATGTATAACTATATTAAAGTTTTTAAGAATCGCTTTTTTTATGCACGTACTGGTGCATAAAAAAAGAGATATCCAGTACGGGACTCGAACCCGTGACATCGGCGTTGCTTCTATGACAGTGAAGTCATTTTATATACGTTGTTGTATAAGCACCGCGCTCTAACCAACTGAGCTAACTGGATTCTATATTAATCTAGCGTGTTGTCTTTAAGTGTATAAAGATATGAAGACCAATATAACAAATGGCAGACAACGAGAAATCGTCCGAAGAGTATTACGAGGATATCATAGATCGCCATCTCCGAAATGAGAGAAACGTAGCAGTATCACTCCGAGAAGATATACATAAAATGGTTAATGACATTTACACGTCTCTTGGTTCAGGTCACAGTGAACGTGTGTACCATAATGCAATGGAAGTGGGTCTTCGAGAGTTGAACATCCCGTACGAGTCTGAGAGACATGTACCCATTTATTACAAGAATCACGTAGTGGGAATGGCGCGTGCTGATATTATCGTGCGAAGAACTACCATTCTCGAACTCAAAACGGTTAAAAGTCTCAACGATGTCATGATCGCACAAGCTAAAAAGTACCTCACACAACTCGACTTAACATCTGCGTACCTGATTAATTTCCCGCCCGGTGAAGGGTTACAACCGCAAATCGCGGAAGTTACACTGTCGGAATAAATTCCCATTGAAGATCCCGGCAGATTGCTTTCCAAATGACGTCTTGTTGGTGGAGCTTTTCCTTGGATTTAAGAAGAGGGAAGTATTGAAGGTAAGAATCTTCAGATAGCAACTCACAAAATTTAAAAAGTACGTACGAATAACTCAAAAAGTTCTTTCGGTCGGATGGACAGTTGTCATCAAACGGTTTCTGAATATCTCGAAACATCATTCGTAACTGTTCTTCGAGTTGTTGGGGCATTTTGGGTGGTGAGATACCACTCAAAATATTAGTAATAAACGGCACGTGCTCGTAAAACTTGTTCAGTTTAAGTTTCTTGAGTAGCGAACGAACCTTTGCGTGTGTAATCTCAGTTACGGATTTAATCTTGATCTTCTTAAATTCATTCCTTAACTGTTCGATAACTTCCGGTGGAATTGTAGTCATTTCTTGTGCCTGGAACTGTGAGAGCCATTCGTTAAAATGGTTATCCCGTTTGTAAGAATAATTGATAACCTTGGCTGATGTCTCTTGTTCTTCCTTGTACGTGAGCTCTTCGCTTATCAACACATCCAGTACTACACCACATGAATCACATACCATCTCGCTCGTGTCACTGAAATGAAACACGTTGCTATCCGGGCATCGTGGACACCGATCTATGAGCTTGCGTTCTATGGGTCGATCTATATTCTTTCTTTCAACGTTCACTAGATATTCGACGTAGATATCTTTCTTCTGTTTACCTGCAGTCTCTTTACAGTTGAAAATATTATCGGTGGTCACTTCCCCCTCTGTGTCGTCTACATATTGTCGTACATAGGGTATGCACCGAGCTATATAATCCGATAACTCCTGTTCGTATTCACGTTTATTAATCGGGTCACTTTTTATTTTGCTCGTCAGTTCTTCTACTCGATTATTATACCTGCTTAAAAAATTGCCCTCCATTAACGTTAATGAAAGTACTGCACAAGTTTTTAATTAACGTAATCTATGGGATAAAAAAGGTGATGCATTTTATTTTCGCTAAACGTGATTACACAATCGATGATATCTATATCGAGTATTTTGTCGATCATTCTAAAGATTTTTCTGCCGAGACAACGGAGCACCCCCTTTGGATAAGCCAAAGTTACGAAATTGAACCTGATACGAAATCGTACGTGATCGACGAAAAGGATCTTGAACATGCCGGTATTTCTATCGGCGACCCCATTCCCACACCACCTGAAGCGGTGACAAGAATTCTGGTCAGAATCAGCTATTGGTACGAAAATCGTATGTATAAATTTTTGACCTACAACAATAATTATTCATGGCCTCCTAAAAAATCGACTGCCATGTCTTTCCATATTCCTCTCACAAGCGCACAATTACTGGACTGTGATGACAAGCCAGTAAAGGACGTTCTCGACAAAATTCGGCGGTACGCGGGTCCAAATTCGGACTTTTATGGTGAAAAGGTGATGATTAAGGATATGCTATTTTATAGCGAAGACAGACTGAAAAATGAACTTCCTCGTATTAAGTTGAAGAACTGTTTCGGAATGATGAAAACAGTTGACACGTCGACGGGTCTTATGTCTGATCTTCGTTTACCTTAGTCGCGAGGTAGAACTTCAAGTCACCCAGGTTCGCTACGTTGTATCGCAGAATCAAGAACCGATTCTGCTCTTCTTGCATGATTTGCACAGTCGAACACATACTCGTAGCCTTTGTAAAAATATTCATGTATTTAAGTGAGTACGTACCAGACATCATGGGACATTCTTCCACACACTGAATTTCCGTTTCCTGGTTAGCAAAATCTCCCTTGCATACGAGTCGTAATGCGTTTCCGCCTCGGTGGATTTCCAATTCGTCTCCTATGTTAGACATATCTCTGCAGATTCTTTGGAAGTCGATAGAAGGTATGGGTGTGTTCACCATCATATGCATCTCTGGTACTTCAATCTGGTTTTCATTGATGTCCAAAAGTTTTAGTTCAAACTTCGTGGATGTCTTCTTCTGTTCACTGTGAATCTCGATGTTCATATGTTCCTTCGACTGAACGGATATTATCAAAATATCGTTGACTGTGATTGTTTTAAGAAGCTTGTGCATGTTTGTCATGTTAACACCGCAGTCTATCTCTTCCTTGCACTCGTACTCTTCGAAGTTCTCGGCTGGGAGATGCATGTCTATAAGCGAAGTTCGAGCCGTATCGAGAGTGACGATGTACATTCCATCGGGCTTAAAATAGATGTTCACGTCGTTAAGTATATCCTTTAAGACTTCAAATGTAGACTTTATGGCTGCAGCTTGGACAGTCACAAGTTTCATACTATTTTGACCACAACTCAATTCTTTATATCCGTATAAGCGACGTCTTCGACCTTACGATTAATCTTTGCTTCTAATTCTGCTGTCATAGGTGGCTGTAACGATCTCCCGTAATTTTCTATCGTAAACATTTCATCAGTTCCTTCACCGTCGAGAGTTGTCGTATTCGGACCACCCCCGAACCCACACGTCTCGAGTTCGCGTACTGGTAAAAGAGACTCCAACCAATTTTGAATCTCCTTACCGACTAAAATTTTTCCATGCTTTGTCAACATCGTAGGAACCCTGGTAATTTTTGATCTGTACTGTGGAGGAATCCCCAATTCTGACACGTTGTGATAATGCACAATCTGTTTCAATTGGTTATGACTGTTAATAAACGTGATCACATCCATACTATGTTTACACTTCGGACTGAACACCAAAAGTGACATCTAAAATATCGAGTCAAAAAAAATCAGAAAATTACACACGATTTTTTTAAAGGTCTATATTAAATGATAAACATCCTGTTATTCATACTGGTCATTTTGTTACTGATGTCCAGGGAAGAAAAGTACTCAGTGGCTTCAAATGAGAGTGGGGTTATCGCATTGAACGATCCATTACCAAATATGGCGGAATATATGTCCACGAAACCCATCGTGAACCATGACATAATGGAGTCCCTGGTGCTCACGACGAGTAAATACATCAAGGAAAAGACCGGTATAAACAACTATATCATAGAGACGAGTGGATTGAAGCAATTCGTACACAAGCATAAAAATCACGGTATGTATAGATGTATGTTTATGGTATTGAAGCGCGGGGGCTTTCCTTATGGTTTCATGGTCTCCGTCGATATTCTCGTCACAAACGCTAGCACGATAGGTAAAGCGGGTAAACCAAACGTGAGAGTCATAAGTGCTCGATCCCAGCCGATGGATGTCAACCCCCCTGCGAATAGAACGCCATTTGAGAGTGGTATCGAAGGACATGAATATATTCCGTTTGTTGAAATCGTTAAAGGTGAGGAAGAAATGCTAAATTTAAGTCCGGGTAATATTAATGATAAGCGTAGAGGAGATCTCGCGAATAACCAACAATAGAAATCGTATGAAGAAAGAAACGTATGTGGAATTGTATAAACAAATTTCCCGTAAGATACGAAGAGCAGTTGAGGCTCAAAAGAAGCGGGTAAACTTCGAAGTACCCGCATTTCTAGTGGGATATCCCGTGTACGATCGTCTAAAGGCGACGTCTTATCTCAAACGACAGCTTGAACTCGGCGGTTTCATAGTGCACATAACGGGTAATTTCGGACTTTCCATAACGTGGAAAGTTAAAAAGGACAGGGTGAGTTCTGGACCCATGGATCATATAGAAGATTTCCCTACCCTAGTAAATCTTAAGAAAGTGGCAAATAGGTACAGGAGAGATGCGCAGTAATGCTAATAAAAAAAGACCAGTCTATCATAAATGGATAATTTGAACATTTTAGTCGAGGCTAAGCGCGAATATATGGAACAACTGTGCATTCTCATTTGCCCGGTCATGATTGAAGTTTTTGAAGATATGTATTCAGAGGCTCAGAAACTGTCCAAGGGTCGAAAGGTTTTAATAATGTTCCAAAACCTACTGAAAGACATTCCCGAATGGAATGAGACTATGGCTCGCCAGCACACGGAGAATATCGCCGCGCGTTGTGCGTGGTTTAGAGATTTAGTCGCCGCGGTGTTTGTCAGCTCTGTAAAGATTCTCTCTGCCGTTCGATTGAGCTCCGATTCTAAGAAGATGTCCGTCAAACTTCCTACTAACGAGGTTTTCATTCATACATGTTACAAGAACGCGGCTAAAGATCTTTATCGCGATCCTTACATTTTCACTGATAGCCAGTCAGAGCACGCGCGTAACGATAAGTTGTATGAGCGATTTACTACGTGTGTAGAGACGACTGTGAAGGAGTTGATCCCTGTTCAGCAAATTTTACAGACGTACATGGCTTCTAACGGTGAGGACATGCTCGACCCCCAAGATGCGGATATGGTCGAGGATAACATCCAAGAGTACGACGAAGAAAGCCCGGGTGAAATGGGTGGCGGGTTTGGAGCGCCCGAGGGGCCCGAGGGGGCCGAGGGGGCCGAGGGAATGGAAGGAGCTGAGGGAATGGAAGGAGCTGAGGGAATGGAAGGGGAGGGGATGGAACATCCCATGGGCGGAGTTGAAGATGGAATGGGAGAACCATGTGAAGAGTATCAGGAACCGATGGAAGAGTATCAGGCCCCGCAAGAACCGGCGCCCAATCCGTTTGAAAATGAGTTTAGAACCGTGAGCACCCGTCCCCAGCAGCCCCAGCGTTCAGATGGTGACCTATTCGCCGATGCCGCAGATGCCAGGAGTAAAAAACTCCGCTATTAAATATGGACGAATACTTCCGTGATCCAGCTTCTGCGGCCATGATTGCTGCCGCACTCACCGCTTTATACATTCACGGCAAAGCTCGATTGAATGACGAGGGCACTCTTTCTACGAGTGCGTATGCCAAACCGGCTGCATTAGTAGCCATTTTAGTCTATTTTATCGTGTCTAATGGTTTAGGTAAGCGTGAAACCATTTCTACCGACCCTTTTTGAGTAACTTAAAGATTAATCGCAACATATGTTATATATGACTTCCGTTACAGCGTTTAACGACATGATGGGCCAGTTTCTCATGGAGCTGCATAAGACCTTCCCAGAGGAGAAGGGTCTTAAGAAGTACATCGCCGCTTTTGAACTCATGAGATCTACTAACGGCAAGATTATTGTCGACGGTTTCATGGAAAACGTCACCCCTCATGTGGATAAGATCAACTCTAAGGACGAATCGTTCTTCCTCGAACATGCAGAGAATATTGAATTTCTCAAGGATATCAACCTTAAGGGATGCTGGCCCAAGGCCTCTCCCGGTACTAAGGATGCAATTTGGCAGTATCTTCAAACGCTATACATGCTTGGCACTACCATCACCGCCATTCCAGCTGACACACTTAGCATGATTGAGACGGTCGCCAAGCAATGTGCGGATAAGCTTTCTAACGAAGATGGCGAACTCGAGATTGATGAGAATAAGCTTATGCAGTCCATGCAGGGGCTGCTCAGTGGTATGATGAAAAAATAAACTACGCATAATATAAATGGTCTCATTGTTTGAAGATCCAAAGCAAGTCGTCAGGTCCGATAAGGTCACCGAATTTTGGCCCACCAGTCAACAGACGACAGCCGAACGGATCAATGCTACAGCTCGATTTGTCATCTACGCGACATGTATTCTGTATCTCATCAGACGGGACATCCGTATTTTCATATTAGGGGCTACAGTCTTATCGGTTCTTTATGTAATGGAAAAGTCTAAAATGATCAAGGGAAAGAAGGTGATGAAGGAGGCGTACGTTCCGGAGTGTCAGCTTCCCACGGTTGATAATCCCATGGCGAACGTCTTGATGAGTGATTTTGATGGTCGACCGGATCGCCCTTCAGCTTGTAGGTACGATACGGTGCGTGATGAAGTGAACGACATGTTGTCAGGACGCATCCCATATGGTCCGCAGAAGTCTCGCTCCCCGATGCCTGATGCTCAGAGAAACGCCTTTTCTAGGCAGTTTGTTTCGGGTCCCGTGACGACTATTCCGGGTGATCAGACCGCTTTCGCTGAGTGGTTATATGGTGAGAAGGGTGCTCCGATCTGCAAGTCGGACCCGACCCTGTGTAGTCCTAATGCACGGGGTGTGCAGTTAGAGGCGTTTGGTGGATTGGCGTCTAATGACGATAAGAGAGGTGGTATGTTTGGTGGGGGTAACGGCCCAGCAGCTTAGATAGATAATATTCTCATGTAATAGTAAATGGCGTATCAGCTTCAGCCAGGACTGAAAATTGTTGAAAACCCTGCTCGCCCGTCCGCGTGTGCCACGGACGAGGTGTTCGTGTACCCCCAGCCCAGTACCCTTAACTATGGTTCTAGCCGACCTAACACCATGTTATACGGTACCGCACCCTTCATGGCGGGTAAAGGTGCTCCCGCTGAATTTATCGAGACGAGTGATCTCCTCCGTCCTCAATCCACATCTAGATTTAACAAGATCGTCACTCAGACGTACGAACAGAACCTGTTCCCTCTCCAAGATATGAAGTGCAAGCTTCCCCTCAAGACGATGCAATATGTACCCGCCAGTACCACAGCCGAAACTCAGAATATGCAGTTCATGAAGCGTTATCCTGGTCAATAAAAATCTCTCTTAAAATTAAGAATGGCTGATCCACTTTCGTTAGTAGCTATCGCTGGATTAGCTTATGCAGGAAAAGTTTTAAGTGAAAAGAAAAAGACTGAAGAGTATAACATCACCGTTCAACAGGCGCCCGTTCCGGTTATTCAGGAAGAGATGCCTAATGTCATGTCTCCCAAGCCTGTCAGTTTATCGAATTTACCCGACCCCAAGGTTGAGATAAATAATTTTTCGGACATCGCACCACAGGGGCGGTCAAGTGGTAATGAAGTATTAGAGATGCGGGATCGTATGTTCGATGGTGGTCGTATGAATAACCTTTCTCCCATCGAGAAGCAATACGTAGGGCCGGGTATCGCTGTCGGTCCCGATGTCCCGGCGGCGGGTGGTTTCCATCAGATCGTGCGTGTGAATCCAGAGAACGTGGGTGAGTATAGACTTACCACTTTACCCGGTAGGAGTGGCCCCGCTCATGATATCTTCGGTGGTCGTCGTGGTAAGATGGGTGAGCTGGCGAATAACCGCCCCGAAAAGACTGCGTATCTTCCCGAACGCCGGCCGGTCGCGGGTGCCAAGTCACAGGGCTTCGGTGGTCATATTCCTAGGGGTGAGCACGTGAATGGTAAGCGTGTCACTAACCGTTCTATGACTGGTTCTCGTGACGATGGTCTCGGCTTTAATGGTGCTAAGCGCACGGTGTCGGCTCTTCAACATGTGGCGGATCCTACACGTAATAAGAAGGATGGTAATACTGAACAATACGTGTACAACAACCAGGTTGCTCCGGGTATAAGTACGTTCGCGCATGGTCACATCATGGCCCCCGCTTCTCAGCTCAGGGAATCTCAAGCCAGGTCTCCTCAGCGCCCGTACACTTCCGAGGAGCTATTCGCTTATGGTTTCCGTCCCGATGACCGCCGTGGTAAGGCGAACAGACCTGGTAACGCTGGTAGGATGAACGTTCGTGCTGGACCTCTTAATCAGGCTGGTATGCCTACCGCCATGCGATTCGACACCACGCGCATTGATGGTCGCACGGGTCCTATGAACGGTGGCTGGACACAACAATACGATAACAACAAATATTACAACTTCAACCATTACAAGGGTAATGCTAACCCATACGCCTCGGATTATAGCCTTGGTGTGGCCAAGCAGCAGCTTCAGAACAACCCCATCGCTCAACAGATTTTGTAAACACTTTCATATTTGCATAACACACACTGATTAAAATATATCCCCTTATTTTAATGAGCGTACACACGTTAGACATAGATAGTGGAGAACGCGATCCGATAGTGTATCCCAATCCAGGAGATTATGTCGTCGAATTGAAGAATCCAATTTACAACGTCTCTAAGATATCTCTGGTATCGGCTCGTATTCATGCAAGTCAATTTTTAATCAATGATCGTAACAAAACGTTTGATTTTGTTGTTCATGACACGCCAGACACGGTTGTAACAGTAACACTCACTCCTGGAAATTACAGTGGTAAGTCTCTAGCGTCAGAATTACAAACTAAAGTCAACGCGGCGTTAGGTGGTGCCTATGTAAGTTCTCCTATAGACTTTTCATATGATAAGGATAAAAACGAACTCGTCATAACATCTTTATCATCGGCTGCACCTGCTGGGAGCGAATTTTCGTTCAAGTTTTATGATGGTACAAATGGATATCATTCTTCGGTGGCAACGGAAGGATATACAACTCCACACGATATATTTGGCTTACCCGCGAGTAACATAAGATCAAACACGACAGTTCCTCCAGAGGCACAGGGACTTTTAATAACGGGAAGTATAAACCTTCAGGGTCCAGATGCGCTTATTTTGAAGATAAGTAATGGTGCGGAAGAATTGAACAAAACGGTATATTCCGATACACCTTTTTATACTGGTAGAATCCTGATGTGTGGTGACGTCATTAACTATTCTGGTATAGATGACGCCGTAGAGCATAACTTCGAATCGGGTTCACAAAATATATCAAAATTACGTATTCAGTTTTTTTACAGTAGTAATAACCGCCTTATTCCTTATGATTTCAGAAACGCGAATCACGTGTTAAAATTATCTATAAACGGTACGACTGATAAATTATCGAGGGTTCCTATGGTAAAGAAGGGTACCGAGTTACAAAACGAAGAGCGCACTGAAGAGTATCGTCTTCCGCCAACTATTCAAGGCAAGGTTGATGACCTGAATAAATGGAATGCGTTTATCTATATATTTTTAATAGTACTTACCGGATGTTTCTTTATGGTATTTACTAAACCACGGAGACTTAGCGAGTAACCGCGTAGACGGGAGCGCCGGGCTTCCTGACGCGAGAAGACACGCGAGAGATGATCATGTAGACGATCACGGAAAGGAGGGTGGTGAAGAGAGCGGTGAGAGCATAGTTCATGCCACCGTTCTTCTGAACCTTAACGACCTGGTGAATGGACCAACGGACGACATCCATCCAAGAGAGAGCCGCGGCGAAGGAGAAGCCGGCCACCACAGAGTTGAGGGACTGAGCCTCGAGCTCACGGGAGATCGCGAGGACGGTATCGACAGCGATATCGGAAGACATTTATTGTATGCTTAGATTTTATTCTGGTAGCAACTCTTCGACGAACAAAATTTTTTTATAGGTGTCCTTATTGTATCCCCTGATATTACCCTTCCTGGGTGCTTCAGACTCCAAATCGGAGTCTGAATCCGACCCAGATTCTGAGGACTCGTCGACTGCTTTAAAACTTTTGTAATTAGAAGTCGTCCATCCCTGGAGAGGCGATGTGTCCATTACTATCGATTGCATTTTTTATCATTTCTTCTGACGGATTGGTCGGTTTCCAACCCTCCCATGCGTTATATGCTTCGTTGATTTTCATATACAGTTCTTCTGATCCTGAATATGGGACGAAGGGTGCCTCTTCACTTTCGTCGACTGTCTCTATCTCTTCCTCGTCATCCGATTCTTCGTCCTCGTAAATTTCGGGAAAGTGTGATCCGATTTGTTGGCCCACTGTATGCATCGCACAATATTTCAAACAGTATTCCATATCCTTCGCTAAAATCGTGTTTCGGCCACATGCTTTAGCGTATTGTCCTGATAAAACGACCGCATGTTCCATCACTGGCTGCATTATATTAATTGCCGATTCCACCATTTGGGAAGATAACTTTTCCGCTGCCTCCATTGATTCGGAGTATATTATTAGCAAGTGCATAAACTCTAAGCTCTCTTTTATAAGTTGTTTCACTATTGAGTTTCAGTTGAATGATCTGTTCTTTAATGGCACTGAAATTGCGTTGACCTGTCGGATACCACTTCTCGGGTTCTAATGCGAAACTATATGAGTAAAATCTTCTGAACAGCTGTGTCCTGGAATGATGAATACCACTTTGCACGGCCCTGAGGTGTACGACATTCCCTGTTACTTCATCGAGAATAGTTTCGTTATCTAAGATCATCTCCAAACTGACGAGATGTTCATAGTTTAAATATTTAATATATACTTGGTAAGTAAAATCGTAATCGAACGGACTGAAAAAACTATTCGTCGGTAGGGGAATGTTTGCGATCACAAAGTACAACTCTTTCACCGGATTCATGAAGTTCATTTTAAACCTATAGTCATCTGTACCCCCGGAACTAGATATAGGAATTTCAAACGTATCCTGTTGAATTTGAGTGATGATATAGTCGCGATTACTCTTTTTGATCGCCTGACGTTCCGGTTCGTTAAGTTGGACCATCTCCGTATGTAAAGTCATGGACTCGATACCAAAACGAGACGTGTCACCAATTCCCACATTATTTATATTTATCCGACCTCCCATTCCTGGGTGATTACCGCAATAGTAATACAACTTATTCGGTGTATCATTGTTTACGGTAAACGTTATAGTATAAACGTTCAGGATGTCCGTGGATGTCTGATTATCCGTGTAGTCTAAATATGGAACAGGAAATGCATGAATACCATCTTCACCCCGGGAAAGTTTAAATGGGTGCTGGTTAAGTTGAATGGTAGAGTCAATTTGAAATGTATACGTGTTACCGTACTGTAATTCAAGCGTCGGTTGTTGTTCTCCGTTTATAAAAAATTTGTTACCACCTGAGGTAGCTTGTACAGTCACGACAAAGTTGGTATTATTAGGTGAAGATTGTGTAAGTAAATTAGATAAATTGTGAATACATTTGCCAATATCACTGAGCTGAATTTCTATTTCACACTCCTGTTTTGTTAGGGCGCATAGCGGAATCGCAAGTTCTGGATTGTTGTGAAAATAAAACGGTATATCCACTATGTAACTCGCCGATGTAGTCGCGAGTGGTAAGTATTCATCAATAGACGCGTGACGTACCGGGAGTCCAGAAGATTCGTCGGGACATTTACCGATCAGTTTAGACAGATTATTCTGTTTTGTCTGTGTGATGTAATGTTCACTGTAAATCTGTAACCAATCTCTCGGAATTCTCTGAACGAGCTGTCCACCTATAGTGAGATCTATATGTTGAAAAATTGCATGTCCGATGGATTCTACGTATCGGAAGTACGCGCCGTTATTTTCTAAAGGTGGTAACGTAAAATGTACTCGAACCGCCTTTATCAGGTCACCAGAGTTCACTGGTATCGTACATTTAACGATACCTCCATATTCTAGTTGACCATGTAGATCATGAGTCAAGTCATACGTTGAAAAGTTAGTATGCCTCTTGAACTGTTTTATGAAATGCGTGTATTCAGGATTCTCTGTGAAATAAGCATCCTGAGTACCCGTAGTGGCAAGTTGTACCCGTCCTGCCATTTCTACTATAACCCGTTAAAATTTTAAACCCGCTAATCCTCCCTCGACGTGTAAGACGTTATAATTTAAAGCGTAAATCGAAAAGTTTATGTTTCGTGTAGTCGAAACTTCATCGAGTTCCACATCTAGTTTCTTGTGGATGATACGACTCATGTTTAATTGACCTGTCGGGTAATATAGTTCCGGTTTCATCGCGAAGGAATATATGTAAAATTCATACCCCGGGTCTGGACAACCGGTATGGTGTATCAATGACTGTTCGTATGCAAGGTATTTACCCGTGTGATCAAACATCGTCTTTCCATTGCACTCGAATTTGATATTTTTCACGAATCTATAATCCGACCTTTTTCCCATGACATGACCAGAAAATTCTTGATCGGGAGATGTCGTATCCAGTAGATGGTCTTCGGGGATTGTAATGTCTTCGTCCATTCTGTACACCCGGACGTGTCCAGCAAGGCTACCACCGTCTGCGTTGTTTGGCGCCCCGATAGCCAATCTTAATCCGTCAGAAGATAATGAGACAGAATTTCCAGAATAATCATTTGGAGCTTCGCCGTCTATATCAGAACCTATTTGATTCCACGAAGTGGTTCCGAACGACGTTTGCGAATCAAATACCCGTGTATGTCCGCGATTACTGTTATTAAATATCGCTCCAGCGGCGAGTCTTGTTCCATCTGAGTTCAACGAAACGGAGTATCCAAAATTATCAGCCGAAGATTCGCTATCAATATCAGAACCAACTTGAGTCCAGTCAGAAGAATACTCAAAAACTCGAACGTGACCAGAATTTGCGGTATTTCCAATCCCTCCAGCAGCAAACCGCGTTCCATCTGAACTTAATGAGACAGAGAACCCGAACCTATCAGTACTACCTTCACCATTTATAATAGAACCCAGTTGACCCCATGCATTCCCCGAAAATTCATAAACCCTGACATATCCACTTGTATTATGTGCAGCTGCTCCAACGGCGAGTCTTGTTCCATCTGAAGATAACGAAACGGATGTTCCATATTCATCACCTGTAGCGTCACCAACCATAGTAGAACCAACCTGCGTCCATGAAGTTCCGGACCAGTTGTACACTTTGACATATCCAGTATTGGAACCCGTCTGTAGAGCCCCAAAAGCGAGTTTCGTTCCGTCCGAATTTAACGAAACGGAAGTTCCAAGTCGTTCATTGTTTACTGAACCACTAAACGTCGACCCCATTTGTACCCACGTAGACCCACTTAATTCGTATACTGAAACCTGACCAGAACTAGAAGGTATTGGGTCGGCAAAGGGAGCTCCAATAGCGACTCTCGCTCCATCCGAAGATAAAGACACAGCGCGTCCGAAATTATCTCCATTGACGAGACCGACTATATCTGAACCAACTTGTGTCCAAGATGTCCCATCCCAATCAAACACTCGAACTATACCCTGACTACTCGAACCACCTGATCTTATTCCCACGGCGAGTCTCGACCCATCGGAGGACAATGATACACTCTGACCAGCATTACCGAATGAAGTTGTACCATCAATATCAGTACCCAATTGAGAAAATTCGTCGGGGATGATAGTCGTGGATCTAGTAGCATTTGGTCCAGTCTCTTCTTTCGCTAAGAATAATAATTCTTTCACGGGGTTTGTAAACTTTAACAACGCAGATTTCTTAGATTCGTTAGGCTTAAATTGCATGGTCGATAACTGCTGCTGCGTTATGATATACTCCATGGGTCGCGTGAGTAAAAAGTTAATCTCGTCTCGAGTGATAAAGTAAAAGTCCGCGATGACAGACGCCTCGACGATGGACCCTGTATTCGTCTTTGTACGTACCATATTTCCGTTCACTTCTTCATATTTAAACGTCACATCATCATCCGTATTTTTAAATTTTACATGTATCTCGATTAATTGTCGAGTAATAGCGCATATGGGTATAGCCAGGCTAGGGTTTCTAAAAAAGTAAAACGGTAAGTTTAGATAAAACGTTTTCGGTCCACTTCCTCCAGCTCCGCTAAGAATCTGTATCTGGTTATTGTGTCCGTTCATATAATAAAGAGTCGTATTCGCATCATCTTTGTTACTGTGAAGTTGGTTGTACATGTCTATATAGTCACCTGTGAGTCGTTGAATAGTTTGACCACCTATCACTAGGTCGACGTACTGTATCACACTCGTAGACGGTGAAGCGTTATACAAGTCTCCGGGTAATACACTCGGTTCTGGTAAAGTCCCCAGGGTAAGTTTAAGTATCACGCTTCGAAGTAAATCCCCTACGTTATTCGGGATACGAGCTATAGCATTTCCACCTAATGAAATATTTCCAGTAAGAGGAATATCGACTGCTTCTGTAGAAAATCGGGTGTGTCGTTTATAGATGGACGAAAAGTATGAAATTTTTGGTTCTCCGGTAAGCCATTGATCCTGAATACCAGTGACAGCAAGACGTAAACGTCCGGCCATTCTTAATACATGTGAGTAAAATTTTATCAAATAAAAGAGTGCGATATTATAGATGGATTTACGTTTGAGAAAATTCAACCCGGCCAAAATGGCTGACGACAAGGTATGCGTGTTCATAGGAAAACGTAACACAGGTAAATCGACTCTTGTGACTGATATTCTGTGGTACAAGAAACATTTACCAGCGGGTATTGTTTTATCGGCTACTGAAGAAGGTAACCACTATTATCAGCAGTATATACCCGACCTGTTCATATACGGTGACTATGATAGAGAGGCGATCGAGCGTGTGATGGATCGTCAAAGAAAACTCGTAGGTGCCGGTAAGACAAATTGTGGAGCCTTTCTCCTATTGGATGATTGTATGTACGATAATAAATTTATGCGCGACACGTGTATTCGTCAATGTTTTATGAACGGGCGGCACTGGAAGATATTCTTTATGCTGACCATGCAGTACTGTATGGACCTGCCTCCCGCACTTCGTGCAAACGTTGATTATGTTTTTGTCTTACGAGAGAATATCATTCAGAACCGAGAGAAGCTTTATAAGTCATTTTTTGGTATCTTCCCGTCGTTTGACATGTTCAATAAGGTTATGGATGCATGCACCGAGAATTACGAGTGCATTGTGTTAGACAATACCAGCAAGAGTAACCGCATCGAGGATTGTGTATTTTGGTACAAGGCTAAGCTTCATAAGAACTTCAAGGTTGGAGCACCGGAATATTGGCACGCGCATAAGAAGATGTTTAACCCCAAAAAAAGTACAGTGAACAGGATTGATCCCAAAGTTGCCAAAAAAACGGCTCTTAAGATTACCAAGACGAGATAATTTTATGTATGTACAGTAAGATGCCCACGCCTCAATCACCAGGTACATCCATGAACATAAATCAGGGAAACAGAAATCTCGATAACCACGTTTTCCACAGGAATGTTATGAACATAAATTCCGTTGGCGCGGGTATGTTGGGTAAGCGAAGGCGGGTTCCATCAAACTATACACCTGTTTCTAATAGCTCCAAACGAAAGGATTTGGAGATGGTAGCGAAAGTTGTTCGCGTGTCGAATATGAGAGCGACCATACAACTTCCCAAGCGTGTCATAAAAGAGTTACGTGTGATAAACAATCTTTCCACAATTAAGAGATGGGAGTATGGAGGAAAAATAGATTTTGTATCTGATGGAAATATGGTTAAGTTCAACGTTCCGACGAGATTTACATCGCAACAAAGAACGCAAGTAAGCGGGCACATTGTAGGATTGGTCAGAAATTCATACATTTCGTATCATACACACCCGGGTATATCAACCGCCAGGGGTGATTCGCCATTGCCTTCGAGTACCCGGGAGGTATACGTCACACTTCCGAGTGGGGCAGATTTCGAAGCGTATATTAAGGGATACCCGGGAATGCAAGCAAATCTTATCGCGGATAGGCATGGATATTACGTCATAGATATTATCGAGTCTGCAGAGAAGGAACAGCGACCGGTTCCTGCTACTGTAAATAAACATATGGAATGGGTTCGTATGCAACCTTTTTTCCGGTCCAGAGTGTTTGGAGAAGATGGTATGGAATATTTTGCTACTACGTTAAGAGACTGGAAAGGGGCTATTAACGGAGAGTTGAATACGCACATGAAACGCATGTTTGGTATTTCTATAAAGTATTACACGTATGACGAAGAGCCTGCTACGGTTACTGTGAGTCGTGTCGGGAATTCCACCGGGCGATAGAATCTTCTAGCTCATCAACCTCGTACCATGCGAAATGACACTCTTTAGAGTTTTTATCGGTCGAACATTTTTCTTCGGCTTCCTCTATGGCTTCTTTGAATCGTAGATGAAGACGCAAATTTTCCGGTTCTGATGTTTTTGATTTGGGTTTGACAACCTTTTTCTCGTATATCTCGTTTAGAACATTCTTCCTGGTCTTTTCAAGTCTATATTTGTAGGAATCATTGGAAGAGTATGCTCGGATATACATATTATAATCGAGTACTATTTTTTTAATTAGGGTTAAAGATTAGAACCATGTGTTACATATAATGGCGTACGATTCTCCCGAATGCAACTTTCGATACAAGGTTTCTTCTTTGGAAAAGGTTGTTGATGGAGATACCATCGACGTCTGCATCGATCTCGGCTTCGATGTTTGCACGAAGCAACGAGTCCGTCTTCTAGGCATCGATACACCCGAGTCTCGAACCTCTGATAAGGTCGAGAAAGTGTTCGGACTCATGTCCAAGAAGAAGCTCAAAGACTGGTGTATGAAAGCCGTCGCCTCGGAAAAGGATGATATCGAGATCGAACTTCGATGTCCCGAGCGTGACTCGCGTGGAAAGTTTGGGCGCATTCTCGCCGAGGTATGGGTATCCGAAGATGGACATTGGACGAATGTGAATAAGTGGATGTGCGACGAAGGTTACGCCGTCCCTTATGTGGGACAGAACAAGGCAGATGTTGAAAAGCTGCATATCGCGAACCGCAAGCGGCTCATGGATCATTTCAAAGAAAACGCGTTGTACCCAGAGATTCTGAATTCCGTAATTGGACCCATTGACTAAATATAACGCGCAATAAAATAAATCACCATTCGCCCTTGTAGCTTAGTTGGCAGAGCGTCGGTTTTGTAAGCCGGAGGTCACGAGTTCGAATCTCGTCGGGGGCAGGGCTTGTAGTGAAATGGATATCACTCTGGACTTCTAATCCAGTATTCCGGGTTCGATCCCCGGCAAGTCTGTCTACTCATTACCAACCGAGGGAATGAGATTAATTATGTCTAAAAAGTAGTCTAACGATGCGTTTACGAAATTGCCACCGTAATTACGCTGCAATATCTTATTCGTATCATACACCACAAACAACGCAAATAATATTGAAATAATCTTACTAGGTACGAGGGTTTCGGACTTACGTCTCACATACGTATTGATAACCCTGGCGATCAAGATCGTCAAGAGCGAAAAGAAAAGTATCTGACCGAGAATATCGAGATTATATCCCATTTTAACGGTGAAAATACCAGCGACCAACATGGCTATAAATATACCCACGGTCTCGAGTAGAGCTTCTTGTAAGTTGGGCACGTTGTGTAAAGTCATACCAGCGATGTAGGCCAATATCGTAAACAGAAACACCTTAACAGGGATCGGTAAACGTAAGAGGGTCAATAATAACAATATCACCAAACCAATCACACCTATCAAAAGCGCTTTGGAACGCGCGATATCTTTCATGTAGGCGTTCTGGGAGGTCGCCTCGGCGGCTCTGTATGCGACAAAAGTTTGAAAAATAAGGTGTCCAAACACCCCCGCCATAAAAGGTATCTTCTTCTGTAAGTTACTCATTTATATTACATTACAAATTATTTTGGTTTACAAATTGGGCATCTATATCTAAGACACTTATGATCACAAAACTGACCCTCGACACAGTACCAACACAGATCTTGAATATCGCCATGAATACATATAGGCCCTTTATTACATATCATACAATGGAGATACTTCTTCTCATGCGGGCACCACGGAATTATTTTATACATGAAACAATCACAATCTAAACCTTTATACCCTGCATGAAGGATGGTGTACCCGTTTTATAGCGTGCGAATGAAGCCTTGTCATTGATGTAATACTTGCGGTATGCGTCGATCACATCTGGGCAATGATACGCCGCGGGCATACATTCTGGGATACCCTGAACAGAGTAATAAGCGGTATCGCTCTTGTGTTCGTCGAAATGGGGTGGAACATTATCCTTAAGCCATCGCAAATGTTCCTCGCATGTATGGATTTTACCGTATCGCTTAGTGTATTCTTTTGACAAGGCCAATCCGATATCACATGCGAACATGTAATTACAAAGACTGGAAGAGATCCACATCGTCATAGGGTGTTTCTTGTGTGCGGGTTTGTACCCACGTTGTGAACCACTTTTCGTATACGGAGCGTGTTCTCGAACGTATTGTTCTTGATTAGCATAGTACCACGCAGTATACAACATCTGAGCGATCTCTAATTGAATTTTGATAACATGTTGATCACAGGAAAGTTCTGCGATCTCTTGTGGAATCAAAGAAAGGAAGAAAATATTCATGTTGTGTTTTCATCGAAACACGTCTCGACTTAAGTACACTTAAAAAATCTGGACGTACATATATCAATGCAGGCACTCGCAACTCTTTTACTGACTCCAGCCAGCGCCTTACGTAAACGTTTCAAGGGAAATAAAGCGTCATTCCTTGCGGAACCTCCCCCTCCACCCGATACGTTAAAACCTTGGGAGTATGGTGCATATTCCGTTAAAGCGACCGTCGAAGCTCGTGACGGTGACGGTGTAATTGACAAGACTTTTATTGGGTATTCGCAGCACATGAATATTACGGAACGCACTGCTAATGCATGTGATCGGTATAAAACGAGTGGAACAACGTGTGGTGAACCCGTAATGGTAATTAAGGGAGGTGAATGTGATGAAGTTATTTTCATGAAACTAAAAAACACTTCAAATCTTATACGTTTACTTTCCCCCTGATTTATCTATGACAACCGGTGGCGCCTGTAGCCAATCAACCGGTTCTAAAAATTCTGATACAAGTGCATTATCTTTTATTTCTTTTACATAAACAATTCTACAATCCTGGGGTGTAATGATTTGTTTTTTAGGGGGTTCTATAATAACAACTGGTTTACAGAATAAAGCGAGCATCTCTTATTTATTATGAAAATAATATACACATATATAAATGGCTATACCAAATACGGTCATAGGTGTTGGTAACGTAGCAGGCGGCTGGTTAGCATTTTGGAATTTTTTGAAATCACTATTTTTTGGGTTGATATTTTTTATAATAGGTATATTCCTTGTGCGTATAAAAAACAAATATTCTAAAAAGGTTACCGGTATAATAAAGAAATCCTCGTGTTCCAGAATCAGGGAAAGTAATAGACTCGTTTGGTATTGTGAGATTGAATACGATTATGAAGTAGACGGAAACTTGTATAGTGGTACTAAGACAAACAGAGGTAATAAAAAATTTGACAAAGGGGATAAAATTACCGTTTCATACAATCCATTAGATCCCGAAGAACATGATATAAATGTAGTATCTGCATTTATGATAGGAGTACTATTCGTGATGGTTGGAATTATCATCCCCAGTGTTTCAAGTCTGGTATGGATGTTCACTAGATCGACTAAAGGCGCGGGTACAGCATTTTTAGGAACTCAAGTAATTAGTTCTGTGCAACCTAGGTTACAGGCTAATATTTAATTATCACTCAAAATGTTCTAAGTAAATAGTATGGGGAAGAAAGGTCGCCGCGAAAAATTATCACCTTGTTCATATGAGACCGATTTATATGAAGATGAGTATGAATTTGAGATAAATATTCCAAACACGATTCCGAAAAATGAACACCAGAAGGACTATAATAGGGTTTTATACGGTATGAAACCTATGGTGTTTGCCATCGGACCGGCTGGTACAGGTAAGACTATGTTAGCGTGTTACGCTGCTATACAGGGATTAAATGACGACTTATTTAAAAGAATTATACTGACACGCCCCGCAGTTTCCGTGGAAGAAGATATTGGGTATCTACCCGGGACACTCGAAGAGAAGATGGATCCATGGACTCGACCCATCATGGATATATTTGCAGAGTTTTATAGTCAAGCGCAAATTGCGTCGATGATCAAAGAGAAGATCATAGAAATATGTCCTTTGGCGTATATGCGTGGACGCACTTTTAAGAATTCCTTTATCATAGCGGACGAGATGCAAAATTCGACGCCAAACCAAATGAAAATGTTACTCACGCGTATAGGTGATGATAGTAAAATGGTAATAACAGGTGATCTTAGACAACATGATAGAAAATACGATGAAAATGGACTCAAAGACATTTACGAACGAATCAATGGACATACACATAAACGTATAGAATGTATTACATTTGAACACGCGGATATTGAACGAAGTCCCATTGTGAAAGATATTTTAGAAATTTATGGTGATTTAAAAAATAGTTAATAATATAAGTAAATGTTATATGGCATAGGAGTTTCGAAGGGACTCGAAATGGAGAGTGTTCGTATCAGTGGAAAGAAATGTGTACTCTTCCGCGGCACTTCTGGTAAGGTTTCTATGTTGGATGCTAAATGCCCACATAGAGGAGCTAATTTATGTAACGGACATGTAAAAGGAGACCAGTTACAGTGTCCATACCATGGGTGGGAATATGACACAAGGGGGAAGCTTGTAAAGGTACCCTCTGCACATAGCATACCCAAAGGCGGAGATATTGGTTCGTATCCGATAATTGAAGACGGAGGATTTATTTGGACCGCTAAGAAAAACCAGCCTCTTCCAACTCGATATTGTAAGGAGTTAACCGATCCCAATTGGGTTCAGGTGTACGGCTCGAGGGAGTTGAAAGGTAACATTTACGATTGGATCTTGAACGCAACCGATATTTCACACATAAACTATGTACACAATTTCGCAGATGAGAATAATGGAACTATTAAGAATCTTAAGGTTGAGACGATTGACGATTATGTAGATTGTTTCGCAGTTGTTCAACCCAAGGCTTCATCTAAATTTACGGAACATATGCAGCCTAAAAACGGTGCACCCGTTCATAGTCGTTTCGTGTCACCGGCCACGTCTATCATACGTATCAAGTTGGCAAGTGCATACGAATTCATTACGTTTAGTACACTCGCCCCTATGGACGATACACATACCAAAATGTCATGGTGTATGATGTACCCTAAAACACCTCTCATGAACAATCCATTTGTGAATAAGCGGTTCCATGATAAAATGTATGAGACGGTTACCCAAGATGAAGCTATAATTAAGGAAATCGAGTACGTCCCATTATCCGTGAACGCTCCGTGTGATAAGTTTCAACTCGAGGCATTAAAGCTTTTAGAAAAATAAAACGAAAATAATACATGGAAAATGAGCGACACGTTGTCGTCGAATCACCCGATGGTAATGTTTCGATAGGTATGAATCAAGACATCGAAGCTCCACAGAGTGCTGATGAACCTCAACTTCAACAATATCCACATTTAGAAATTATCGTCAAATATCCTGAGATTAATCGTATGGTTTTATGGGTGTTTTTATGGTTAGGGTTGTACGCTTTATCAATTCGGTTTTCGGTGGCTGATGTACTAAATATAATGTTTCTGGTAGTTACATTATACGCAGTGTATTCGGAGAAGTTAAAGCTAAGACCTGTATTGGTTTTTCATTCTACGTATTGCTTTTTTGCATTACCTACAGCCGTCATTTTTACTATGTGGATCGACGCAGTGTATCTATTTGCGTTGGGAATATTTACATTAATAACGCTTCATCAGTCTATGTTAGAGGTACGGGAGCGAACTTAAAAGACGGAGCACGAACCACCACCTTCGGTATCCGACCACGTTTCCGGGTCATATGGGTACCTGTGTATCCAAAGATTACATATCCACTTAACACCCGATTTCACTGGTCGTCCGCCGTGTAACGACTTTGGCGTTTGCTGCCCCCAATCAGTGAAATTGTTGAATAGAAGAACATCTCCCTTATTAAATTTAAACTTCTTATTCAAATTAGGAAATACCGTCTCTCCACCTTCATAATCATCATTCAACGCGATTATAGCAGTGACAATTCTAGGATTGGGTTCATCGGTCCATGAGTCTTGGTGAGGTTTGTAAAATCCACCTTCTTTATATTTGAGAACCTGTAGATGTTCACTGTTAACGGGTTTCCTATCGGTGTATGAGACACACTTCTTTATCATTTTTTTAGCTACACCATTTTCGTCGGGACTTATCCACGCGGTTTCGCTATCTCGAATAGTCTTATCCACCTCGACGACGTCGTCGAGCATTGACGGTTCCAGCCTGGTCTTGGCCTTCTTTATTATAGCGTCACATTCTTCAGGAGTGAACACATTAGGTAAGACCATGGGTTCTTTATATGTTGGTCGTAACAGAATACATAATAGTACCAATGCTATAATAATCTGTACTCTCATCTGATTATATCCAAGATTAAATTATAAGGAAGCTTGCAAACGTACCTCTTCCTTATAGTTTCCAATACCTGATTCATATACAAAAGCAGTTCACGAACTTCTGAGATGATATCCAACTCTTTTGACCGGTCGATCATGTATTGTCTCAACAAGTCTCCCACTGTATCAATGTACATCTGGTAAATATCCCTGATGTCCCGCGTTTTACAGTTATTTTTGTCTCGCCTCTGAAGCTCACGTTTTAACTGTTCTTCCGTCATGTCTTTTAGTAGATATTTCATACGTAAATATCGATTGTCTTCGTATATGTATCCATAGCGGTACATGAGTTCGTATTCGAGCTGTACAATGCTCACAGAAATCTCTAAAATCGTGACAGAAGCACCTGATTGTCTTAATTCTGAATGAGTAGGTCTTCCACCACATGGAATATCTCCATGGTCTCTCGAGCGTTTTTTAAACTCGAAATAATGTGGATTGTGTATTCTACCCGTCTCTATGGCACCCGTTCTCCAATCAAAAGCTACGTGACACTGTGTACACCACATCTGAGCACATCCTTCTATTTTGGATATGGGTACATTACACTTGGGACATGGCTTCGTATCCCTATTCAATAACTTTATCGTTTTTACAGTATCTTTGTTACACACGTGCCCAGGAACAAGAATCTCATGACACTTATCACAAAACGTGTTATTACATATACCACATATCCAATCGTCACACAAAAACCCGCGACATTCTTCCGATGGACACTTCTGAGCGATCTTATGATATTTATCACTCGATATAGTCGGTTCGTTCGAATTAAGTACCTGTATGGTTTCGTAGATATCGACGATATTCGTACGTAACACCGAGTCTAAATACGGCTTCACCTCTTCCATAACGTCATCAGTCCTATACATATTTGTCAGAATGTATACTAAATAGAGATATGACATTCGCAAACTTCTTAATTGCAATTCTCGGATAACATACGGTTGCGTTTCGGGCATGCGTGCCATCTCTCTTTGTAACAAAACGTTCTCGCGATGTTTTCTATAGTCGCGATTTCTAAATACAGACGAGCAGAATGTGTCTATAAACTCTCGATTGTGTTCATGTTTACACTTCATACAATGAGGCTCTTCAATAGTGCTAAGCATATATTTCTGTGAACACGACCGACACGATTTTAAATCACAAAAAGGGCACTCAACCTTTTTGTGATTTGAATTGTTGTATTTTTCGCAACACACGTCACAACATTTCATTATATAAAGAACGACTATTTTCTTTAATTGCGAGTCATATTCTTCATGAATGAGTTAATCCACGCCTGACTCACCTTATTTTTCTTACCCGAAGGTGTTCTAGTCGAGGGCTTTTTGGATTTAGTCATACCCGCTGAAGTCGAGGGCTTTTTGGATTTAGTCATACCCGCTGAAGTCGTGGGTTTGGTGAGAATTGGTTGTTTATTGTTATTACCATTGACTGGCTTAGGGGGAGACGGAGCCTTGGGAGCTTTGGGGGGGAGAGGGGGTTTTTTGCGAGCAATACTGGGTCTCATCGTAGTCTTGCTTACTTGCTTACCATTTTGTAAGATCTTTTTCGCGCGATTGATGGCATTTCTTCTCTGACTGGCGGTGGTGGTTTGATTATTTCTGGGAGGAGTCTTTCGCACGATCGTCGTGGGGGTATTGGCTTTTCTAGCCACGGGTATTTCCATGCGCGGTTTCTTAATTCCAGATAAAAATGGATGCGTTAACACCTTTTCAAACGATGGTAAATCCTTATTTCTTGAATTATTTTTCGTTCCACGTAATCGGTAATTTTTAATCTTACTGGACCTACTCCCAAGATAATCATTCATGAATAGACCCCCGATGAACATTTTCATATTAACACGGGGCCAGTGATTGGCTAACATCGGGTTTTTTTGAGTCGATGAAGAGAGTTCATTGTACATACTATTAAGAAAGTAGTGTAAATCGTAATATTTATTGGAATTTCTATGAATACCTATGTTGATGTAATTTTTCTTATTGACTAGGGGGTTGGGTATACCCGGGAAAGAAGCAAATCCGAAATCAATCATCACTAACTCTAACCCACCGTTATCTATCGTGTACTTGGTATCACCAACTTCTATGGATAGGTTCTTCTTTGCGACAGTTCGAATGAGAATATTGTCCGTGTGTAAATCGTGGTGACGGAAACTAGGAAACTTCTTATGTATCTTGTAGAGGTTGTAACACACCTGCACGACGATAGACTTTAACTGATCGAGGGTGAGATCTCTACGAGTTTGTATATATTCTCGCAGGGAAACCCCATCTACATACTCGAAGTACAGTATATCCTTTCTAAGGTTCGGACCATTTCCTTCGATGGGACACTTGACATACTTGTATACTTTAGGGATATCAAAGTCCTTGAGCTTACGAGCGATTTTGTATTCCATCTCAGCGAGCTCACCGAGTTCGGGATTTCTTTTAGGAACCTTCATTTCCTTCATCGCGATAAACTTTTTAGACTTATCCGTCAATTTGGCGCGACGAACGTTACCATATGCCCCGGAACGTTTCCACGTTTGATTAATAGCTATATGATTCATTGGAGCACAACCTTTATTCCCCTCGAAAATTTTGTCGATGTTATTCTGAATACTGGTCATATTATACGGTCAGAAATAAAAATCTACTATATAGATATACAACATGATTCTTGCACTTATTCTCGTGCTCATCAACATCCGTATTTTTATGGCCATGAAAAAGGCTCAGCCCGCGAAGGCTATCAAGGCGAAGCCCAGTGACGGTGAGTGGACTGTTTACGGATCCATGGGCTGTGGATGGACTCGTAAGCAGCTCGAGTATTTCAAGGGTAAGGGTAAGCCTTACACCTTCGTCGACTGTGATTCTGAAGATTGCAAGGGAATCGAAGGATACCCCACGATGGTTCACTCATCCGGTGAGCGTGTCGTCGGTTTCAAGGAGGTTTAAAGACCCCGGAAAACCTGAATAGAAATAGAAAGTAAAAGTGCGTCAAAGAAAGACCCGATAGGCTTGAGCACGCTGATATGCTTGCTCAGCGAATTGTTCCAAGTGAAGCGAAGAATGAAAGTGCTGACCAAAACGGTGAGCACGAAGATTAAAATCTCTTCGATGATTTGGCGCTTCGTTCTAGCTTTGGTAATATCCTTGATCATTTATTATGTGTGAAGATTTTTTTCTAACATAATGTAATGACCAAAGGCCCCCCTACAAGCGGTGGTGAGCATACGTTTACCACTCGAAGATGGGGTGGTAACGTGGGTAAAAACAACAACAACTGTTATGCATATGCCGTGAACGATTTTCAGAGATATCGTGGATGGAAGAGTCAGCCTGGAGAGCGCGCTAATTTACGTGCTAATGGTCGTTACATAAGTTGTGGTACTCTACCAAAGCTCGTCGTGGCTGATAATCCTAAGAAGGTGTACATAGTGAAGGGTGGTACGAAGTGTAAGCCTGACTATTACAAAGTGATGCTTTTTATTGCTTCGTGTAAGAAGAATAACCACCTGTGCCAGGGTGATTTCCATTTTTATAAACAGCATAGCAAGGCTGAATATAAAGTGAAGGTGGGGGATACGTATGAAAGCATAGCCAGATTTTTTAAAGTGCCGGTGGGTCGTATCAAGCGAGCTGCCACCACTTTAAAACCCGGGAGAGTCATAGTTTTCAAAGCTGAGTTTTTCAGCCATAAACGAGGGTGGGCTACGGGGCCACTCGTGGTTGGAGCTAAGGGAAAACTGATCAGGGATCCACGTAAAATTTCTAGAGCCTATCCGGGTTTGAAGTACGACAAATACTGTTCATCCTTCTGTGTCAAGAATCAAGGGGTCAAGGTTGGACACACTCATCCCAAAGTCCGCAAGTAGACTTTCTAACTCACCTGCGTCTTCTATATCAAAAAAGGCGTCCAATGTATCGAAAATATACTGATCCTCTTCCACATCTCTTACAAGGGTTGTATCGTTTATGGTATTTCTAATGGTGACCGTCACCTGAAAATTAGCACCATCGAAAATTTTCCTGCACGTGGGACATGTTTGATTTCCGCGTTGCTTCCATTCCTCTATACAATGAGAGTGAAACAAATGACCACATCTGATAGGTTTATTTTGTCTCGTCTCTCTCACTGGATTGAGACATATTGCACATGTATTACCTTGATCAGTATTGTCCATACAATGGATTTTACTTTAATTTTAAAAGTTTTACTCAGTTCACACTGGACAGGTTGAGGGAAGAATCACAGAGACCACAAGGGCTTCCGTCATCTTGAGGAGGGGGAACCTGGTGAAGTTCGGGACCCTTCTCTTGAAGGAGTTTGCGGAACGAGTAGTTATCCTCGTAGTTGATACCGTTCTGAGTCTTTATGTAATTATCATAGAGTAGAGACGAGTTGTTAATTGTGTGGCATCTGCCGTCGGCCATGCCTAAACGTTGCGACATTTATATTAAAATCAGAAATTAATTTGCCTATTCGTGATTGTGTTGGTCCAGGACTCCACCCCTAAGCTCTTAATTTTTTTTATCGCGTCGTCCATATTGTACCCGAAGTAGTCACTGAAGTCGTCTGTCACATCAACCTTCGAAACCCTGATAGCCGGACAATCATTGATGTGCTGGTTGATTATGTTGTAAGCAAATACGATTTCCTTGAGCGTCTCGGCGCCGGTGATGATAATTTTTCCTGTACCAAAAATACTGGTCGTAATTTCTTTCATGTCGCCTGCGGGTTTAAATTTGATCTTAACTGCGGAATAACGATCCGGTTCAAAGGACACTTTGAAAACGTCGGAATATTTTTCGAAGTGCCGTGTCGTCAACATGAGATTGATGTTATAGTTGAGACTGAAGTTGGAGTTAATCATCACCACACGAAACGTGTCGGCCGGTGGTACAATATCCTCGTCGAAAGACTGTAAGATGTACATGAGACCGGAGATGACATACTTGCAGTTGAAGAGATCTTCACAACCGGCAACTTGAATACTTCCATTGGGAAAGATCTTGATCGATTTGATACTGTGACCATCGTCATACGTGAGAGTAATCTGGTTGTAGAACGTCGTGGGTTTCAGTGACCAGATGATCGCCTGGTTAGATGTATCATTGCGATGGAGGCGGATCTCTCCGAGCTCTTCGAATATTGAGCGAATCCTGTTGACCTCGATGGGTTTCGAGAATGCGGAGATCATGGTGATCGTAGTGAGTTTGATCCTAGAAGGACGAATCTTCTCTGGGCATTTGTTCCTGAACTCATCTTGAGTGAGCAGGTAAGCGAACGTATTGTTTGCGATGGACGAGAACATCTTTGAACATATTTCCGAGTATAAAGAACCTCGACTTAAGTTAAAAAAATAAATCGTTTTATATAAAATGCCGTGTCAGCAATGCCGAAAGAAGTGTGGTGTTCCCATGGCTTGTAAATATTGCAATGGTGATTTTTGTATGAAATGTTTTAGATTAGAACAACACAATTGTATCGGATTAGAGATAAAAAAGAAAGAACAATTAAAGGATTTAGAGAAGAAGTTGGAGTTTAAGCCAGATTGTAAGTATGCCTTCCTTCGTTAAGGATGCGCGTACGTTTATAGACGAGCGTACAAACCTGCCCAAAGTTGAACTTAAATACTCTCGGTACATCGAAGGGGATGGCTATGTAAACGAAGCTACCTGTTTTAATACCAAACCAATCGGAGATTGGGAAGAAATCAAGTTCAAACACGGATCTACTTCATATGCATATTTTTTGGAGACTATGATAGTAAACACGTCTCGCACGAGGCGAGTGATGGCGACTATCATACTGGAAGATATATTATGTGAAAATTTTGACATTAATTGTATGATTCGCTTAATGAACGCGATTAAGATCGTAGATCCTACTTTCTCACCACCGATCGTAAACAAGAAATCTAGATGGCAAAAGGAATTTGTCAAAGAATTCTGTCTCTATACATTTCCCCAAGTGATCATGAAATGTGGACATAAAAACCGCATCATTACTCTCATCGACGTTTTAAAGTCGATAGCAGAAGAATTATGAGTACGATTATAATAATAGTAAAAGCGTCTAACTTCTTGATAGACTTAATAAACTTCGCGCTCTCGCGAATAACAGAAGGTTTGGGTTCATCATAGCCTAGGTCAATGTTACGTCCTGGAATGAGAGGTCTGGAAAGTTCACACGGACGCTCTCCCTTGCAAAAATCAACCGTCTTATCACCAGCGGTCACACCATACTCACATATGATGTGTTCGTTCTCCGGCATACCCTCTTCTTCAGTCTTTTTGTGAGCGGCAAACGAGTTAGGTCTCCGACTGGAGCCTGGCAAAGAAAATTCATTCGCCACATACGGATTGATTTTATCCATCGATGCCTGATCGCTGAGCATATGCTTACTCATCTTTACTACTATCAAGAGATATATTTTTTGTGTGACATCTTCTTTCCATGTTCAACCCACATTTTATCTAGATCGACGTCTAACATATGCGCCAATTGGAATAAATAACTGAATACATCTCCCATTTCCATCATGATGTCAACTCCCTTATCCTTTTTCATGTTAGACTTCTTAAATGTCTTCTTCGATTGTCGAATCGCCGATGCAAGCTCTCCAAATTCTTCTGAGAGAAGAAGCCAGACAGTGTTAATTTCCGCGCGATCCCAACCCTTGGATTTGCATATCTTTTCCGTTTCGGATTTATAATAATTTAACGACATTTTTACTTATACATATGACGACCCAAACCTTTATACGCCTATCTTATCGTTCGCATCAAGTTTCATACCGTATGTACTCGTATTTGCAGGAGGGTCGGGAGGAACCACCAGCGTATCGATGTCACGTATGTAACCCATATATTGCGCCACTCCCGATTGAATCTGGGGGAGAACGGTCTTAATCACGATAGAGTTCATGGCTCTAACCTGTTCATTCACTTTCTCGTAATGGTTACCAGCGTTGTTGATAAACACGACGCGCATAATCGCGTAGAGGTCACCCGCATTTTGATAGTCGATGGAGACGCCGGTCTTATCCTTGAACGCTTGGCGGATAGCTTTCTGAACTAACTGAATGTTAAACTCCGAAAAGAACAGCTTGTTCAGGGGAGTTTCTGTTTGTTTCAAAGAATTAAGGTGAAGTCTATCACACATTTAATATAGTCCAGGAAAAAAAGTATATGTACATTATAAATGATAGCTGCTGCTGATTTTGACGAGGCTTACCAGACTAAGCCCTGCAACATGGAGCCCCCTGTGTGCAAGGCTCCCGAGTGCTTCATTGCCTCATATCCTCCCGTTTCTCCGCCGGGCGTTTCCGGTAATTTCAATGTGAACACGAGTTTCCTTCAGCCTAACAGGTATGCTGAGACGGTCGGCCCCGTCCCCGTTCGAAGTGAAGATTTCAAATGTAATTAAAAAATAGGCATGTATTATCAATATCATGCGGGTTATTAAAAGGTCCGGTCATGTTGAAGACGTCAAGTTTGATAAGGTCACCAACAGGATCTCCAAATTGCGATACGAACTTTCCGAAAAAGTAGATGCTTCTCTCGTCGCGAAACAGGTATTTTCGTCTATGTATGACAACATTACCACTCACGAGATAGATACGTTATCCGCTGAGATTTGTATTGGTATGGTCACGAGTGATCCCGATTACGAGATACTCGCCACTCGCATCGTCGCGAGTAACATTCAGAAGACCGCCCCCAAGACGTTTCATGAAGCCATGTCTCAGTTACATAACGCTAACATCGTAACGAAAGAGGTTATGGATACGGCTGTCGATGTACAGCGGTTCATTTCCCCAGAACGTGATTTCGACTTTGGGTATTTTGGAATCAAAACATTGGAAAAGGGGTATCTTCAGAGAGTCGAGGGTAAAATTATCGAAACACCCCAATATTTACTTATGCGCGTGTCAATCGGAATTCATGGAAACGACATCGATTCCGTCATGAAGACGTACGAGTCTATGTCCCGTGGCCACTTTATTCATGCGACTCCGACCCTATTCAACGCCGGAACGCATAGACCACAGATGTCCTCATGCTTTCTCACCGCCAACAAGGCTGATTCCATTGACGGTATTTACGACACTCTCAAAGAGTGTGCCCAAATCTCAAAATGGGCCGGTGGTATAGGGCTTCATATTCATAACGTGAGAGCTAATAACTCAGCCATCAGGGGGACGAATGGAAAGTCTGACGGTATTATCCCAATGCTTCGCGTGTTCAACGCAACTGCCCGTTACGTGAACCAAGCAGGGCGCAGAAAAGGATCTTTCGCCATGTACATCGAACCCTGGCACGCCGACATTCTTGATTTTCTCGATATTCGTTTGAACCAGGGTGATGAGGAGGCACGCTGTCGCGATCTCTTCAGTGCTCTCTGGATTCCTGACCTATTCATGAAGCGAGTCGAAGAAGGTGGTAAATGGTCTCTTTTCTGTCCCGACAAGGCTCCAGGTCTGTCAGACGTGTATGGTGATGAGTTTGAAAAGCTATACACAAAATACGAAGATGAGGGTCTCGCAAACGAGGTTATTCCCGCCTCTGATATTTGGAAGGCGATCATCAAGTCACAGAGTGAGACTGGAACACCGTACATGCTTTATAAGGATGCATGTAATAAGAAGAGCAATCATCAGAACCTCGGTACGATTAAGTCTTCTAACCTCTGCAGTGAGATTATCGAGTACTCGGACAGGGACGAAACTGCAGTCTGTAACCTAGCATCTATTTCACTCCCATCATGTGTGACTAAGGATGGAACCTTTGATTACGAAAAATTACACGCTATTTCCAAGACGCTCACGTATAATCTTAATAAGGTGATCGATCGTAACTTCTATCCTACAGAAAACACGAAGCGTTCCAATTTCAGACATCGTCCTATTGGTATTGGTGTTCAAGGTCTGGCAGATGCCTTTATTCTTTGTGGATACGCATTCGGTGATGAAGATTCTCGTAAGATGAATGCGTATATTTTTGAGACTATGTATCACGGTGCACTCGAAGCGAGCTGCGAAATTGCAGAAAAGCGGGGCGCTTACGAGTCTTTCGAGGGAAGTCCTATCAGTAAGGGTATTTTACAGTTCGATATGTGGGATCGTGAACCCATGCACAGTGGATTCTACGATTGGACTGCCATGCGCGAGCGTGTGAAGAAGGGAGTCGCCAACAGTCTACTTCTCGCACCCATGCCAACGGCAAGTACTTCTCAGATTCTCGGTAACAACGAATGCTTTGAACCTTACACGACGAACATTTACCTTCGTCGCACCCTCGCGGGTGAATTCGTGGTCGTGAACAAGCACCTCGTGAAAGCTCTTCAAAAGGTGGGTCTGTGGTCGAAAGAAATGAAAGATCTCATGATCAAAGCAGGTGGATCTATCCAGAATATTACCGATATCCCCGACGATATCAAGCTTCTTTACAAGACTGTATGGGAAATTAGTCAGAAGGTTATTATTGATATGGCAGCCGATAGAGGTGTATACGTGGATCAGAGCCAGAGTATGAATCTATTCGTCGAAAATCCTACCCTATCCAAACTGTCGTCGATGCATATGTACGCGTGGAAAGCGGGTTTGAAGACCGGAATGTATTACCTACGAAGTAAAGCGAAGGCTCGGCCAATCCAATTTAGTCTTGAAGCTGAATGTACAGCTTGTTCAGCTTAAAGTTTTAGACGTATAATCAAGTATTATGGCAAAATTTCATACTCTCATCGATAATTTGGATGTCCTTGAATACGATGGGCGGAAGATCTCTTTCAGTACGAAAGAGGGTAAACCCGTCCGTATTCAAATTCCTAGAATGTATATGCCTTTCGGTATTTCTGGTTTTACACCGCCCGTGGGTAACACCAAATGGAATGTCGACTTTTCCATGAAAGGATATGATGAAGAGGGTAACTATGTGAAAGCGTTTTATGACATCCTAACAAAGATGGAAGAGACCGTCGTCGAGAATGTCAGCAAGCAAAGTGAATCTATTTTCAGTAAGCACATGACCGTAGATGATCTTAAACCGATGTTCAATTCTAATATTAAACACTCTCCCGATAGAGAACCAAAGTTCCGTGTCAAGGTTGACACGACTTCCGATGGAATGATTAAACCGGGTGTGTTCAACAATGAACGCGAACATCTCAAGGATGTCGCTTCTGATAAGTTGTATGCTAGAAATTCTGGAGTTGCTATTGTCGAGATGGTGAGTGTTTACTTTCTAAACAAAAAGTTCGGGGTAACCTGGAAGTTACATCAACTTGTTGTGCATGAGCCACAACAACTTAAGGGTTTCCAGTTTATTCTAGACTAGTTACTTACTCTCTAAGAGTAGACTATATATGAACTGAGCTTCTTTCAGTAATTTTCCTTTTAAAACGCTATACTTATTTGGGTCAAGCTTAAGCTTGATTTTTGCTACACGGACAGCTTCATCCCATTTAGCAAGAGTCATCCTTTACTATTTACTTCATTTTTTTTATGAGCGTCTTGTACTTCTTGGTACCCTTCTTGGGGGCAAGCTTGAAGTCACCCTTCTTCGCAGGCTTGAAAACCTTGACCATGGCGGAAGCGCCCTCCTTCTTCATGCGCTTCTTGGCGGCAGCGACGGCGGCCTTGCTCTTGATGTTACCATACTTATCCTGAATGAGATCCTTTTTCACGAGACCACCGGACGTGTGCTTGGCGGTACCGTGGAAGACTTCGGCGCGGGAACCTTCGGCGACAGCGTACATTGTTTTATTATATTACTGGAAAATTTTCCTGATGGCGTCGATGGATTTCTCGTATTTCGTAGGAATCTGATATCCAACTTTATCATCGTTGAGAACTTCCGCGCACACCTGGGATTTGTGACCTTGAAGTGCCATCATGGCGAGATCGACACTTCGTACCGTGGATGTGTCGCTGTAGACGTATTTTTTCACGAAAACTTCCCTAGTCTGACCTGTACGGTGACACCTACCGATGGCTTGGAGTTCAGTGGCAGGATTCCACGACGGAGCCATGATGTACACGCGACTCGCACACTGAATGTTGAGACCAACACCACCACACTTGATTTGCACGATGAGAACGCTTCCCGCTGGGGCAGCCTTGAATTCCTCGAGACGAGTGTGGCGTTCATCCTTCTCGACCATTCCGTCGATCCTCGAAACACGACCCTTGAATACATCTTCAAGGTGATCCATTTCACCGCGGAATTGACAAAAGATCACAGCCTTTTCTTCTGCGTGCTGAGAGATATCATGTTTTAATGTATCAATCTTCTTTGTGCTATGCTTCCAGATGATTCGTTCGACACCCTGTTTCTTGGTCATTCCATCCAAGTAAAGCTGGGGCCAGGTCATCGTCTGACGCACACGAAGAAGACATTCCAGAATCTGCATGGTCCTCGAACCGATGGATGTGGCGATATTCTTGAGTTCGCTGATGTACTCCTGTGATTCAAAGAACGCCTGTTCATATATGCGACGTTCCTCATCATACATCTCAAGTTCCACATTCTCAAAATGGCAACGCGGAAGCTTTCCAACACTGTCAGCCTTGGTACGTCGAAGGATGTAGATATCCCTGATCTCGTCGTACATAGCCTGCACGAGATCCTTGGAAAGTCCCAAGAACATACAAAGCGATACGAAATCCTCCATCGAGTTAAATACTGGAGTACCTGTGGCGAGCCAGCGAATATCTGCATCGAGCTTGTAGACAGCCTTGAATGTCTCGGACTTTCGGTTACGAATCTCGTGAGCCTCGTCGAGAACGATGCGATCCCATTTCATCGCGTGCAGAATCGTCTTGCGGTTATAGACGAGACTGTAGGGACAGACCACCACGTCTACCTTCTTGAGATCCTCGACGTTAGTCGTGCGATCGGGACCGTCGTAAACGTGAGTAGAGAGACCTGGTGCAAATTTGTAAATCTCTGTACTCCATTGAGTGACGATGGTTTTAGGCACAACAATCAGCGTGTGCGGTCTGGGGTTCTTGAGTATGGTCGCGATGATCTGGATCGTCTTACCGACACCCATTTCGTCGCACAAAAATCCACCCTTGGGGCCAGAGGTCTGATGTTCCATGTCATACATCCATTTCACACCGTCCACCTGGTAGGGGGCGTGAAGAGTGCCATTGAGAGTGTATTTGTTCATGTTTGATTGTTGAATATTGGTTGTTTGTATAAAATTCAATTATTCATCTTCTGACTTAGGTGTCTTATACGAATATATCGAAAAAGTAGCCATAAGAACATAGAACACGGTGAGAGCTACTTCTGTCTCGACGAACACTTCAATCAATGACTTCACATACTCGATGGATGGATCGGTGTTATTATAATAATCTACTACATAAGGCACTACACGAGTTATTCTCGTTTGTCTATTTGTTTTAATGAGACGTGTAGTTCGTTTACCAATAACCGTCCCTACACGAACTAGACGCCCCACCCCACTCCGACTTTTCAACATACTTATTACTCACTATGATAATCGTCGTCTGGATCAGACGCTACTTCACAAACATGTACTTTCTCTTTTAATACACGTTTCTTCTTCTCTTTTGGTTTTGGAAGTTCGTCGATATGTTCGCGATAATACACCACTTTCTCCCAAAATTCTTTCATCACGGGGAAATATTTCGCCCACCATTCACGGTCTCGCTTGACATTGACTACATCAAACTCTTCCGGCTTTGGCCAATTCGTGGCAGCGGGTTTATACTGGATAAAATCTGCTTCTTCAAGATCTAAAATCTCCATACACATCTGTAGCTGTGGCATATAGTGCTCTGGGACCTGACCTGGAATGATGGCTCTCTGTGGAGGACACTTAATCTCGACGAGTTTCCCCGATTCCGAAACACCGTCCGGACTTCCACCTAGCCAATTATATTCGGGGTGGGGACAGAGACCGATCTCGTGAACAACTTCATTGTGACGCTGTTCATACAGGATACGGGCTTCATCTTCATACAACTCTCCATGACGCGTTGCAGCATTTCCGGTAAATTTTTCACCCAAACCACATTTCTTCAAAAGTAAACCTTCCGGGGTCTCGTATGGATTTTTTCCTATGGCCGTGGCTGCATCACTTGCTGTGAGCATGTGTCCTCTTAGTTTTAGCCATTCCTTGGACTTCTGGGGTGCGTATACCCTCTTGATAAGTGCTTCCACTTTCGGGTGCATTAGTTAATTTACCCCCCAAATGTTTAAGTATCGTGCGAATGTGTCTCTGAGAATAGACCTCCCTTTTTTGCTTTTTATCGTTCTTAGTAACTCGCTTTTTGGGAACGAAATCGTCTCCCTTCATTGTTGGTATTGGTATCCTTGGTTTTGGTATGTCGACTTAGGTGGATAAAAGAATGCTCGAGCCGCGTTTTGTTCCGCTTGTTTCTTGTTCTTCGCGAATCCATAACCCATGCATACACCATCTACAAACACACTGATATAGAAAACCCCGTTATCGTGAGCAGTTATGGTGTACTGCGGAAGACTGAGATTGTTCGATTGGCAATACCGCATCAGGTGATCTTTGAAATTGTCATCAACCATGATCGACTGAAGATTCACATAATTAGGGTCATTATATATGCGCAAGATGAACTCCTTTGCATGGAGTAAACCTAAATCCATATAGATAGCACCCACGAGAGCTTCGAACACATCTTCGAGAATCTTGGGATTGTGAATCCATTGATTACGCATACCCTTTTCATCCATGCGAATCCACTTATACAGTTCAAGTTTAGAGGCAATACCTGCGAGCGTTTCTCCTCGTACGAGCTTCGTCCTAGCTTTCGTTAGAAATCCTTCTTGTCGGTTTTCATATTTATCATATAGGAATTTAGTAATCACGAACCCTAAAACAGAATCACCAATAAACTCAAGCGTTTCAAACGATCCGTTTAATGTGTCATCCTCTTTTAGCGCACTTTTGTGAGTAAAGGCTTTTTGGTACAAATCTATGTTTGATATTTTTGTACCAACAAGGTTTTCGGCAGATGCCCTGTCGATTGACATTGTTATTATATTACACGTTTTTATTTTTAAGTATGATTACGCCTCAACCTTGGTGTAATGAGGGCTGAGGAACTTCTGAAGATTAAGGAAAGTGACCTGAACGTCGGCAGGGGGCTTGAGAAGGTCGCGAAGCTTCTGGTCGAGGACGAGAATACGACCGTTGTCGGGGTGCTTGAGACCGTTAGCCTTAACGTATTCGTTGATAGACTTAGTCACGGTGCTACGAGAGACAAGCTGACCCTCGGGAAGCCCCAGAAAAGTACGAAGCTCCTCGGAGATCTTCTGCTCGCGGTTAAATCCGTTATTCTTGGCGCGCTTAGCGGACTTCTCGCCGTTAGGGTCGTCGAGCTTAGACTTGATCTTTCTGACAATCTTAGTGAGCGACTTAAGTTCATTACGGAGAGCGGTGATCTCGCAGAGGCAGGCATCGCAGGTGTGAGTGGAATCAGTAGACATTATGACTTATATAAGTCGTTCGTCTTTAAGTGTGTTGATATCAGCAGCAAACGAAAGTTTCACGTATAAAAAATATTGATCTATAGTAATGGACATCAAATTATATTCTAAACAGGTCATCGACCAGTTCAGACATGAAAATTTACTTTTCAGAGATGCCAAACTGAAAAAGTATTTTGAACGTAACGAGGTGAGGGATCTTGGAAAGTTTAGAAGTCGCTTACATAGCGCGCACTCCAAAAAATCACTAGAAAAATTTGTATACGTCTTCGTGACCGATGCCTGTCGGGACATCATTCTCAACACAATAGGTGAAATCAGTGAGTATATGAAAAATATGGGTGATTTGGTGGTCAGTGGCGGAGAAGCGTTCAATATGTATATGCCTTACAACGAACGTATCGTCACTAGTGATATAGATGCGAAGTTCGTTCCGCGTATTCATTATGACGCAAAGTATTTTGGTAAGCTACAGGCCGTAAAACTTATACTCTGGGATAAACTTGGTCAGATTGCCCAAAAGTTAAACACGCGTATTAAGAACCGTGTAATGTCCATGGATAAAAAACTGATTAAATATCTGGGTTTGGGATTCAAGCAATCCGGTCCATACGTGACGAGGCGATACACACTCATCAAGAAGAAAAAGACCCGCACGAATAACAGGGCTGGTCAGGGTGACATCTTTATAGATGTGGAGTTATTCGCGCTCGATCTCAATATTCGATTCTTCTCTCCGGAAAAGAACAAGATCGAAAATGTTACGTTAGGGGGTCTACTTGACATACCCTTCATGCGCCCCCGTGAATTTGGTTACGATGTGGTTCGTACACTGAAAAGGGGTGTGACGTATAGGAATGTCAACACAAATAAGATGATAGTGAACAAAACGGTATATGTCGCCAGTAAAGAGTTTTTGATAGATGACATCTATCTCATGCACACTCTAAAACTTCGACCAGAAAAGAAGGAGAAGGACAGGCAGCGACTTATAAGATTGGCCAGGTTATTTGATAAGAAAATTAAGCTCACAGATAGCATAGATACAGTAGTGAGACGTATACGACCCAAGCTCAAGAGAAAGTACACGACAAAACAGGCACCCAGGCGTAAAAATGTTTCCATTCAGAAGGCCATGAAAGTTAATCCTTACAAATACAAAAAGTTTACGACGGAACCGTCAAAGGAACGACTTTCGAAGAAGATTGTATATGGATTGAACCCCATACCTAGAAAGACTGTCGTAGAAGGATATGAACGCACCCACGGAAATCAACGCTTTGATCTTAAAACCCTCAGGTGGAAATCTGAGAATAATAATGCCTACGTCAGGGACGAATTCGCCCTTAGACCTAAAAATGTACAACCCATACCAAAAAATTTAAATGTTCAGAACACGTTATACGGATTTAGAGCTAGACGAGATGGTTGGGTTCCTAAACCTCTTCTTGAACGTTCAGCTGCTATACCTTTCATAGGTTTAAAGAAATGATACGTATATCATACATAAAATGATTTACGACACCGTTTCCAAGGGTGAAGATGGCCTTTACCATGTTCGCGCGTTCACCGACGATCGTAAGCGTAAGTTTGTCCAACTTAACGATGTTAAGATCGTAGAGAAGACCGCTGATGACCTCAGCTTTGAGCCCGCCGACTTTACCAAGATCGACGAACTTCATGACGTCAATGTTCAGAACGCCATCGAGAACTGTGAGGCGTGGTTTGGTCGTAAGCTCGCGGACAAGACTATCAAGTCTGCATATATCAGGGACGATACTATCTCAGCAGAGCGCATTCCCAACACCAAGGTTTTTTCCGCCGATAAGGAAGCGGTCGAGTTTGATGATATTCAGCCCGACAGCACCTGTTCCCTCGTCCTCGAATTTTCCGGACTTTGGTTCGCCAAGAAAGCCTTCGGTCCAGCCTGGAATGTTGTTCAAGTGAGACTTGCCAAGCCCAGTGAACCTGACCAGGAGACTTTTGATGAAACGTATCCCGATGAATATATGTTCGAGGATGATCAATAAAAAAAATTTGTTAACAGTATATAAAAGATGTTTCTTACTAAGCGCTTGAACCGGGTTCCCTACGGTCGCGTCTTATTTGCCTTTGTGGTCGGCGTTGCGATCATCGTCCTTCTCAAGCGAACTGGCAAGACTTCCACGTACTCTGTCAAGGAAAAGTCCTACGCCCCCATTGCGGGTGCCGCCCCAGGCCCCGAGCCCGCCACCCCCTCTTCCGATTCCTGTGAGATGAGGGCGGGTACCGGTCTCGCCTCTTCGCTTCTTCCTCGCGAGGTGGCTTCTCAGGAGGAGTTCGGTGAGTTCGCCCCCGAGGATATTCTCGCTGGTCAGAGCTTCCTCGAGCCCCGCAGCCAGATCGGTATTCCCGAGACCACTGGTGGTGCTCTTCGTAACGCTAACCAATCTATCCGCGCCGAGCCTCCCAATCCCAAGGATTCCTTCACGTGGAATAACTCCACCATCGCTCCCGACACCATGCAGCGTGCCTTAATTTAAATCAACTTAAAGGTAATTAGTCTTTATTTATTATATGTCTAACATTCAAGCCGACGATCTCACGAACAGCGTCTCTAAACTGGTTGAACTGAATCAGCAGATTAAAGAAGCAAGATCCGATATCAAAGTCCTTTCGCAAGCAGAAAAGGCACTTAAGTTGCACATCAAAAAGTTAATGGTAGATAACGGCCTCGACGTCATCAATACCAAGACTGGTAAAATCACAGTCAAGAAGAGCGTTCGCAAGGTTGGTCTTAATAAGGACACCATCAGAGAAGGACTTTCCGTGTTCTTCGAAGGAAACGATCAGCAGGCGGAAACCGCCTTAAAGGTTATCGTCGAGAGTTTACCAACAAAGGAAACATCCACCATCTCCGTCACTGGACTCAAAAAGAAAACTACTGAATAATGGTTTGGAATCAATACGTATACGAGGCGACTACAGGAAACGATGTCGACTACGAGAGCGACAATGAAAATTATGACAACGACTATGAATATACGATCGAAGATTGGGAACTTGTATACTCAGACGAACTTCGTCATATGTGGAATACTATGAATACATTATTCTATGATGCAGGGATTGAGCATTCAGGAAAATTCTGTGATTTTGTTGAATTTTGCTATCTTGAGCATGACGAGATTGAACGAGATACTTGGGAATATCAGGAGCAGGCGAGATGGTATGAAGAACGTCTTCTTCATGTATGGAAACATTTGACGAGAATTATTCAAACCAACGTACTCCGTGAACAGGTGATGAAAGGTGCATCATTTGACCATTTCGTGGCGTTCGCGAAAAATATTATGTGCATATATTAAATGCTCCCCTTACTTACCTCCCAGAAGGTAGCCATCCCCGCCGTTCTATTCCTCGCGCTCAGCCCCGGTATGTTGCTCAAGACTAACGGTATGAAGCTTTCGTTCAGTGACGTCAGCACCGATAAGGCGTCCGTGTTCTTCCACGGTCTCGTCTTTTTCCTTGTGTACTCGCTCATCGCGAAGGCTATGGGTCTCGTTCTCACCCAGAACGATCTTCTCGTGACCACCACACTCTTCATGGTTCTCAGCCCGGGTATGCTTCTTACCATCCCTCCTGGTAAGTTCATGTCTGGTAAGACTTCCCAGTCGGCGATCCTGGTTCACACCATCGTTTTCGCGCTTGTGTTCGCTCTTTTACGAAAGCAATTTCCTAAGTTCTATTAAGTGATGCGATATGGAATATCTTGTGATAGGCCCAGCGTCTATGGGCATTTATGCCTTTATGGGACGATTAAAAAAATATGAAAATGAACTAAAAAATATCAGAGAGATCTCCGGTGCATCAGCTGGCGCTATAATAGGCACGTTTCTAGCCTTAGATATATCCCTTGATGATGCATTTGAAAAATTAATGAGTTTAGACGTCGAAGGGCTCGCGAAGTATAAACTGCGATCGCTTTTAAAAAATTACGGACTTGTAGATATTGAAGCTGTCCGAAATGCTCTAGAAGAAATGTACGGTTGTAATCCAACATTTTCAGATTTGAAGAAAAAACTTTACGTAGCAGCGTTTAATCTAAATAGAGGAAGAACCGAATACTTTTCAGTAGATACACATCCCGATTTACACGTGTTAGACGCAGTTTGTATGAGTATATCAATACCCTTCATAGCTGCCACAAAGTCATACAAAGGGAGTACGTATTTAGACGGCGGGACGAAAGATATTATGCCGTTAGAACCGTTCTTTAATAAACCACATCATAAGATCATATCCTTTATTTTACACAACGAACCGCGTTACATAGAGAAGATATCATCAATCACGGAGTATATAGGTGCCTTTATGAACCGTATACTTGATTTTAGAATCAATGCGTATGACCCATCAAAGTACAAAACAATACCAGTTAACACAGGTGATTTTAACCTCTTTAAATTCAACATGTCTTATGATGATAAATTACGTATGTTTTTACACGGTTTCAACCAGTAATCCCATCTGTTATATTATTTTATATGACTATAACAAGATGGACGTTTGTGATCCTGATGCGAAAACCAAGAATATCAGGAAGCTCATCAAGCTTCACACAGGACGCACGGTCGACGTCCCCCGTGAACGAATGTGTGAGATTACTCGAGAGGCCAAGAAGGGGAACTTACCCATGCCTCCCCTCGTGCTTACAAAAGATAAGCGTTTTCTTTTAGATCCTAAATCACCACTTACACAAAAGGATTACGAAACGTTATATAAATCCAGTGTGACTTCTGCGGTCGTGAAAAGACTCGCCAAGAAGGTCGGTCTCGTAAACACTGACAAGACTATAATTGATTTAAAGGATGCTATTGGTCGACGATTAGCGAGTAATAATGTGCGTGAACCTATACTTTTACCCGGAACGAGAGTGGTTTCCGCAGTCAGATCTCTTAAGCCTGTCGCCAATACGGATCGCAACCAAGACCGGAACGAGAACCAAGATCGGAACCGGAACGAGAACCAAGATCGGAACCGGAACGAGAACCAAGATCGGAACCGGGGCGAGAACCAAGATCGGAACCGGAACGAGAACCAAGACCGGAACAATAACAGTGTGGGACGGAACGGTACTCGACCCAACGAAACGCGACCAAAGTCTGTGAGAAACGCAATCAGTGATAGACACAGGGATCGTATCAAAAGTTTCCAAAATAATCGACGCGAGAATAACCGACGCGAACCCAATCAAAGGAAACCAGGATTTTTTGGTCGAATTTTCGGGGGGAGCAAGAACACGTCCACGAACAGACTTAACACAGAGATGAAGTTAGCACAGATGAAACGTAATACACAGAGACAAATGTCCCATCATAGAGCGGTACAAACTCGTTTACGTTTACGGGAAGCGAAACTAGCCAAAAACAGGATTTCCGAAGCCGAGCGTATTAAGCGCCAGGCTATAAACGACGTGACTAGAATGCAAAACAATAAGCACCTGTTAGAAATTGAGTTGAATAGGCGTCAGAATAAGGGTCGTAGAAACGCCGAGGCGTTAGGTCAATCTAGACGAGAATTGGCCAAGGAGAAGTTACATGCCGGAGAACTCAACGCGCGAATTGCTGCGTTACGTCGTGGAGCGATCCAAGCAAGAGATCAAGCCAAGAAAAACATTGCGAAAGCTGAGAAGAAGGTTACCGATAAAAACAAGAATATCAATCTTAAACAAAGTGAGATTAATAAAGCGAAGGAGAACTTAAACGCGGCATCTAAGAAGGTGAATGCATACAAGAAGTCTACGGATTCAGCGTTAGCCAAGATACAAGAGCTCAAGAAGCAAATGGAAACCGCTGGAAACGCCGGTAATTCGGAGAAGGTGAAAACACTGGAATCGCGGATTAATACGCTCATGACAGAGCTCGAAGAAGCTAAGAAGAATCCCGTCACCGTCGTTCAAAATGCCGAACTCATCACCAAGAAGATCGAACTCTCGAGGAAAGCTGCCGAGGCGGGGTTAAATTTCAAGAAAAATATCAATGCGCTCACGATGAATAATGTGAAGGCGAATGGTGCTCCTAAGGTACTCGCTCTCGAAAATAAAATAAAGGTGGCGGCCAAGAAGATCGAACTCTCGAGGAAAGCTGCCGAGGCGGGGTTAAATGTCAAGAAAAATATCAACGCACTCACGATGAATAATGTGAAGGCGAATGGTGCTCCTAAGGTAGTCGCTCTCGAAAAAAAAATAAAGGCGGCGGCTAATGCGAAAGCGAAAGCAGAAAAAGCAAGACTCAATCAGATTGAAAATGAACGACGAGAAGAAAGAGCTGCAGCTCAAGCAAATCTTGAGGCAGCTCAAGCAAAGATCGCTGCAGCGGAGGAGGCAGCGGCGGCGGCACAAAAGAATAGAAATGAGAAACGCAAGCAAAAGTTTGAAAACCTTTTAACGCAGTTTAACAATGTGATTAATAATAGTCAGAAAAGTGCATTCCAAAAGAGGTTTACGAATGCCCAAAAAGCTCGCGAAACCCTCAATGCGAATCGTACTAATAATCAGAAGGGTAATATTATTCGGGGTGGATTAGCGCAAATAGCTGCAGAATTACGTAAGATAAAGGCTAATAGAAACGAAGCAAATCACACTGCGGCTATAGCTAGTGCGAAAGCGGCTGGGAGTGCGAACGAGGTGGCGAAGCAGAAGAATGCCTATTTGCAGAAAAGACAAGCTTCGTTTAATAAGATGGTACAAAATGCTAAAAATCGGCATCCTCTGAACTCGAATCAACGTCCGGTGTTGAATATGATGATTACCAATCTAACCACAAAATTTAACAGGGGACAAGAGGAACGTAAAAAAAATGGGCAACAGAACCAAACTATCATTAATGCGGGTAAGATTCCCGAACTCGCGAAAGCGATACGTGAACTCGAAAATGAATTTAACCAGAATCAAAGAAAGAAAAATGCTCAAAATATCAAAAACGCGCAAGAGAAGGCTAAGAAGGCTGAAACCAATAGAAATCAGGCACAAATACAATCTAAAGCAAATCTCGAGGCGGCACAGAAGGCAGCGCAGGTGGCACAAAACGAACTTGCAAAATCGAAAAATGCGAGTAAATTAGCCAACAAGAAGAGGGAACTCACAAATTTGGCGAGGGAGCAAAGAGTGTTACAAAATCTCGCACCCAATGGTCTCACACCTAACGGTATCGATCCTAGACCTTTCTCAACCATCATAAATGGATTAACCGTGAACGATTTAGCAAACGATGGATTGGCCGGGAAACTACCGAATCAAATAAAAGCGGCGGGAACGGCCAAAAAGGCGAACCAAAATGCAAAGAAAAAAGCCGAGATGGAAGCTGCTGAAATGAGGCGTCAAGAGAAACAAGAGACAAAAAGGAAACAGAGAGAGGCAGCTGCCGCGAAAGCTAAGGCGAATCAAGCGAAACGAGAGCAACAGAAGGCTAGTGTAATACAAAGTATAAAAAATGCACAGAACGCGTCCAAGGCGAAGGCGCGGTTGCGAGAAATGCTTAACAAGATGAAGATGATCACGGAGAAGAGGGAAGCCAATGAAGCGGCGAAGGCGAAAGAAAACGCGAATCGCCTGGCGCGTCAAAAGGCAAACGAAAACAGGCGAAAACAGAATGCACGCAACGCCGAGGCGAAACAGCGAAGAGAGAAACAAGAAAAAGATGCTGCCGAGACACGAGCTAAAAGAAACGCGGAAAGAAAGGCCGCAGAGGAAAACGCGAAGAAAGAGAAGAATAACATGAACGCTCGAATGAAGGCGACGCGTAACGAACTCGCTATGAAAAAGGCGGCGAGGGAACTCGTTAACGCGCGTATCGCTTATAGAACGAACGTGTTGATGGCGACTAAGGAAGGAAGGTTGCCCCAAAATCAAAAGGAATACTGGACACGACAAGCCAATACCGCGATGAATATGAGCACGATTCAGGGTGTGGATAAGATGTTCAAGATCCACTTAGAAAAAATGAAACGCGAGAAGAATGCTGCGACTAAAATTCAAGCTGCGTTCAAGGGTGGACAGACGCGTAAGCAGGTGCGTAAGAGTCTGGATGATGCTAATATGGATGGTGCTAATATGGGTAAAAAAATCCTGGAAAAGCACATTTCGGGTATAAACGTGATGGCCGGTCAGAAGATTCCCGGTTTCAGTGGTAAACGTGTCGAACATGGGGGGTATGAAGGAGGCTGGATACGGAGGGTGGACGAGGAAGGCGATACGGCTGTTAAGCGTGCGAAGTTAAAAAAGATGTTCGACGACAAATTCAAGCTTAAAATGGACCTTCTCCAAAATGAACAGAAGCCTAATGTGAGAAATGCATATGGTACTTTACAGCTGAGGATGTTAAAAGCGCGGGTCATGCGTCCAAGATATAAACAAGATCAGTCTACTAAGGGTACCGATCAAAACCTAGCTATACAGAATGTCAAGGAAATAAAAGACGCGATACAAGCTGCGCGGATAAAGGCTAGCATGAATAAGATGACTACAAAGTATAATAACCCTATAGCGACAAATAACAGAATGCCAAAGAATACTAAGTCCAGTGCCGCATTTAACATGAAGGGTGGGTTCAACGGTGGTACACGCCTTGGGTCGGGTGGTAACAAGAACATTAATGGCGTGAACATGACGTTAAAACGTGCGAAACCTTCTCTCAAGAACATCACACAGAAAAAGGTAATTCGACCTGCGCGTATGGCTTCTCAGATGAAACCTAAACCTGCACAGGGTCCAACGGTAATGAAGCTAGGTGTGCAAGCTGCTGTTGCTAAAAATAAACTCGGTAAACCAATGACTAATGTAGAACGGCGCGTCGCTGCTCGTGAGGCCGCTGGAGCGACTGGAAGACTGGGAGCTAGAGTAAATGCTGCAGCTGTAAGAAATTCCGCTGAGGGAGCGGCCGAGGCGGCTAATCTAGCACTCCGTAAAAAATCGGAGGTGAATTATGTCAAAAAAATACTAGGGACTCGATCAAGTAAGAACCAGGCGAAATTTATAGAAGACATAGAAGCTGCGGGTACCATCACAGACATCGAAAGCGTAGTGAGAAAGGTAAATAAGAAGGCCAGAAATATTAAAAAAATATAATCAAACCTAAGTTAACGTGAATAAAGTAAAATGTAAGTAAAATGGAAATGACTGACGACGTTATGGAATTTATTGAGCGGGGGCTCCATCGTGACATGACCGATCGAGATATTATCGAGTGGTGTGACGACAATACTCCTGACCTAGCTGATATATACGACAGGTATCGTGATACACACTTGTCGTATAGGATGGCTGAAATGACAATGTTTTTTACACAATCCGTGTACGGATGCGACGATGATTACGACAAGATCAGGATGTTCGTCGATCGCCTGTAAAGAGTTGGGAGTGTAGTAAGTTAGTGAGATTCCAGATTTGTAATTTATGTAAAGGATTTTTTATACGTTCTATGTTATTCGCGTATTCCAAAATACGTTCGTTATCGTCCGGCTCGGAAATGACACGTGGATCCTCATAATTACGAATGTAATCAGCTACTATGTAAATGATAGCATCCAATAACTCCTCGCGTGCCATTTCTACCCACGAATTAGCGGGAGTACCCCACTTCGTCGTATCTGAATCTACTCGAACACCGTGACCGTATCGACTTCTACCAATATTGAGACGCTCGTTGAGTTGGTCCTCGAGTTTCATATTTTTATTTGTTTTCAAAGCTTTAATTACTCATCAATTTCACACTCGTCCTCGTCCACAGAGGCATCGTCTTCACTACCGGAGCCGGTAAGTCCCTCGACACCCTGGAAGGCGAAAGAGGGAAGCTTCTGAGACTTCTCGCATAGAACCTGAGAAAGGCGCACACTGACTCCAAACTTGTTATCGATGAACCAGATCTGATTGAAGTCGACAATACACATGCATCGCTGACCCTTTTCAATACCGTCGACGGTCATCGCCTTTTGCTGAATGTCATACGCCTCGGCGAGGAACTCACCGGTGGGCTTAGTCATGACCTTAAGCTTGAGCGTGGAAGGGTAGTCATCCTTACCGGGGCGAACGAGAGGCTTGTAAAGCGCCTCGCGAATGACATCAATGTTATACGCCTTACCGAGCCACTCCTTAGAGTTCTTGGCGACAGTCTCGATGATCGTCTGATCGAGCTGAGTCAGCTTCTCCATAAGAGAAACAGCCTCCTCATTGTCGCGATCAAAGGAAAGATCGAGTGAATAAGAAGTTTTGTTAGTAGCCTCGTCAGTGAAAGCACTCAGGCCGAAGGGAGATCTCATGAAAGGAAGCTGGAGGTAAAGCTTCTTGTTGCCTTGCGCGTTAATGTATACGGTCTTCCCGCCATTTTTGTTCTTCTTCATGTTGGAGAGAACGACGGTAGAGGGATCAAATTGCTCATAACGCTGAATCATAGTGGACATTGTTGGTTGGTTGTATTTAATATACGCCACCAAACTTTAAGTAAGTTTTTTTTCTCAGAATATATTAATATTACGATGGGTATCTTCAAAGATTGTGGATGTGGTTGCGACGGTAAAAAGCAGGAGAAGAAGCTTGCCATTTCTTTCATGGCGGCTCTCACCTTTTTTATCATCGCTAATCCCAGCATGTACCGGCTTATGCGCCGTATTCTTGGAAAGTGGGTGTCGGGCCCTACCGGCTGCCCCTCTTCTTCCGGTTTACTCCTGCACACCATGGTGTTCATGTTCGTGACGTGGGGTATGATGAATATAAAGTACGAGGGTTTCGAGATTAAGGGTCCCGACGAGGAGCCCGCCCCCGAGTCCGAGGTCGAGGTTGAAGAGGAGGAAGAGCCTATGGAGGAGGTTTCTATGGAAGAGGTCGAACCTGTGGAGGAACCTGTGATGGAGGAAGAGGATGTTTCTATGATGCCTATGGCACCGCCGCGCATGGCAGAGGTGGAATCTCCTTTACCAGGCATGGCTGAGTCTCCTATCGGTTTATACGATACCGGTATGATTTTCTCGCCTATGGATATTAACGAAGATGTGGATACACCCGCTTCCATTAGCTTCGGAAAGGGTGGGTTGAATGTGTCGTGCTCCGATGGTAGCCGACCCATTGTCAATTAAAACTCTTCGTCAAATGCTAAGTCGGTCGTTTCGTCTATTTTACCATAGTCGCCGACCCTCTTTTCGAAAAAATTAGTCTTACCATCCAGGGAAATATTTTCCATAAAATCAAAGGGATTTTGTGTGTTCCAGATTTTATCGAACCCCGCCTGTTTCAAAAGTCTATCCGATACATACTCGATGTAATCGGACATCTTTTCGGCATTCATGCCTATCAAACTGCACGGGAGGGCTTCAATGATGAACCCCTTCTCGATTTCAACTGCTTCACGCACGATTTCGTGGATAGTATCTTGTGATGGTTTATTTTGGAGCATTTTGAATAGTTCAATGGCAAAGTCGAGATGAAGGCCTTCGTCGCGACTGATAAGCTCATTGCTAAAACACAGACCAGGCATAAGCCCGCGCTTCTTGAGCCAGAAGATGGCACAGAAGCTACCTGAAAAGAATATACCTTCGACACACGCGAACGCCAATAAGCGCTCGGCAAAGGGACGTGAATTGTCAAACCATTTCATAGCCCACTCTGCTTTCTTTTTTATAGGAACAATAGTGGTGATAGCTTCGAATAGTTTCTTTTTCTCGGTGCTATCCCGGATATACTTATCGATGAGTTTACTGTATGTTTCCCCGTGAACCATTTCATTATGCACCTGATACGCGTAAAATGATCGCGCTTCGGTAAGTTGTACCTCATCTGCAAAATTGTTGTTGATATTTTCAAAAACGATACCGTCTGAACCAGCGAAAAATGCAAGGATGTATTTGATAAAGTGCTTCTCGTTTTCAGTGAGAGACTTCCAATCTTCCATGTCGGCACTCACGTCAACTTCTTCAGCTGTCCAATTAGACATCTGAGCCTTTTTGTAAAGAGCCCACAGATGTTCGTGTTCAATAGGGAACACTGTGAACCTGTTCATGGTAGGTAAAAGCATAGGCTCGGCTTCCTCCAGATACTCTTGAAAAGCGAAGTAGTCTCCGATGAGTTCACCATTGATCTTTACTTGTGGATACGTGGCAGCCCGAGGACCGCAACGCTCTTTGAGTTCATCTTTCTCGACGAGAAGCTTCGTGTAATCTAGGTTTAAATCCTTGCACATGTTTTCCGCGTAAGTACAGTATTTACAGTCCGGCTTTGAAAAAATCTCAACCCCCATATCGTGTGTTATTAGCTTATAATATTTTTGTCCGAAATCTTTAAACGATGATACAGTTTTCTGAAATCAATTTTTCAGAAATACAGCCTGGGGATTTATTGAAAGTTTTAGTGAACGTTGATGAAGTAGATGATGAACAATACGCGAAAGTAGATGAGAATTGTGATGATTACATTATACTACGGTACTATTCTGAGTCATCTTTCTCATATAAAGGCGCTCCCGTGTATACCCTCGACGAGGAAACGAATCTGATCAGGGGGGATAGTATTTTAGAACATCATATCGAAGGGGATACCATTTTTACCTGTATAAATGATGCAGATAGAATGTATGTAATAACGAGCGAACAAGACAGCGAAGCTGAGAGTATATTATACAACGAATCAGACGATGATGTGAGTAGTATGGGTACCTTTATAGTGTCTGATAGTGAGATAGATAACATAGAACTCCCTCCCGATCACGCGACTATTGACAGACAGTGGAACGAATGGCAGCCTCGAAGTCCAGGGTCTACTCGATTTAAACAAATGGTGGATGCTATAGAAGAAAGAGCCCGTCTTCAAATGGACGAAGTAAATTTTTGACCTAAGTGCGTCCAATTTAGAATAAAAAAACAGGTTATATTTTCATAATGGATTCAGAAACTTTGGCTGCTATTTGGTCCCAGTGTGACCGTTTACAACAAAAACCAACAATCAAGCCAATAGATAGTCGATTATGTAAAGAATGCGCTGTATACAAGACACTCACCAGGGAAGGGATGGTGTGTACAGAATGTGGACTCGTTGACTCAATTTATGTCGACGAGTCCGCCGAGTGGACGAGTGGAATTACAGATGATGGACGCGTGTCCGATCCTTCGAGATGCGCCGTACCCATGTACAACCAAGATCTGTTTTCCGACTCGTGGGGCAAGAGTACTATCATCTCTACGAAACACAGTTCGACTTATCAACATAAGCGCATGGCTAAAATTACATTTCATAACTCTATGAATCATAAGGACAGATCTCTCTACCACGCATATCGAGATATTGACGAGGCGTGTGTTGATTTACCCGATAGTATATTGAGAGATGCTAAGACGTTATATAAAAAGTTCAACGAAGGTAAACTCACTCGAGGAGCCGTGCGATCTGGTATCAAAGCCAATTGCGTTTTATATGCGTGTAGAATCGCGAACGTTCCTCGCACGACGAAGGATGTGGCGGATATGTTTGGTATCCAATGTAAGGATATCAGCCGTACAACGGGTATTTTTACTGAAACGATCGACAATGAAAAGACTGAGAAGAATTACGTGACGAAGCCATTTGACGTCATGTCGAGACTTCTTAATTCATTTGATATCTCACGTGAAGAGCGTTTGGCGTGTAACAAAATGTGTCAGAAATTGGAGAATTGTGTCGAACTCATGAGCAAGTCTCCGAATAGCGTAGCTACGGCGGTGATTTTTATGGTTCTTAACTCGCGAGTAACTAAAAATGAGATTTGCCAAAAATGTTCTGTATCAGTTCCTACACTTAATAAAATTGTGACCATCACAAAACGACACTTAGAGGAATAATTTGTAATAGAAATTAGTATGGTTAAACTCTTTCTCAGTACTCCATGTTACGGGGGTTTATGCCTCGAAAAATACATGAAGAGCATCGTCAATCTTCAGATGCTCTTGATGCGCGAAGGCGTGCAATTGATGCTTGACACGACCGAGAATGAAAGTCTCGTTCATAGGGCTAGAAACGTATCAATTGGTAGATTCATGCAAAAAACGGACGCAGACTATTTTATGTTTATCGACGCAGACGTGGAATTTGATGCGCAATCTGTATTGCGTCTCCTAAGATCTGGTCACGAAGTTTCCGTCGCTGTGTATCCGAAGAAGGTCGTCATGTGGGATCAGGCTCGAGAAGCCGTCGAGAATGGAGATGAGCGCAACATGGCTCTTCTGTCATCGAGTCTCGTGGCGAATATCGGTGCTACAAGACGTTCAGTCGTGAATGGATTCGTCGAGGTTCTGGACGGACCTACTGGTTTTATGATGATTTCTCGCGAAGCCCTGACTAAAATGCACGAGCATTATCCAGAACTGAACTGTAAAAACGATCACCAAAACAGGGATTTTGATGAATACTGTGCACTCTTTGATTGTATGATCGACCCCGAGAGCAAGCGATATCTCTCCGAGGATTATGCATTTTGTCGTCGATGGCAACAGATAGGAGGTAAGATTTACGCGGATTGTAATACTACATTAGGACATGTGGGCAATTTACCGTTCTCAGGATGTTTAAATGATAGGCTTAAGGCTTAAGCTCTTAACATAATCAATGAAGGTCACTACTATTATCGTCACTCGAAGTGGGTCGTGTCATGTAAAGACACTCCATACGATTCTTCGAATGAATATTCAATGTATACAAAACAATGCACAAAACCAAATCGTGTTTGTGAATGATGATCCATACGCAAAGGCTGATGCGATTCAAAAGTATATCAAGACTGCTGATCGTATCTTCTTCATCGACTTTGGCATTCAAGTAGACGATGCATCCGTTTCGTATGTTGTATCGGCCCGTGATGATCATAATGTTATGGTCTTTCCCGGTGTGATGGAGGGCATTGATTGGGACATGTTCAAAGATAAGATTTCACAGAAATCATCCGAACCCACGCATCAGATGGGTCTTAGTTTTGACACAGTGATTGGAGATCCCGTTTCAGAAGAACCTATTTACGCGGTGATTTCAAGTTCTGCGCGAGCGTGGTTTATGATTTGTAAGCCAGTTATCAAACGCCTCAAATGTCGCAGGACTGGAAAATTGAAAATCAGTCCTAAGTCAGAGACGATGTTTGAAAATTTTAAAGAAAGGGGACTCAAGGTTGTCGCATTTACCGGTGCCCGCCTCACATTCACCTACCCTCACGAGTGTATCGGAAACATCGTCAACTCTGCTGGCGTTAAAGCTAATTAAAGATTAAACTAAAAACATACGTATAATGCAACGTTTATCTGTAAAGCGTGAAGATCCCCTTTACAAATACACGCTCGATTTCATGGAGCATTACTGGGGTACGAAAGGTAAAGGTATCTTTCCAGGCAGTCAGCCAATCTCCATCGAATATCGTCATTTTGACACTCTGCGGACCAATCCGTATGTCGTATGTGAAAAGACTGACGGAATTCGTTTCATGATGCTCGCGTTCATGTTTGACAACAAGAAGAAGACGATCTTTGTAAACCGTGCGTTGGAGATGTTCGATTGTCCATTGAACTTTAGGAAACTCGTGTATGATGGTACGATCGTCGAAGGTGAGATGTACGGTGATACCTTTATGATGTATGACATGCTCATGAACTGTGGGAATGTCATCGGAGATCGGGATTTTCTCACTCGTCTCGATCATATGGAAAAATTTAAAAAGATGCTCACGAGTCTCAAGTATGACCCCGTGAAACTGGCCTTGAAAACCTTCCACTTGATGTCCGATTTTGAAGAGTTTATGGATAAGTACCTCCCGACGGTGCAACAGGAAATCGATGGTCTTATTTTCACACCTATCAACGATACGGTGAAGACTGGTACTCATGAAACCATGTTCAAATGGAAGCCTCGAGACAAAAACACGATTGACTTCCAAGTGAAGAGAAAGGGTGACACGTGGAAATTGTACGTACAAGAAAGGGGTAAATTGGTATACGAATCAGAGATTTTGGATGACTGGGTTCCCCACAAGGCCCGTGAGTGGATGAAGGAGGATGCGATTATCGAGTGTCAATATATGTTCCAGGATTCTCCCATGTGGTGGAAACCCATCATGCCTCGTCATGATAAAACGTTTCCGAACAGTCGGAGAACTTTTTACAGAACGCTCGTGAATATTCGGGAGGATATCGCTATGGCTGACTTTCTAGACTGTAAACCATAAAGTAATAACTTCCCATTTCGGGTGGGGATTGTTCTCTCACGAATTCATCATTCAAAAAGAACCAACGATTTCGCTGCCTCGCAAAACTCACATAGTGTCCGTCGTGTTGATGACCTACGTGCATAGCACATGAAGTAAGTTTATAGACGTGACCGTCGAGAATTAGTTCATGAATAATTTTAATGTGATTTTTGATGTCGAACGATAACATGAGCACGGGTGGTAGCTTAGAAAACAACATACGCGTAGACGCTGCGTTATGTTTCACTCCTTCCGTATCCACGAAATCTTCTAGAACATTCCAATTCGTACTCGCTTGAAGCATCTGTCCTATATCCGATCCCTTAGAAGTCATTAAATGAATGCTAAAGTCCTCTTCATTCACTGATTTCCCGGTAGGCCAAATTGTCTCTTGAATCTTTTTACCGTAAAACCACTCTTTAACTATAGGCTGATGCTGCTCGAGAATATCTATGATGCATAGTATAGCTTCTTGTACGTCGTGTTGTTCATCAGTCTTAAAACGTGGAAACTTTCTTTGAAACGCGAACAAGAGTGATTCCAAATTGAGTGGTGTCTTATCGTTTGACCAATATTTCTGAACAAATATCTGAAAAAGTGTGGTAAACATACATGCTCCTTCACCCTTGTACGAGTTTCTTAAGAAATAATTCGAAACTTGTGGAAGGTTAAACAGGCATTGTATAGCGGTATTAAAATAGCACGATGTTCCCTCATTTATGAGACCTCTCATACCCCTACCTCGAAAGAAAACTTTAATTAGAGATTTGACGCGTACTATTAACACAAAAATGTCTAAAGCTATTGGTATCGATCTTGGAACGACGTATTCGTGCGTTGGTGTTTGGCAAAATGATAGGGTTGAAATTATTGCGAATGATCAGGGAAATAGAACGACCCCCTCGTACGTGGCGTTTACTGATTCCGAACGTCTCATAGGGGATGCTGCGAAAAATCAGACTGCTATGAACCCTAAAAATACTGTTTTTGACGCGAAGCGACTCATTGGTCGTAAGTTTTCAGAATCGAAGGTTCAAGAAGATATTAAAGGTTGGCCTTTCAGTGTAGTTCCGGGAACGGCGGATAAACCTTCTATCGAAGTTGATTTCAAAGGAGAGACTAAGCGATTTGAACCTGAAGAAATTTCGTCTATGGTGCTTACCAAGATGAAGGAAATCGCCGAGATGTATATTGGAACGGGTGTGAAGGATGCGGTGGTTACTGTTCCCGCATATTTTAACGATTCTCAAAGACAGGCTACGAAAGATGCTGCGGCTATTGCGGGTTTGAATTGTCTTCGTATCATCAACGAGCCTACTGCTGCCGCTATTGCTTATGGTTTGGACAAGAACAAGGATGAGGATAAAAATGTACTGATTTTTGATCTCGGTGGTGGCACGTTTGACGTGTCCCTCCTTAACATTGAAGGTGGTATTTTTGAAGTGAAGGCTACGGCGGGTGATACTCACCTAGGCGGTGAAGATTTCGACGCGCGTCTACTTCAACACCTGTCACAAGATTTCAAACGTAAACACAAGAAGGATATCTCTGATAACCCGAGAGCCCTACGTCGTTTGAGAACTGCGTGTGAACGCGCCAAGCGAACGCTGTCTTCCACGACTCAATCGGCGATCGAGATTGATTCGCTTTACGAGGGTATTGATTTTTATACATCTATTACACGTGCACGTTTCGAAGAGTTGAACGCGGACCTATTTAGAAAGTGTATGGAACCAGTGGAAAAGGTCATCAGGGATGCGAAGATGGATAAGTCGAAGGTTCAGGAGATTGTTCTCGTTGGTGGATCTACGCGCATTCCCAGGATTCAACAGATGCTGTCTGATTATTTTAACGGTAAAGAACTCAATAAGTCTATCAACCCTGATGAAGCGGTCGCGTATGGTGCAGCTGTGCAAGCCGCCATTCTATCGGGAGTGACTGATAGTACTGTACAAGATCTACTGCTTCTCGATGTGACGCCGGTATCTATGGGCATCGAAACCGCTGGAGGAGTGATGACAAATCTCGTTGACAGGAATACCACCATTCCTACGAAGAAGGAACAGGTTTTTTCCACGTATTCCGATAACCAACCTTCGGTCCATGTTCAGGTATACGAAGGTGAACGCGCGCGTGCGGTCGATAACCACCTTCTAGGAAAGTTTGATTTGAACGGTATCACCCCCGCACCCCGAGGTATCCCACAAATTACCGTGACATTCGACATTGATGCGAACGGAATTCTTAACGTGAGTGCCGAAGACAAGGCATCCGGAAAGTCAGAGAAGATCGTGATTACGAACGATAAGGGACGTCTCTCCAAGGATGACATTGAACGTATGGTAAACGATGCCGAGAAATACAAGGAAGAAGATGACAAGTATCGCAAGAAGGTCGAAGCTATTAACGCATTCGAAGCGAACGTCTTCGGTGTAAAGAATATGATTGACCAACTGAGCGACGATGACAAGAAGGCTGTTGAAGATAAGGTCACCGAGACCATCTCATGGATAGATAATAACAGATCCGCGGAACTCGACGAAATTGAACACATGCAGAAAGAGTTTAGAGACTTTGTTGATCCCATTATTTCCAAACCGAAGACTGATACAGAGCCCAAGACATCTACCGGACCTGGACCCGGACCCGAAATCGAAGAGCTTGATTAATCACACCTAAGTAATTTAAAGATTTCAAACAAAATAAGACTGTAAAAAATGAACATTCATTCCCTTACCGACACTGTTTTTCCTCTTGTTGCCCAATACAAAGATGAAGAATATATCGAGTTAGAGTTTCGTCTCGGAAAGTTCAATGGTACCATGTTTGACACGAACATTGGCAAATCTACCCACGATCACATCATGCGAGGCCTTTCTAAGTACCTGGGTTGGGATCGTATTATCGCATCCGAAGAGGAAGTATTTTACCGCAGCAGCGATGGCGTACGCATTTCCGTTGACTCCGCCACTGGCGATGAAGTTATCGTTCAGAAAGATCGAATCAAGAACCACGATCTGAAGCATCTGGGAAACGTACCTTTCGACATCCGTTTCAGTATTTCCAAAGAGATCCCGCTCCCCGAAGACACCGATCGCGATATGGACAAGAAGAAGACCAAGAAGCGCGTTTCTTTTATTCGTAAGAATGTGTCTATCGACATGACGATCGTATCCGGTGATAATCATGATATGGATTCAGAAGACCCCATGTCGTACCAGGTGGAATTTGAGGTGATCGACGCTACCTCATGCGACACGAAGAATGACCTATTCAAAGTCATCCATAAGATTAACGATGTATTTAATATGTTGGGTACTAACAGATGATAGCGTTCTTGCTTCTCGTTGCATTATTCATCGTACTACATAACGCGAGTCAAAATCAGGGTGAGGAGGTGGGTGTACTTGGGTATAAAACCAAGTTTTTTCATGTTTCCGCAGGCGCTTCGAAGCGTACGTACGAAAAAATGAAATACGATGGTATGCATCCCGAGCAATTGAAGGAGTTTATCATGTTGGAGGATCAATTTGTGCGTTTGGTTCGTATGGCGGTATGTACCGGCGTTTCACGGAGAAACCAGGGGTACGTTTTATCCGATGAAATTAAGGAGAAGTTTAAACCATACGACTTCGAGTATCACGTAAAACTCTTAAAACAAATAGCCGAACCCCATAAAGTTATAATTCAAAATATAAGATGTTAAGCATGTTCAACAAAGCGCGTCGATGTGGACCGGGTGTTAGTCTAGGAATATTATCGAATATGTAGATAACTAGCCACGTATCATCTAGTTTTTCCCTATTTTCGTCTATCCATTTTTGTCCGTCTTCCGCTTCTAGAAATTCCCATGAACACAGAAACTCACGTTCTAGTGTACCCATTCCCCAGTCTTTATCTTCGTCTCGTTCCTTGCGAATGTATGCACAAATAGTATAAAAAATACTATCGAGTAATGTTTCGCGTATACGTTTACCCCATCGAGGGTTTTCCTCATCTACGCGAAACTCGTCGTGTCTATATAATGTTTTGACATGATCAACAAAGAGTTGTCTGCTATCGTCCATATTCTTATATGTCAATTATTCTTTATAATTGTTCCACCTTCGTACCCTTAGGGAACCGATTGAGTCCCTTAGACGAGTTCTTCTTAGGCGACGGTGTGACTACGTTCATCGCTTCCTCGAGCTCGGCGGCAAGGTTGTTGTTGAGATTGTTCAATTTGTTATTCAACTGTTTCTGCCTCTGGAACTTCCATGTACGCACCGTGTCACGCTTGACTTTGTTCACATTGGTCTTGAATGGTAATCCATTCTTCTTATTCTTTTTGAGACTAAGAGCGTTGATGACCTTTTTCATATCCGCGACGTCAGAATTTAAAGAGGGCATCACGTTCTTATACTTCTTCAGCCAGCGCTTACCGTATAATTCCTTGATATCTTCCCTGATAGACTTATTAGTGAGACGACGCTTGTCTAACTTCTTCGCGATATTCGCAGTCCTCGAAGCGGGTGTTACCACTTTAGGTTTTCTACCTCTCCTTTTAGGAGATGTGACCTTGGGCATTTGGAGTTTCTCGCACAGTGTATCCACGGTATCACTGTCGTCCACATTAACACCTCGAGCTATAGCTATTTGCACGAGTTCATCTTTCTTGTACGCGCGACAGGGTTTGGTCCCAACCTTGAACGTACCGAACGCACGCTCCTTAATCTTTTCGCAAATAGCAGGCTTTGTAGTCTTACTCGTGATGTCAACAATACCCATCCTTTCCGCAACTGCGACGAGCTTCGGACGAGCGACAGTGAGACACTTACGAGGACCCACCTTTATAGCATTCTGACCGTTAAGATACTTGATGTTGGTATTCTTATTGGTAAGCGTGGCAGCCTTGTTCTTCGGACGAGTCGTTTTCTTGACGACCACCGTGGGCATGTTCGCACTCGGTTTTATCATACCCATAATCCACATGGTTTTCACGAGATCATACCCTATAGGGTTGTAGGCGTCGTGTAAGCTCTTAACAGTCTTAGCACCTAAAATCTGTATCTTACCAGAAGTAAAAAGTTGGAAATTGTTGCCGTAGTACGTCATCTTTAGCGCAGGTCTAAGCTCGGGCTCGTAGTTCACGTTACGAGACTTGGCGAAAGCCTGTGCAACCTTAGTGAGATTAATAGCACCCTGGACTTGAAACGTACCCACCAGTGCATAATAACGAATGGGGTTGTATAAAAACGTATACTTCGACGCATAGTTATCCACGATAAACTTACGGATCATCTCCGGCTGCCTCGAGTTGTTGTCGATGATACCACCGGCGACTTGCATCTTTCCGTTGGCGTATATCTTCACGAGTAACTTTTGCTTCTTACCCCTTAGGTACGTGAAGCCGTCGATTTGAGCGACAAAGTATTTATGTCTATTTTTAGCATTCTTGTTGGGTGCAACCGTAAACGTGTGCTTAGCGCCTATTTGCATACGACCGTATAACAGTTTAATCGCGCTCACTTCAATTTCAAAGTCAGAACCACTTGCGATGGGACGTCTTTTAATAGGCTTTTTATAAAGAATTTCCGTGACGTTTACGGCGTAATTACCAGCTTTGGCATCTACGTTAACAATACCATTAAAGACGCCCAATTGAAGAGGTGATATCTTCATGTTCGAGAGATTGGCAGCCTTTAACTTGTTACCGACCATTCTCTGTATTCGTGCTTGTATATTGTTTTGCTTCAGTCGAGTCGCATTGGCGTGTAGACTGTTTTTTTCGCGGTTTGTGAGATAAGGTGCCTGCCGTATCAGGTTTTGGGTGGTAGGCGACGAATTATTATTTTTTTCAAACTCGTTGAATAAACCCATATATTAAGTAAACATTTTAATCGTCTAATTCTTGTCCATCAGTATCGACCATCGTCTGTGTAGAGATTGAAGACTCTGTATACACCTGCTGCTGTGGTGCTACTTCTTGTGGGGTTACGTTAACCACATCGAGACCGATAACCCACATAGAGTTCCTATGTTCTGTACCCTTTTTAGGTTGTTGCTGTGTGATACCACATCTCGTATACTCCGTAGAATCACTATCACCCAATTTTTCTACACTAATACCACGCTCCCCGAAGGGGCCGGCCCAAATGTCGGAGTTGATCGTTCTCGATTTACCTTCCTTTATACAGTATGCGGCAAACTCGTCCTTGAAGAAAGACAGTGGGCACTTCTTGTCTTCGCCATATTCGATATGGGGCGACTCCATGAAACTCAATAAGGGACTCACAGACGCTGCGACCTGTGTCTTCACCTTTTCGAAGTATGGAGGGAGAATGTTCCAAATGGCGTCGTTCTTATGCGCTTGTGCCTTCTCGAGATACGCACGCACACACTTTTGCAGAATGTTCGGAAGTTCCTCTTCGAGTCGATCTTCCAGTGTAGGATCGGCTTCCTTAACTTTCTTCCTAAAATCAACCGTAATGAGACGTCGCAAAACGCTACCGGAATTATCTCTCCATCCAGGAATCTCATTACCACCCAGAATACCCGGTGACTTCCACACGAACGTCTTGGCCTTCTCATGCTTCACAGCGATAGAAACGTCTTCACCAGAAACGACAGACTGAAACTCTGCCTGTTCAAGTGCCAAATCACCCTTTATCTCTGGCGCGATAAACATGTACGAATCGTAAATGGATGACAGACCAAATTTCCTCTCAACATTGTTCGAGAGTGTTCGCACATCATCGGGTGTATAGAACTTACGACACACCTTCGTAATGATGGTAGATTTACCAGACTGAGCCACACCCTTAAGGAATGGAATACACTGCCACTTATCAATCTCGTTCACATCGAAACACAAACGCCCACACAAGATATACATCCACTCGATCACATCCTTATCGAACTTTTGATATGTGAGGATTCTATCAAAGTTAGGTGTGGGAATGTCCCTCCAGTCAACGTCATTGTAGTTGTTAAACTCCTGGTTGAAGTATTTACAACTGACAATAGTTCGATCGAGTGTCTTAAATTCTTTGGATGAGTACGGGTAAAAAACGGCCCTGTAAAATTTCTCTTCTTCCGTAGATTTGTCAGGTACGAGTTCCTTGCCAATGAAGATACCGTTTGTAAACGACCAAACCTGACGATGCTTTTTAATCTCCGGAAACTGCATATCCTTCGTTTTAGAAAGGTGACGAATAAGATCACTATGTGTAGAAGGACTCATAGTCATATTTTTCCATAAGTCGTAAAACTGCTCCTTTTTGCCAACTGAATACACGTAATCTTGAATACTTTCAAAAACTTCCCATGCTCGAGTGCTTGCACCATCTTTTGTTTTGATTTCTCTACAACAATGATCTTTGTATCTCTTAATCTGTCGATCGTATAGATCTTTAAGTACCTGTAACATCGCCTGCTGGAAAGGCTTCAACTCTTGGACGTCCTTAATCGTTGACGCTCTGAAAATAGACGGGTCAGATTCCGGGTCTACCGGAACGGCATTAGGATTGTTAGAGAAGTCGTGGATACGGAAAACGCTAAACGTAAGTCTCCAAGCGTCCTGTACACGATCGATCATTCGGTTAATCCGAGTCGCCAGGGTAACTTCTTTGATGTCGTCATCGTCGAAGTCACACTCGGTATCTTTTTCGAGAGTACGTGCGCGATGATATGCATCGCAAAGACGTTCGATCATGAAAGTACGAACACGTTCGACTTCACCAATATCGATAGATGTGGGAAGACCCTTATCCTTAGGTTGTGAAGGGTCGAAAAATAGGTCAAAACCTATATGAAGAGACTCGGCTGCGGTAAGCTTGTCGTTGATTCTCAGTTTCTTCTCGGAAGGCTGAATAATAATTTTCATCAGCTGATCTATATCCATATTCATAATATTCTCAGTCCAGAAAGTGCTATTATGATCATGAAAATTGCATGTGTCGTCAATGGAATGTATCGGACCCTGCATTTATAATATTAGGATTCATTTTTCTAAGCCTCATTTTTCTTCTGAAGGGTGTTGAGAAGTTTGATCAAAATTTTGTTCTGAATTTCCATCTGCTGTCCAATGTAGACTAGAGCTGTACAGACGGTATCACCATCGGGGGTTGTGAGGGTCTGACCGAGTAAATTTTCCATAGGGGAGAAATCGTCATCATCTTCGGGAAAGTCTTCGGGATCGTACTCGGTGAGGTCGACCCCCTCGACCTCCTGGTCGGGCAAAATTTCGGAATCGGATTCCGATTCGGTCTCAGTCTCGGACTTGATCGTCTCAGGATGTGTAGACATTTATGGTAGATTCAGGAAAAATCGAGTGCGAAATTTCGCACTTTACCCAAAATTATTTTCTCTGCTTATAGTACAACAACTTTCAAAATGGCGGGCGGTTTAATGCAGCTCGTTGCCTATGGTGCTCAGGATGTCTACCTCACTGGTAACCCCAAGGTTACTTTCTTCCAGGCGGTTTACAAGCGCCACACTAACTTCGCTATGGAGAACATCGAGCAGACCGTGAACGGTACTGCCTCTGACTCCGGCCGCGTTTCCGTGACGATCGCCCGTAACGGTGATCTCGTTTCCGACATGTACGTCGAGCTCAAGGCTAAGGGCACGGTTATCAAGACTTCTGGTGATGTCGATGATGACTGCTGGGCCGCCGAGCGTGCTATCAAGGATGTTGAGCTTTCCATTGGTGGTCAGCGCATCGACAAGCACTACCAGCGCTGGTGGCGTCTGTACTCCGAGCTTTACCTCGATGAGTCCAAGAAGGCCACTTGGGGTAAGATGACCACCCCCGCGGTTGACGCCGGTCAGATGTTCCTTCCTCTGATTTTCTTCTTCAACCGTAACCCGGGTCTCGCTCTGCCGCTCATCGCGCTGCAGTACCACGAGGTTCGTCTCGACTTCGACCTCTCCGCCGAGTTCGACCAGTACACCGACGGCTCCACCTTCAAGGTGTACGCCAACTACATCTACCTCGACACCGAGGAGCGTCGCCGCTTCGCCCAGAAGGGTCACGAGTACCTCATCGAGCAGGTCCAGCACACCGGCACCGATGCCATGGCTGTCGCTGGTCAGACCAAGCAGATCCGTCTCTCCTACAACCACCCCGTCAAGGAGCTCGTCTTCTGCGCCGACCGTGGTTCCGTGTCTCGTGCCAACCTTTGGAACTTTACCTCCACCGATGAGGTCGTGACCACCGACGTTGGCTCTCAGCTCGCGGTGTCCACCGCCACCGCTATCCCCACCGCCCTCTCTGGCGCTCCCCTGCTTGTGCAGGACAAGGCCGCCGACGGCACGACTTCTGTCTGGACTGAGGAGGCTACCGGCCCCGTCGACACCTTCAAGCTTGTGCTCAACGGTCAGGACCGCTTCAAGGAGCAGTCCGGCAAGTACTTCAACTCCGTCCAACCCTTCCAGCACCACACTGGCTCCCCCGTGCCCGGTGTGTACTCGTACTCCTTCGCGCTCAAGCCCGAGGAGCACCAGCCGACCGGCACGTGCAACTTCTCGCGCATCGATAACGCTCAGGTCGCGATCAAGACCAAGGCTGGTGCCGTCGCGACGAACCTTAACATGTTCGCCGTGAACTACAACGTCCTCCGCATCCAGTCCGGTATGGGTGGTCTCGCGTTCTCCAACTAAATACTCATACGAAGTATTTGCAAAATATCAAAAAATTCACTTTTAAAAGTTGTTCGTACACACCTTTTAAAAATGAAGGTTCTTTACTTTTTTGACTCCCCTCGGTTTTGTAACGCTTTTTTTTTGGTCTGATTCAATCGAACGTACACGAAACATTTTCATCGTCCCATGCGTCTACATTGTTACAAGAAATATCACCCCCAAACAGTTCATACACCCATGACCCATCTACAAGTTCATCTTCGATAAGCTTATTTTTCAGTTGTTTAAGTTCAAGCATGTTAATAGACAGGAGTTCTTTCGAGCGCTTGTAACACTCGTCCACGAGATCGTTAATCTCCTTATCGATAATCAGGGAAGCCGCGGGTGATAGGTTTCGGTAATCGAAGTTGTTTTCGCCTAGACCATACGTGGTGACCATTTCCCGGGCGATCTTATACACTTGTGCATAGTCAGAAGAGGCACCCGTGGTGATATTATCAGGTCCAAAGATGAGCTCTTCGGCTGCACGCCCACCTAGAGCCACAATCATCTGGTTCTTAAGATACCGCTTCGTGTATAGAGCCGATTCCGCATCCTCTTCCGAAGGCTGGAAGAAGGTCACACCACCGGCTGCACCTCTAGGAATGATGGAAACTTTACGCACACGATCGTATCCGGGAATGACTGCACCCGTGATTGCATGTCCCGCTTCGTGGAAAGCGATAACATCCTTCTTGTGACCAATGAAAACCGTATCACCCTTTGCCCCTATGATCAGTCTCTGATACACATCATCCACGATAGCCTCGGTGATAGTACCATCTCCATCTCTCACGGCACGAATAGCACACTCGTTTAACAGGTTGGCGAGTTCAGCACCCGAAAACCCCGTGGTTTGTCTCGCGAGATTTCCAAGGCTTACGTTCTTGTCGAGCTTCTTACCTCGAGCGTGAACTTGGAGAATCTTCTTACGACCCCTGACACTAGGCAAAGCGACTTGAATCTTACGGTCGAACCTACCTGGGCGAAGAAGAGCTTCATCTAGAATGTCGCTCCTGTTAGTAGCTGCGATGACGACAATACCCGTATTTTCATCAAATCCATCCATCTCAGTAAGAAGTTGGTTGATCGTCTGCTCACGTTCATCGTTACCGGGCATGGGACCAGCTGCACGCTTTTTACCCACAGCATCAATCTCGTCAATGAAAACGATACACGGCTGATTCTCTCGTGCCTGTTCAAATAGTTCTCGTACACGCTTAGCGCCTACACCTACGAACATTTCAACAAAGCTCGCTGCCGAACACTGAATGAAAGGAACGCTCGATTCACCCGCGATAGCTCGAGCGAGAAGTGTTTTACCGGTTCCGGGTGATCCCGAAAGAAGAGCGCCACGGGGAATCTTAGCTCCACTACCCGAATATCGCAGTGGATTCTTGAGAAAGTCGACGATCTCTTCCAGTTCATACTTTGCAGAGTCGATACCTTCAACGTCGGTGAATCGCGTCTCTACATTCTCTTCCATAGCGAAGTCTGCCGATTTAAGAAACGGATTGGGCATACCCATCCCCCCACCTTCCCTACTTCCAAAAAAAGCGCGAAACATGGCGAATGCGTACAAGAGAAAAAACCCCACGATAACATTTTCAGCGAGATTCTGTGGTTGTGCGGTGTCTATGTTTACATTTGCACCACTTTCAAGGAGTTTCTCCCAGAACATCTCAGATTGGACGATGGCCACGTCACCATAATCTCCATTCTCTTCCATGAAGACGGCTTGATTCTTCGCGGGTCGTACGAGTACCTGTGGAAGTTCCTTCTTCTCGAGACCTTTGATAAACTGACTATACGATCTAGGTTTATATTCCGGCTGCTCCGAATTCTCCACCTTAATATTCGGTGCGCGGAAAATACGCGGTACAGATAAGCTCATTACAGGACGCATCTATCTTATATGATGAAATAAGTTTTAAGCAACTTAAATAAATCCGTACATTATAGATTACGATGACGAGTTCTATCGGCGTAATCGGATTGGGTTCTATCGGAAAAAATCTTGCTCTGAACATTCAAGAGAAGGAGAAGTTGCACGTATTTAACAAGACACATTCTAAAGTTGTTGCACTCGAAGAACAATCCGAAAATGTATATGGTCATGATTCGATCGATAAGATGGTAGATGCTATGAAGTGGCCACGTGTCATTTTCACAGCTCTTCCCCATGGCCAGGCGACCGACGATACTGTTAGGGTTTTGCTTAAACATATGAAACCCAGTGATACGATCATAGATTGTTCAAACGAACATTACAGAGTATCGAGAACTCGGGGGTCTAGATGCAAGGCCCACAAGGTAAACTATTTGGGTACAGGGCTTTCTGGTGGAGCCGAAGGTGCTCGTCAGGGGCCCGCTTTCATGCTAGGGGGTACCAAGCATGCTTACGAGATGAACAAGTCATTCTTGTCTAAAATTGCTAAGAGACATACCTACATGGGTGAAGACTATGGAATTGGACATTTTACAAAGATGGTTCATAACGGGGTTGAATATGGTATGCTGCAAGCTGTGGCTGATCTATACGCCTATTGTGACCACGACGAAGTTCGTATGCAGAAGAGTTTGGAGCAGGCTATCGGTACTGATATGGATGGATATATCGTGCGATCTGCGCTGAAAGTGCTTGAGAATTATGATTTGAAGAAGATCTCCGACACTGCCGAGATGAACAGTACGGGACTCTGGTGCTCTCAAATTGGTTTGGAATATGAAATCCCTACACCCGTAATTAACTCTGCGGTGAACACTAGAATCACGAGTAAATATGTCAAATCCGTTCGTACGACACAAAATGTGACTGCTTCATTTAAACCTTCAATCGCTATGAACACACTGCGATTTACGTTTGCCGCCTCACTTTTAGAGGGATATAGTCTTATGGATACAAGAAATGTCTCAAGAGTAGATGTAGTAAACGCATGGTCGAGAGGTACTATCATCGAATGCCCGCTCATCGGGGGTGACCTACATACGATTATGGACAAGCATATTCTAGATGCACGCATTTTTGCTTTACATTGTATGACCGCGGGTGTTCCATGTCCAGCTGTTCACGCTGCGATTAACCAGTATGATTTTATCCACCAACATAAAACGTCTATGGCTTTTCTCATGGCGCAACGCAACTATTTTGGACAACATACACTTATTGAAGTTTAAAAGAAAAACGTATATATAACCTATGATTAAAAAAATCTTTGATATCTTGTTAAGAGTAGAAAAACCAATGCTTGGTCGATGGTCACTCAAGAATTGTGGTGAAATGTCGGCGTCTATAAATTCTGTGTATCAAAATCGAGATCATTGCGGAGATACGATTTGTAAAACACCTAAGAAGGCATCGGAATATCCTCCTATTCCTAACAATATAAAAGATAGACGCTAAATAATAGTATGTTTGAGATCTATACGGATGGAAGTTGTTTGGGCAATCCTGGGCCTGGAGGATGGGGTGTGATATCATCCGATTTCAGATTAACTGGAGGATCTCGTGAGACGACGAATAATGTTATGGAGATGACTGCAATCATTAAGGGTTTACAAGAATGCAAAAAGCGTGGTATCGACGAAGTACGTATTTTTACAGATAGCAATTATACAAAGAATGGTATCACTTCATGGATTAAAAACTGGAAACGTAATGGATGGATCACAGCATCTGGATCCCAAGTAAAAAACAAAGAATTATGGAAAACATTGGATACAACGGTTCAGTCTATAAAAATTGTAGAATGGCGTTGGGTAAAAGCACACAATGGAAATTATCAGAACGAACTAGTTGATAAATTGGCGCGATCAACTGCTCAAGAATTTCAGAATAATCTGAGTGTAACATAAGTACAGGCCATGTCTGAAAAAACAACACTAGATGAACCTGTGAATTGTTTGTGGTGCGATAAACAAGAAAAACTATTAGTTCGCTGGGCTGAAAAGGGTGCGGGGTATCGATGGCTGCATAATCATTCTCGACTTTTTTATAAAAAACAGAATGACTGGCTAGCGTATCCGTCTATCGTGATAGCCTCTATCACGGGAGTTGGTGGTTTCGCGGTATTAAATCCGAGTGGTAACGATGGAGTAAGTAATGAGACTAAGACTCGTATTATGATTATCCAGTACTTCTTTGCATTTCTTAACGTGTTGGCGGGTATTCTTACGAGTATATCCAAATTTAGTCAGGCTTTAAGCTTATCAGAGGCACATTCCGCTATGTGTGTACAATGGTCTAAGTTCTATAGGAATATAGATATGGAGTTATCATTGGATGTACAACATAGAGTCCCAGTAGTAGAATTCATGATGAAATGTAGGGAGGAATACGATCGATTACTGGATGAGGCGCCGGATATTCCATCTGTTTCTATACAGGCGTTCCAACATCAGTTTCCAGATAAACCTAATAAACCAGATGTGTGTAATGGTCTCAGTATCGTTGTGAACGATGAAACAAATTCTGTTATCGCTTCAAAACGAGCTGTTAATAAGTGGTTAGGGGCTTTTTCGAATATAACGCAGAAAAGGAAAAGTAAGGATATGTCCTATCAAGGTGACGAACTTAACAGGGTAGATTCTCTATGATCTCCTTGGTCTTCTCGTACATCTTCTCAAAGTATCTATTTGTAAAACCTTTCTTCAATCGTCCGTTATCGACCACGTTCGATTTAAGAGAATCCCATAATTCAAGGCGCTTCTCGAGAAACGCTTTGAACTTTTCAGGATCACTGGAAGACTTGTATCGAACTTTTTCTCCCTGAAGAGCCTTGGTCATTGCGGCATTTCGGGACTCTGCACGGAATTTTTCAAGTTCGGCAAAAGAAAGCCTGGGACCGATGTCATCCTTCTTCTTGTTCATTTATATTTATGTAGTACGTGCTCTTTATGTATGATTAAACATAACTGTAGGTTCAACTGTCACGGTCGATAATGTGTCCATAAAAAACCACGCGACGAAGCCATTGATAACCCACGAGAGACCAAGCATCACTTTCAAAGCCTGTGCCTCTCGGGAGACCTGTCGAATATCCTCCAAATGTATCTTGTGTTCATCTTCGATCATGTGCCAATCTTCACGAAGATCGTGGAGCTGGTTAATGAGATTCGTTATTTCTTGATCCATTCTATTTACAAGGGGTGGTTATTGTTTAAATCACATAATATGTGCGACGCTGCCTCTACGACCACGATCAACGATGTGACCTCTACATATAAAAGTGTCGTACGCTTTCATTTCTCGGTCCACAAACACAGGTGCCCTGTCAATGTACAACGACACATAAACCTTTTTACTCGGCAAAGCAAATTCACATATATCGGGTAGACGCTTCCCAGTTTTGGATCTCGGCGCTAATCGACATTCCTTATCTTTCTCTTCTTCTTTTACTATATCCCCTTCAATACCTACACTACCGACAGGGGTGGGTACCACACACTTACAGTTTTTCAAGAACCAATTTGTCCATGTAACGGGGTGTATAATGAATTTGACTCGTGCATCCGTTAGGTTTATAAATTTTATACGCGGGGTCGGGTTTGAATCTTTTTTGAAATAATCACTTGGACCATTAACGAGTGTAGGGTGTTTTTCCCTGTGTTTAAGTGCCAAATCTATTGCTTCATCCGCTTCTGAGTCTGACTCTTCTTCATAAATCGGCTCACCGGCTATTAAAGGCATGGAAGGAGTGCGGGTCATCTCTGGATGGGGATTAAACATATTTACAATAGAACCCAAAACAGCTAGACCTAATAGACTTGAGCCTATTATACCCATTTGTACTGATCCCAACCAATTTGTCATTTATCTATTACGAACATTTAAAGAAATCTAATGTAAAATATCTTACGACGGTGTAGATGGAAATATATAATTAATATTTGTATATATAAATGAATAAATATCAAGAAGCCATCCTCAGGGGCGTTGGAGTGTTTCTATCCGTATTTTTTACAGTTGGATGGGCTAAGAGAAGTCCTATACCTAATGACGAAGAAATTGCGGTCGTTATTATTTTACTTGCCATACTCACAGCACATTTAACATTTAAATAACTATAACATTTCCTAGACTAAAAAGTGGCAAAGTGATTAGATGATTCTGGACTGAAAGTGTATTCGGGTTTCTTCGGTTTTTTTGCTTCTTCCTGTCGCGCGCGCTCTTTCTTGATGTCTATGGGTGTCGTATACACGTCGAGCTTTTCTACAGGTATCGGAGGGTAATCATACTTACCGGGAGGATCGCGTATAGAGCTAGCAAATAAAATGAATGCTACCCAAAGTGCGACGAATATCCAAACGTACGTGGACATATAGTATATATACGAAAAGAAAACACAAAATTTTCTTCACGTATAATAATGAAGGTAACACTCAGAAAGAGTCCTAATCCCGAGAAGAAATACAGGGTTACTTTCGAAGATGGTTCACACGTGGATTTTGGGGGTGCGGGTTATTCGGATTATACGATTCATAAAGATCCATCGCGTATGAAAAGATATCTCGCGCGCCATGGACGTATGGGTGAAACGTGGTCTAAAGCCGGTTTAAAAACGGCTGGGTTCTGGTCTAGGTGGCTTTTGTGGTCTAAACCGAGTATGATCGGAGCTAAGCGATTGATGTCTTCGCGTTTCGGTTTGCGATTTGTCTAAGACCACGGCGATTCAAATTCTTTTGAAGTTGTGTCAACATGTTTCTGGGCAACACGGGGCGTCTGATGAGAATTGGACGAGTTATCGGCATACGCCGAAGAGGAGGGGTGCGTACTGGACTCATTTTCTTCGTGCTACACGTGCATCGATTCTTAACGAGTTGACGACACGTGCGCATAGTAGCGGCAGCTTGAGTTACGCGATTTTTCATTGCAGCTAAATCGCGTAAGTTAATCTCTTTTCGTAAAGCTTCATTCGTCTTTTTCACGCGTTTACCTTGGCTGTCCTTCGTTAAACGGATACCTTTTTTCTTGGCTTTTGTTCTTATGTCAACCATTTATATACGCCAATATTAAAAAAAGTGATCAGTCCTATAAAGCTTAGCCTGATAAGGAGCCGCCTTACCCAAGACGTTCACAGATTCATTTCCGTATAATTCCCTACATCCTAAATCTTCCATGCAGTCACGATCACCAACTGTCACTGGTATAGAGTAAATCTGATCTCCAGGAGTTGATGTGTAATAATGATACTGATCCCGACGACCTCTCACTTCTTTTCCATATAAGGGAAGAGTCTCCTCATTCTCACCTATAAGAACGCCCATTTGTTGTACGTCGCCGGGTTTGTACACTTTAATCGGGGGATCTCTGTATTCGGGTGATCGACGAATACTCGTGATCGGACGCGGGGGAACCATGGGTGTCGGTACGGGTACCTTGACAATCTTAGGATCTTGTAACCGCGTGATGAGATAAAAAATAATGGCGACGAGTACCAGCATTATTAATAACGCGGGAGTATTAGTCTTTCCTTTCTTCATTTATATAACTTAGAAAAGATTCCCGACAGGTCAACACGTTCTGTGTATGGTATTCTCTTTAGTTTATGCTGTACAAACAACCATAATCCGAGGAACAAAAACTTAGGGATGATACCCGATGTGGTGTTATCGAGTTTATAAATCGGTCCTACTAATCGTCCGAAAAACGTATCCTCTTTCCTATTACCAGTAAGCTTCATCTCAATCTCCGTGAGAGCGCATGTGTCATCATTCGTTGCCCAATGAAAAAACAAGAAAGGTATAAGAAGTGAGTAAAGAGAAAGAATCACTTCATCCGCGGTAAATGGTATCACTATCATCGCGAGGAACAGAAGGACGTGAATGAAAAATATAATGTTCATCTCTATTAGTATGGACAAAGAAAAGAAAAAGACCCATCCCAAAGACAAGGTGAAGCGGGTATGGCACCCTTCACAGGAAAAGATCTTGAAAACATGGGGCGAAGCTTCGGCCTGCTACAGATACATGCATAATCACGCGTATCTTGTATTCAAGAAGCAGAGTATGCGTTTTACTTTACCAGTCATCGTGTTATCGACGATCACGGGTACGGCTAATTTCGCACAGTCATCATTTCCTCCCAGTATGAAAGGTGCTGCACCGGCTATAATTGGTGGTCTTAATCTGATTGCTGGTATTATCGCTACCATCATGCAGTTCTTAAAAATTAACGAATTGATGGAAGGTTGTCGAGTTGCGTCACTGCAATACGGTAAACTTTCGCGTACAATTCGGTTAGAGCTTTCTCTCCCCGTCCAAGAACGTTCTTGTGATGGTTCTACGATGATAGATACGTGTAGAGCTGAGTATGATAGACTCATCGAACAGTCACCACCCCTTCCCTATGCCATCATTCAGGCCTTTGAGAAACAGTTCCCCGACGATTCCGAATTTTTCAAACCGGAGATTATGCATATTCAACCTATCGATATGTTTATTTCGGAAGACGAAATGCGATGAATTAAAAAAGGAACTTGGAGCTATACGAACGGGTGACTCTACTCCGAGTTCGGAATTAGAAGTAGTCATCGAGGAATCGAAATTTTCCTAGCCACATAAGCTAACATTAGGAATAGTATCAGATTAAAGAGACCGATACATATCAAATAAGGAAAAACCTTTCTCTTGATTGGTTCTACGATCTTTGTTTGAAGTGTATCACTTTCCAAAAAAATATCTAAAGCTTGATCAGTGAACTCATCAGTGATGGACTCCTTCATTAAAATAATCCCACAAAAAAAGGAGCGACCGCCGACGCTTCATGATAAGGAAATTTCCCTGTTGGAAAAATTCCTGGCGCGAGGAGAGAATGTGTTCATATGCGGTCCTACTGGCTCTGGAAAGACGTTTATAGTAGACTGCTTACTTAACGCTAGTAACACGATCGAGTTACACTCTGAACTCTTTCAAAAAAAGAGTACCTTTCTGAACTTGATAGGGGACACGTCACACCATATTCTCATAGACGGATACGATCCAAGTGTGTATGGTCACAAACAAATCATAGACAAGATATCCGACACGAACGAGAAAATCACTAAAGGGTCTGTCGTTGTGACGTCCACATCTATTCATATGTTACCGAACTTCAAACTCATCATCGTACCAAAACGTTCTGCGGATGAGATATTTTCTCTAGAGTGTGCGAATCCGAGAGCTCGTTTCGCCGCCGATAAGTGTGGAGGGAATATACGCAATTTTTATGACTATATGAATTTTTCTGATGAGAAAGATGTCTTTAAAACTTCGAAAGATATAGTAATTGACATTTTGTGTTACAAAAGTGGGAGTTTTGACACAAACCAAACTGTCCATGAGCACGGTCACGTGGTAGATGTTATCCACGGAAATTACATGCATTCGAAAGACTCGAACATTGTACCCATCGCAGAATCCCTGTCTCTTGCAGACATATACGATTCCGTGATGTATAAAGGTGAATGGAACTACATGCCATACTACGTGGCGACTGGAATGGCCGTACCCAAGTATAACCTCGGAGAACCGTTGAAACCTGAAAATATTCAACCTGGTAGTACGTGGACAAAATACGGTAACTATAAAATGAGGTACAATAAACTCAAAAATATCCAGGGGCGACATATGACGAAACTGGGTGTGGAAGAGTTGGGGCTCATACGTCAATACGCAATCGCTGGTGATCTAGATCCTTTAATCGAATATAAACTGACACCTCTTGATTTTGACATCATGAATCATCTCGCACTCGGGAACAAAATGAAACCATCTGAAGTTGCAAAAGTTAAAAAGAAACTGCGTAGTATAGTCAATGAGTAGCTCTGACAGCGAAGACGAGACTTCCGGTGACGATATTGTCCGCGTGGTTGGTTGTGACATTTATTACTATGGAGCTATCGACCGCGAGAATATTCTAACGTTTCTAGAAGAGTTTAAAAAGCTAGAAGTCGATCTACTCAAAAAGGCTATCGAGCTTCCCGGGTATACACCTACAATCCAGGTTCATATTCATAGCGAGGGAGGGGATGTGTTTTCTGGATTGAGTGCTATGGATACACTCAGATCTGCGCGGGTTAATGTGACATGCATAGCTGAAGGTAATTGCTGTAGTGCCGCCACGTTTCTACTTCTAGGGGGTAAGAAACGGCTTATGAGTCGACATTCTTTTGTGTTGATTCACCAGCTTTCCACAGGCTTCTTTGGTAAGTATCACGAACTCAAGGATGAGATGAAATCATGCAAAAAGATCATGAAAACGATCAAGGGAATTTACCGGTCTGAGACCGATATTCCCAAGGAGACACTGAACGAATTTATGCACAAAGATATTTATTTGAACTTTGACGATTGTCTCACCTACGGGATCGTTCACGGCGCCTCGTAACTTCGAGATTTCGTTTATATAAAAAAATTACACCTAAGATGATCACCCCAATACTGATTGTATTCATATTTAAGGGAACAGTCGTTAACGGAGCAGGCTTAAGTCGCTCCATCCTTTCATAATTTACTACTGGTATCATTCCTACTACTAATATGAATACAATTTTTACTACCGACAAAAACGGCAAGAAGCGCTACCTCGACATCCGTGTCGAGGAGATCAATGGTGTCTGGTGTATCGTGAAGGCCACTGGACAGGTTGGAGGCAAGGAGGCTACATCTGTGACGGAAGTCCCTCTCGGTTTTGAGAGTGCGACGAAGCGTGCGAAGACGATGTGGAAGAATGCGAACACCAAGGCGACGGCCATTCTTCCTATGCTGGCGAACAAGTGGGAAGATCGTAAAAACTACATCTCAGAACCTTTTTACGTTCAACCCAAACTCGACGGTGTTCGTCTCTTGGTGTCCAAGGACGGTGGCATTTCGAGGACTGGGAAAATCATTCCGGGTACGGAGATTCTTGGTAAGGGTCTCAAGGAAGGTCAGTACGTCGATGGCGAGGCGTTTGATCCTAACCTGACGTTTGAAGAGCTCACGAGCACGTTCAAGACGGATCCTCTGAAGCTCAAGTTCCACGTGTTCGACTATTTCGACATGAACGCATTGAATATGACGTTTGAGGAGCGCTGGGCGGCTGTGAAGTCTCTCAAGAACAAGCACTACGTGTTTGTAGAGACTAAGTTGGTCGCGAAGAAGCGTCAGCTCCCTCTCGTTCATAAAAAGCACGTCGAAGAGGGTCACGAGGGTACGATGATTCGCGACCGCTTCAGTGTGTACGAAGTTGGTCAGCGAAGCAACTACCTTCTCAAGCACAAGGATTTTCAGACCGAGGAGTATGAGATCATCGGAGCCACGACTGGTCACGGTCGAGATGCAAAGTGCGTCGTGTGGATCTGCAAGACGGAAGAGGGTAACGTGTTCAATGCGCGCCCGGAAGGTACCCTGGAGGATCGTGAATACAAGTATGCGAACAAAGAACGTTTCATTGGTAAGATGCTTACAGTGAGATTTCAGAACCTGACCGACAAGAATGTCCCCAGGTTCCCAGTGGGAGTTGCGATTAGAGACTATGAATAATTTGTTATGAATATGTAAATGAATCGAATTGCCGTTGACGTTGATGAAGTTCTCGTACCGTTTGTTAGGCCCATGGCTAAGTTTAAAAAACTAAAAATGCCGACTGAAAAATGTAGATACGTGTACCGCGAAATGTTTGAAATAACAGAACCCCAATCCCGGAAGATGGTACGAGAATTTTATGATTCCGAGGCATTCGATGCACTCCAGCCTATCGAGTATTCCCAGGCAGTTCTACGACTCATGCGCCCATATGTAGATAAGATGTACATCGTCACGGGGCGTCACGACTGCGTTAGAGAGAAGACCGAAGACTGGTTAAATGATTATTTCCCGGGTATTTTTGACGACGTTATTTTGACGAATAGTTTTACGAGTTACGAAATTCAGAAATACGATATATGTCACTCCCTTAATCTAGACACGATCATAGACGATAGCGATACGACATGTGGCGTTTGTAAACACTGGGGTATGGACGCGTATCACTTCGCAGGGTATAATGGTAAAGAATACGAATGGTGCAAGAAGGACGATATAAGCGTTTTGAGCTGGGTGGAACTATACAAAAAACTACCTTTGAAGTTCATGGATTAAAATCTCAGAAGATATTAGATGTCATCTAGGACAGTCGTACGAACGACCCCCAGAAACACCCCTGTTAAACCGGGGACTAAGAGGGAACGATCTCCGACAGGTCCTTTAAGTAATATGAACACAAACAGTAATACAAACACAAATGAACCACCTGCCAAAACGGCTCGCACGACACCCGCACCGACGCCTCGAAGTGTAAAACCGAAGACAGCGAAGCCTAAGACGGCGCGCCGAAAACTTGATCCGGCTGCTAAAACAGCTAGGTCGATTACAGCGACTGCAGCGAGAGAGGTATCTAAAGCTATAAATAAACCACCACCCCGTTCTAGACGAACTGCAGTGATCCCAAAGCCAATGATACCAATGGAAGACCTATTGGACATATATCAACTGTACTTAGCCATCGTAAACCAGAGACATATCATATTGGGTTCGGATATTGCTTCGACCCTGACAGACGAACAGGTGAATAAAGTGTTCGTGGATATGATGGAGTTACAACTCAAGGGGGCCAGAAATGCAAACAAGTTTTCAAATTTTTTACGATTGATGAACTACGTGTGTAGAGTTGGACGTGCTACGTCGTACTTACTCTTACGCGCGGATTCTTCTAACACTGGAAAGATTATAAAGAACGCATATGTGTTAAAGAATGAGATGGGGAGATTGACGTATGAAAGTATACAGGGTAAATTATCCAAAAGAGATTGGTTGGACGCCAAATCTAAATTGGAATCTCTTGGGAGAAGAGGAGCGCGCTGGCTCAAAGTACCGACTCTTGTGGAATTTCAAAACGAAAGTAGCACATCGGTTCGGGGTGGAGAAGTGTTTTACTTAAATCCTTCGTTCATGGGGCAATTTCGTAAGAAGGACTTCAACGCAACTTTTAAATCTCTCATCGAGACATTCAAGGAGACGAACGATTTCCTGGGCAAATTGCAGAACATGTTGAAATCAAACGATTTTGAACATAAACAACTGAGACAACTGTTCAAAGCGTCTGCTATGCCGACCAATAACTCGCTAAAAATTCTTGAACTCATGAGAAGTAGAAATAGACGGTATTACCCTAAAAATATGGTTAACGCGACGGGTATAGGACCTCGACACCACGTGCAACCGCAATCTATGCTGTCACATTATTTAGGTTCGGATGAAGTTAAATCGAGTACGTACACAGGTAGACCTTTATCGTTACCGAGTGTGTTATATTTTGCAGATGCGATGCTATTGCGTAAAAATGGTATGACGTTCGCAAGAAGTCCAACTGTCGGTAAACATAACTTCCGTGGTAAAGGTGATAAGGTCATCATACGACAGGAACCCGCTTTACTTATGCCACCGGCAGATCTTCAGAACTATTTATTTGAAATAAACCGATGCAACACGGCGTGGCGTCACGGAGGTATTCACTGTGGACTGGAAAACGCCGGTCATAACAAAAAGGGTAAACACGGTCAGATGAGAACGAACGCTGTAGCTAACACAAACTCTATGATAGAAACGATGATAGAAGCGTACACGTTAAACAAGTCGGCTTTTGACTATTCGGAGATGTATACGTTATTAGATAAATCTAAGTACGAAGCTATATATTTTGATAGCAGCGGTGTACCCCAAAAGATAGAGAATGACGGTGATGAGAATATAGATGGAAATTACTTTTTCCAGAATTTCAGGTATATATTCGGGGAGGGTACCGCGGAGATTGATGTGTTAAAGTTGATAGCTCAGTCGTTTAAGAGTAATACCACGAGAAAGTTAGATTTTAAGAAGACATTTGCATTACAGACGACGAGACAAAACATGACGAGCTTATTATCTCGGCTCTATAAAAATTCAGCTGTAAAGCTGGTCGGTTCCGTCGATAACGTTATGAAGATAGTGGAAAAATTAAGTAGGACATATAAAAATAGTCTAGACAGTGAAGAATTAAGAATTATAAGAAACGTATTGGACGAGGGGCGGCGAAATAATTCGAGCGCTTCTAGAAAATTGATAAATGCTCGTGCGACTATATGGAGAGAATTGGGACTTAAGTAAACCCCTAATATATCAAAAAATATACAAACATGAACACCCTAAATGAGACTTTCAAAAACGGAGCGGCCATCATGAGTCTCGTTTGGAGCGTAGGAAAAATGCAAGAGTGGGTGCAGCGTAATCAATATTAAAGCGTAGAACCGTTTAATAATCACAAAATGTTCAGTATCACATGTTCTCAAGTACCCGCCCATGTCCCCATCTCTACCGAAACGAAGAAAAAGCGTACCCGACACTGGCGTCAGCATATGTACGCACATGCGTCGCATGATGATGTTTCGAACCGCGCACTCATGAAGGGGCGGAACAAGATCCGTGAATTGGAAGAAGAACTTGAAAAGTATAAGCGCGTGAACGCTAAGCTTGAGAGAATGGCTAAGTGGAATCTGCGTTCGTCTCAGTCAACCCTAACCACGACCCAAGAAATGCTGCAAGTGCTTCAAGATACGTTCGGCGACGAGGCCTTTGAGAAGAAGTAACTCCGTACATGTTAGGTCTGGTATATGTCATACAGATTTCTTCGGTTTCGGTGAATCCTAGGACAGACTTATACATTGATAATAAAATGTTACTATACTTTAGATGATATTGTTTGTGTTGACTTTCGTGGCGATCGTCGTGCTTTATCATACCGTAAAGACGCGACGTGAAAAACGGAACTTTCACCTATTAGAGATCAAAGAGTCTACGAGACCCGGTGCGGGGTTAGGTGCATTCGCAACTCGGGACATACCCGCAGGGATTGATTTGGGTCGCTATTATGGTGTCATAGTCAATGAACGGCCAGACGATCCTACATATACATGGCGAGTTGAGTCAGATCACAGAGACATAATTGGTCGTCCGTATCATGTGACAAGACATATCGATGCTAAACCAATCATCGAAAATAACCCATTGAGATATGTGAATTCTCCAGTTGGTAAAGATGAGAATTGGCTCATTAACACGGGTCACAAACAAAAGGGAAATGCGAGACATGGATGTATACACTATTACACAAAGAGGAAAATCGAGAAAGGCGAGGAGTTATTCGTAGATTACGGTGAAAAATACAGAAATTGGATGGAAATCAAACTTAAGTCGTGAAGTATATTTGTAATAATTAAGTTAAAATGTTCGCAATCAGACAAAACATCTTTCAACCTAGACCTGTTCGCTTCAGGTCTCATGTGAAAAAATCTATCACCAGGAGTTATTATGGACTCAATTATGACAACAGTAGAAAACTTGAAATGGTTCATGGTAATGATCTTTTTCATGTCCTCGCATTTCATAGAGCGGGACATGAAGAAGGAATTTATTCTATTACGGAAAGAGACGAGAATGACCACCCCTTACACTCTATAGTGGCATTTTTGACATTCGATGATGCATACAGATACAAGACGCTTCTAGAAGCTGAGATGGATTCCTATCATCCGTACATCCAGTTTGCGTCGAGATATGAACTCGATCATGTATGCAGGGTTGGGGGGTACCAATGTCTAGTGGTAAACGAAGGAGTGCTTGTTACCCCTCCTATGAAAACCGTGAAACTAACAGATTGGGAAATTCGTGAATCCCTTATGAATGGTAATTGGACTGTTGCACCTAAACCGGAGAATCCTCGTGAACAATAACACTATCTAAACTATTTGAGCGGCTCATGATAGGAGAAAGTCCATCTATTATACCACCTTTTCTCTGTGCACATGAGTGACGTTCCATATCAGAAATTGTTCTAAACGTTTCCCAACATGTACTACACCGTACAGTTCCATACCCTCTATTAATACAAGAGTTGATTTCTTCTGTTGTATGGTATCCCGAATGATTTATAAGACCCTGTATATTTTCGAATACCGAACCGCATATATCACATGAACAATCAAAAGGGCGAATATATACGTCGGGTAGTTTTTTATAGTGTTTTCTATTAAATAAAAATTCGAGACACATATACTGTGATCGTATAGTATTTTTAAGAGTGTTTTTCTGTGATTAGATAATCTGGATACATCTTTCGCATATCGTGTTTCTGTTTAACGAAAACAGATAACCGTTCGTATAGAGACATCATTTTCGTCCTGAAATGAACCGTTTTATAAATATGGTCAACGTGCATTTCCATACTGTAATTGTTTGGAAGTTCGATCGCAGTGTCTTCAAGTAGATCTATATGTGGGCGCATCGTTCGAGTGTTTATATGATTATGTAGTGTAACTACGCGTCTCAACGTGGTATTGAATTGTGACGCGTTCATGTTATACATTTAGAGTGCGTGCTTTTTATATCATTTTTATAAGGTTAGTACATTTTCTTTGCAAAATATGTCATGAAAACGCTGGCTTCTATGATGAGAAGAGCCTGTTGAAGCATGACCATTTTCTTAGCCCGGTCAGTTCTTGGTCTAAATCCCCCATATCCGACCGTGCTCATCGTCGTGAAAGAAAAATACCACGGATCGATGGAAGATCCCGTAAACCCAAACTCTTCTGGCTCAAACATAGTCGCATATATAAAGCCAAATAGGAGCGTCGTCAGGATCATCATGAACGCGACTAACACAGAATCCATTTGGTATATACAGACATTTAAAGTTATCCCGCGTGTACTAACAAAGATGGAATCTAAACTGCTTATCAAACGCCTTTCGACTGACGCGATCATTCCCGAGCGATCTGGTTCGAGCGCTTCGGTTGGATACGACCTGTACAGTATCGTCGATGTTGAGATTCCTCCCCTCGCGAGGGGTATTGTTAGCACCGGAATTGCCGCGACTGTTCCTACTGGATGCTACGGTCGTATCGCTCCTCGCTCTGGTCTCGCTGTGAAGAATGGTATTCAAACCGGAGCCGGTGTTATTGACCCTGATTATACAGGTGAACTCAAGGTGATCCTGTTTAATCATGGTGACGAAACGTTTCATATTAAACCTGGGGATAAGATTGCCCAGCTTATCGTGGAGAGATGCGAAATCCCTCCCATTGAGATTGTAGACGAAATTGCATCTACTGAACGTGGTGAACGCGGTTTTGGTTCATCCGGTTAATCATAAATAAAAAAATAACGTATGAGTATTTAGTTAGCAAAAGCAACACCGCCCATACCGTCTTTTATCTTTAAAATGTTGTAATTGACTGTATAGGCACGCACGATAGTACCCTCCCTGGTGGTGGTACCGGTAAGATTCAGCTTCGCGTTATCGATACGCGAGAAGTTAAGCGAGCCGCTGGGCTGGGAAGAATTCATCTTTAAGCAGAAGGGCCACGTGAAAGTGGCGACGGTGTTGAGAGTCGACGACGGAAGAGATGTGCAGTGCATCTCCGGAACGACGTTGTGGTGGTAGATGGGAGACATTTCCTCGAAGAGAGCAGTACCGTTGATGTAAAGGGAAGCGCGGTCGAATGTGAAGTTGGTATTCCACTGACTGTTATTAGCCTCGGAAGAGACGACGTGAACGGCCTTGGAAGGGTGGTTGAAGTAAGTGAGATCGATGTCGACGTCATCCGCAGACATGGGCTGGAACTGGGTCTGGGTGATGAGCATCTCGTGTTCATGCTCGACGACCATCTGACGCTCCTCGGTGTCGAGGTACACATAGGTACCGTAGACCTTGGGGGCGGTAGCCGGGTCGAAACCGGAACGGCACTTAATTCGCATCTCGACCTGATGAAATTGAAGTGCAGTGAGAGGGAGAGACTTGGTCCAGTCTTCGGAGAAGAAGAAGGGGATGAGATAATGATCGGCGGTCGTAGTAGAGGTTCCTGTAGCGTTTTCGGAAACCTCGTCGAGTGTCACGGCACAGGTCGCCTTAGCGCCATCTTGTTTGTAAAGTAAGTTGTGAACACCCTGAATGTAAAGAGAATCGAGGCGGCACACTTCCTGACCACCAATCCAAAGAGAAAACTCAGTCGTACTGGTGTCGTCGGTGCTAAAGAAGCCAGACGTGTTGACACCACCGGCGGCGATGTCGGCATTCTCGACCCAGACATAGCTTAAAAGATCACCCTTAGTGCGCAGAGGAATCACAACCTCGTTACCGCCGGCGAAGGTCCCAACGTAATCGAGACGCTCGGGCTTGAGTGCGAAGTTCGTATGTCTCTTATAATTTTGATGGAAAAATGAAACTTGGGGTGAGCCAGTGATGAACACATCCTGGGCTCCCTTAGACACGAGGTCAATCAGAGCAGCTGACATTTTTACTAATATATGATATTAAAAATTTAGCTCTATAACGAAGTATGGTACAATTCCAGGTCTTGACATGGGATGCACGTGACGAAGATGACGAGCATCTGATCAGGATGTTTGGAAAGACGATGAACGGTCAATCTGTCTGTGTGACAACCCCTTTTAAACCATACTTCTTCATGAAGCTTCCTGATACACTGGACCCTGTAAAGGTGATCGAACATGTCAAAGATACGTGCCCCGATATTGTAAACTGTGGATCCCTGAGATCTAAGGACATGGAAGGGTTCCAAAATGGGGAGTCTCGGACTTTTATACAGATAACCTGTAAAGATCTACAATCGCGTCGGTATATCAGTAGTAAACTGAGAAGAACAAATGTCGCGACTCTTAAAAAACTGGAGCGCGAGCGCGAAGAAACGGATCACAAGCTCGTTCTCACTGAATCCGCTATGGATAAGGAAAATGATGAGTCTTCGAAGAATCAAGCTTTGCAGAAGGTGACAGCTCTGAGAAAAACCCTGCAAAGACTGGATACGGATATTGAACGCACGAAGCATATTAGTCAGTTGCGATTATACGAGGCGAATCTGGACCCTGTACTGAGATTTATGCATAGGTCTAACATCCAATCCACGGGTTGGGTGGATACGGGTGATGGCTGCGAACGTGCTGATTTTGCAAACGTTGATATTGATTTGTATTGTGAATCCTGGAAAAATTTAAAGGCTATAGATAATCCAGAATCTGCGCCGTTCGTGATCGCATCGATTGATATTGAGTGCTATAGCTCGACTGGAAAGTTCCCAGATCCTAAAGTGAGAGACGATGCATGTTTTCAGATTGCCATCTCACTCATGCGCTTTGGAGAAATCGAACCGTTCGAGAAAATATGCTTGTGCTACAAGGAGACGGATAAAAACTTGGACGATGGCTCGATTATCGAATGGTATCCCACGGAAAAGGATATGTTGATACGATTTTCAAATTACCTAACGGAAAAGGATGTTGATGTTATCACTGGGTGGAACATCTTCGGTTTCGATCTTGAGTATATCATCGAACGCGGACATCTTATGTCTTGTCCATTGTCGTTTTTCAAAATGAGTAAGCTAAAGACGCATGTGTGCGACCTTATGCCTAAAAAGCTTTCTTCGAGTGCTCTGGGTGATAACGAGCTGAAGCTTGTCCCTATGCCCGGTCGATTTATCTTTGATCTGTTCCACGAAGTTAAGCGTGAGTACAAGTTGGACTCGTATAAACTCGATAATGTTTCAAAGCTCTATTTAGGAGACAACAAGATCGATATGGCACCGAAAGAGATGTTCCGCCGGTACGAGCAAGAAGATCCGGTAAAGCTTCGAGAAGTTGCGGAGTACTGTATTAAGGATACACTTCTTCCACACCGTCTTATTTCCAAGCTGTGTACGTTCATTAATCTATTGGAGATGGCTAAGGCTACCTGGGTGCCACTCAGTTATCTAGTGGAACGTGGACAGCAGATTAAGGTGTTTAGTCAACTCACGAAAAAGGCTCGAGAAATGAAGTTTAAGGTGCCTACGTACGATTATGGACACACAGATAACACTGGATATGTGGGTGCAACCGTTTTAGAAGCCATGTCTGGGGCCTACTATACCCCCATCACCGCCCTAGATTTTGAAGGTCTGTATCCGAGTATTATGATGGCACACAACTTATGCTATTCATCGCTCGTGATGGATCCTAAATACAAGAACATACCCGGAATCGAATATGAAACTTTCGGAGACCACACGTTCGCACAAAACGTTCCGAGCATTTTGCCTAGTATTTTGGTAGAGCTCAAGGCTTTTAGAAAGCAGGCAAAAAGAGACATGGCCAAAGCGACTGGTGCGATGAAGCAAATGTATAACGGTAAGCAGCTGGCCTATAAAATCAGTATGAACTCCGTGTACGGGTTTACTGGTGCTTCTAAGGGTATCCTCCCATGCGTTGCCATTGCTTCTACGACTACGATGAAGGGTAGAAATATGATTGACGACACGAAAAACTATGTGGAGAAGAACTTTCCCGGATCCAAGGTGAGATACGGGGATACGGATTCTGTGATGGTGGAATTCGACGTACAAGGTAGAACTGGGAAGGAGGCGATCGAGTATAGCTGGGAGCTTGGTGAACGCGCCGCGGAGGAGTGTACAAAACTCTTCAAAGCTCCGAATAACCTGGAGCTCGAGAAAGTCTACTGTCCGTATTTCCTTTACAGTAAGAAGCGTTACGCTGCGAAACTTTGGACCAAGGGTAAGGATGGGAACATGAACATGGACTATATTGATGTCAAGGGTTTACAGCTTGTTCGCCGAGATAACACCCCACACGTGAGAGAGGTGTGTAAAGAACTATTGGACGTAGTCCTCGACAGTAGTGGTACGGATGCACCCAAGGCTCTCGCTCGGAAAAGGGCCGTGGAACTACTCGAGGGAGATGTTCCGAACGAAAAGCTCATTTTGAGTCAGTCACTCTCTGATTCGTATAAAGTCAAAGGAAAGAGTGTATCTATTACTGGAGATGAAGTTGCTAACATTAATCAAGCGCACGTACAAGTTGTTCGGAAGATGAGGGAACGCCAACCCGGATCGGAACCACAGTCCGGAGACAGGGTTCCGTACATTCTCATAGATACCGGTGATCATAAGGCTCGTGCATTTGAGAAATCTGAAGATCCAGTCTACGCTCGTGAGAACGAGCTTCCCGTGGACTATCCATACTACTTCCTCAATAAATTTTTGAACCCGGTGTGCGACCTACTCGACCCACTTTTTGATAATGTGAAGGATGATATTTTTGGCGAGTTGCTGATGCGTGCAAAACCGCCGAAAAAGTCTCGCAAAAAAGCCGATCCGAAACAACCTACACTTATCAGTGATATATTTAAAAAAGAGACTCCATGATAGAGTATGACCGAAGTGATTCTCGAACTTATCAACAGTCAACGAGAGGTACTCAAGAATGTAGAGAAGACTGTGAAGGAGATGGAGGCGAAGCAGAAGGAAGAGGTAAGAGTCAAATTACTTGAAGCAACGAATGAATTGTGTTCGGAGAATAAATCTCTGAAACATGAAACAGTTCGTAGAACGATGGCGAGAGTGTTTGGTGATGATAAATGTATTGGCAAGAGAAAGAATGGTCGACCATGTGCGAATAGGTGTTTCGTAGGATTAGATGGTTATTGCAAGACGTGTTACAAGGTCAAACCCCCCGAAGGTAGAGTGATCAGTTTCGGCGAGGTATCACAGGATACGATTAGAGTTGATATGAGTGGTGCGGGTACTTGTGTACTTGCGGGTGCCGGAAGTGGAGGGTTTCCAGGGACCCCAGTATCGAGGAGCCCTCCACCCGAAGACGAGCTTAGAGATTTACCTCCCCTATATTAATAATGAACAAATCAGATATTCTACTAAATTCTATTAACACATTTTACGAAAAACATGAGAATAAAGCTATATTAGTTGAACTATTGTCTAAGAGTGGGGGTATTTCTCTCCGAAACTTGGAATGGTTTATCACTAACTATTCTAAGAAGAATAATCTTTCTTACGAAACAAATGATGGAAAGATATTCAGTGTGCATTGTGCATATAAGTCGAGTCTCGATGGATATTCTAAGAAACTGTTCGACCCTTTCTGCCGAACGGAAAAAATAACGTATAAGCTACCGGGCTCATCCGAGGAAATTCATACGACCGTTGCACAGCTGAATTTCATCCGATGGTGTGTGAAGAATAATATTGTAGACTATATTCGTAAGCATCACGATACGTTATTTATCAAAGGGAATACCCTTCGATCCCAAAAGACGTAGACTCTTTTTTCAATTGTAGCACATTTCCAGCACCTGCATCCACTGGCTTTGGACTATCTCTTAGCGGTCCGGAAGGTGTAACATTAAAATCATCCGGGGTTGGTATGTACCTATTGGCAGACATACCCACACCGGACATAAATCCCCTATCGAATAGGAATGTCTGATACCCGACGTAGTACATGTTTAGTGTATAAACGTTTGTCAAATTGGGAGTAAGTGTAATATCGAGAATCGTTCGATCTGAATTTAATTTACTGAAGTCCAGGCTCCCCGACGGCTCCACGTTGATTGGATTCATCGCGAATGTATACGTGTAAATATTCCTATCAGGTTTCGATAACCTGCTATTATAAGGTACGACATATTTGTAGAATGTGTGATCGGGGTTATTTATGTTTGGTAAATCCTGTCCGTTAATATACAATTTAGCCGATTCCTGTACAGGTCTAAAAAACTCGTTTATGACGTTAAACGTGTTCGATGTAGAAAAATTGTATCTATTTTCAAACTTTCGCTCTAGGACATCCGTATCACCCGTAAGAAGATTTAATGGTGAACCGTGCTCGGTTTCATCTTCGAAGTCTTTACGACGTAAGAACCAAAATATAGATTTCACGGGGATATCGGGAACGAGTTGTAATTTTACAGTCTCCTCACCTAACTCAGTATCCATTGACGGATGCTTTTTGACTACATCTGTGATCAACACCTGTTGCTTAGTGGTTAAGAACGTCTTTTCCTGTGCCGACACCGTAATTTCTTCCGTGATCACACTGAACTTATCTAACGTCAGAGTTGACCAGCTTGGGTTATTCGTAAAGAATGTGGCCGGTCTAAACTTTATCTCAAATTCGAGCTTCTGTTTATGGATAGCACATGTAGGGAAGTAGGGTCTGTTAGGGGAGTTGGACGCGTATTCATCCCCCTCATACTTACGTGAAAAGAATAGAGGTATGGGTATCATAAGTTGTGATGGATACCTAGATAAAGTGGCATCGTTTATATGCGAAGTGCCTTCCGCTTGGTTGCGGTTAAGAGTGTATCGTTTGGTTCTCTTCTCAGATGCGTCGAGATAGAGTTCGTCATAAATAATACCCCAATCGTAATGGTATTTCTCTAGTTCTAACTCATCTACACGCATGGTCACCGTTTCTATGACATGACGTCCTATCTGGTCAGCGATATTGGCATTTGACTCAACCGCTGGAAATTCGAGATAAACGTACATATTGCTAAGGAGATCACCCATGTTCTGTGGATTAAGGGTGACCTTTATGGATTCACCGAAAGGCCATGTTGTGGAAGAAGATGAAGGTTTAGATACGGTGACACTTTTGTGATACTTAGTGAAGTTTGTATGTTGATTATACTCATAATTAAAGAAGGAATGTGTCGGGCTATCATGTAACAGGAATGTATCCTGTTTACCTATCGCGTTAAGGGCCAGTACAGAACCCGTATCGGGACCTTTAAGGTCCATTCTTATCTAATGCTCACAATTTTTTAATATCCGTTTTCCACATGTCGAGATATCCGGTAGCTTGGAGTCTCTTCACCTCTTCATTCAAATCTTCCCATTCCTTGAACAGGGCGGCCACTCGTTCTTCTGTGTAATCCACCGTTTTCGTGTGCAAGAGATAGTCGAAGGAATCGTCAACCTTGGGAAACATAGCTGACAGTTCTTCTTCCAGATCCTGTTTCTTACGTTTGAATACCACGATATCACCGTCGATCACCTTCTTAACAAATTGTGCACGTCTGGAGCAAAGTTCCGCCTTTCGCTTCGTAATCTCGAGAAGTCGAGCCTTTCTTTTCACATAGTGTTCCACTCGTAGATTGATGAAGTCATTGAGAATATCCTCTGCACTTTCATATTTGCAGATACCCTTCGTGGGATGGAAGAGGTGCATGTTCGAACACCTGATCGTCTTCTCCAGTTTGAGATCCTTGACAAGATCCTTGCCACTGTAATCCTGGATCACAAAGTCCACATTTTCCGTAGTGCTGTTATTCGTGAAGCTTCCGATAGTCTTCTTCTCAACGAGAGTGTCGAGATGTTCCTTATAGTCCTGCGTCCAGCGCCCCGGTGGGAGTTCGGATACCTTGATCGTTTTTCCGATAGTCGTCCACACACCCCGAGTCACCCAAGAATCGTCATCCTGTTCCTGAATGGTACCCTTGAAGCCTCGGAACCAGGGTTTCATCTTAGTCAGTCCCTGTCCCCGGGTATAGTTGAGAATGTTCTGCTTGATATCATCCGGGTTAAACGGGGGTACATAGCAAGAAAATCCTGTTCCAATACCCTCACTTCCATTTACAAGAATCATAGGAAGGGTTGGCATGTAATATTCCGGTTCAATAGACCTCCCATCGTCATCGAGATACGTAAGAATATCATCATCCCTGGGATCAAAAATGGTGCGCGCCTCCTTAGTGAGCTTTGTGAAGATGTACCTCGTTTGAGACGCATCCTTTCCACCCATGAGTCTCGTTCCGAATTGACCACACGGTTCCAGAAGATTAATGTTATTCGAACCCATGTAATCGTTGGCAAGCTTCACGATCGTTTCTGCCAGGGATACTTCGCCGTGGTGATAGGCGCTTTTTTCGGCCACGTAGGCTGCCAACTGTGCCACTTTCATCTCATCCTTGAGATTCTTCTGAAAACAAGAATACATCACCTTTCTTTGAGAGGGTTTGAGACCGTCGGCCACATGAGCGATGGATCGCTTCAAATCAGCCAATGAAAAGTTTACGAGATCTTTGTGGATAAACTCTGAAATATCCAACTGCTTAATGTTACCGTAGGATACTTCGAGCTGTTTCGCCTCCTTGGCGGTACTCTCGAGGAGCCATGTCTTTCGTGCATCAGCCTTCTTTTTGTCGAAAGCGAGAATAACCGACTCATCCGTCATGACATCCACGTCGAACTTGACAGTGAGCGTCTCGATCATCTTGAAGTACTCTCGAGCCTCGGCGCTCGTAGAAGTACCGAGACCCTTATAGTACTTGATTCGCCATCCAGCTTTTCCATCCCCATACCACGCACGGAAGGCAGAATCCGTGTAAAAGGATTTAGACTGAGAACCCTTCGTAGCCTTGATGATCGGAGTCACCATCGAAACGACGAATCCGAGATCAAGAAGAGATGGCCAAAAGGCGTGGATCATGTTGATAATCAGACCCTTAATGTGACTACCGTCGTTATCGGCGTCGGTCATGATCATAAGACGCCCGTATCGAAGCTCAGAAACATCCGTGTACTCCTTGCCTTGTTGCAAACCAAGAATCTTCTTGAGATCAGAAAATTCCTGGTTCGAACTCAACTGTGCGACAGAAGCATCTCGGACGTTCTTACATTTTCCTCGAAGGGGAAAGACTCCGTAATGGTCCCTGCCAACCACGGAAAGTCCGGCAACGGCGAGAGTCTTCGCCGAGTCACCCTCTGTGACGATGAGAGTACATTTTTTAGATTGGGCTGTACCCGCCTTGTTTGCATCGTCGAGCTTCGGGATCCCAGTGATTTTACTCTTACGAGCTCCACCGTCAGTCTTAGCCAACTCTTTCATTTCTTTGAATTTCGAAAGCGCTGTGAGCTCATCAGAAATGCCAGTTTTCAAAACGTTCTTCACAAAAGTTTTTGGCATCTCGAACCTCGAACCGAAATCGGGAACCTTGAGCGTGCATTCAGACTTCACCTGACTCGAGAAGGTAGGATTTTCCAAGGTCGCCTTGACAAAGATGCGAAAGGTTGCCTTGACTTGTTGAGGCTTCAACTTGATCTTCTTAGCCATTTCGTCGATGATTCCCGAAGCAACCAATGAAGCCACATGATCCACGTGCGTACCACCCTTAGTGGTGCAGATACCGTTCACGAAGGAAACCTGTTCCATACCATCTTCCGAAGGTCCGATGCAAACAGACCAACGGTCGGTCGTGGCGGAGTAGACGTTCTCAACTCCTTCGTGCATCTTCGCATAGGCTTCGAAGTTTTGCTTGGGAAGAGCTTCACCATTAAACTTCACCTTGCAATTTGCAGAAGTACAGATGTTCGCATCCCAGACACGCTTCTCCATGATCTTATAGATCCCATTCTCCATATCTTTCATTCCAAACCTAGACCAGTCGGGTTTGAAAGAAACGGAGACGGATGCAGTAGCACCGTTGAATTTTTTCATTTTTGGAGGGTAGCATGTGGACATGTTGTCGAACCATTCTTGGGAATACTCTTGTTTGGTTTCTGGGTCCTTGATGATGACTGAGAACCACTTACTGTATATATTCGCCAACTTGGCTCCATATCCGTTCCTACCTCCCACAATACGCTTTTGTGTATCATCGTAGTTGGTACTCGTGAGCAGGTGACCAAACACGAGTTCGGGATTCCACACATCTTCTTTTTGGTTTTTTTGGACGACGAGTCCTCCTAGAGGGCCGTTGTTGTCGACGGTGACCATACCACTATTTTTGTCGACACTGATAGAAATCGCTGTCACCTGCTTAGGGTACATGGAGTTCCGGTCGATGGCATTGACCAGTACTTCGTCAAAGATCTTGAGTAAAGCCGGGCTGTATTTGGTCGTAGTCTTTTTGAATTTTTTACCACTGAGCACCCAATAGGGTTCCCGAACAGCGTCCACTGGACCGACATATGAGTCGGGTCGCTTTAAGACATGCTCTATATGGCTAAGCTTTTGAACTGATTCCATACTTTCTTGAATGTATTACAACTCAAATCTCTAACTTAGGTTCGTTTTAAAAATATTAGTCTATAGAAAACCACATGCTCACTCTGTGCCGAAGCCAGCCCATCGTACCCGTGCGTAAGATTGAACGCCGTATCAACAAAGTTGCGGTGGGCTCGGCGGTAAAGGTCATCGATAGACTCTACGAAGGGCGCGACTACGCGCGTTTCTATGTTCTAGAGACGATCGCGAGAGTTCCCTATTTTTCGTTCGTCTCCGTGTTACACCTTTACGAAACGTTGGGACTGTGGAGAAAGGCCGATTATTTGGAGACCCATTTTGCACAGACCGTGAATGAATACCATCATCTTCTCATCATGGAAAATTTGGGCGGTGATAAACGCTACATGGATCGATTCTTCGCACAACACGCAGCTTTCTTTTACTATTGGCTTACCTGTTTGATTTATGTGGTGTCCCCTTGTATGGCGTATAACCTATCTGAACAGATTGAAGAGCATGCGTATCACACGTACGACGAGTTTCTCAAGAATCACGGCACGAGTCTCTCATTGGAGAAGGCACCTGTCATAGCCTCGGACTACTACGGTGACGTGTCAAGTCTTCATGACGTGTTTACTCGTATTCGTGACGACGAGGGTGAACATGTGAAAGAGATGCAGGAGTGTCAGATAGATTTAGCTTAGTTCCCTAGTAATTTGTCAAATTCATCATCTGTATAAAATTTGCGACCATGTGGTTCAATGTCACGTTTAATCATAAAATCATCACGACGAGTGTTAACATAAATATTCTTTTTCCATTGTATCCAACCGTGTTCAGTTCTTACAAATACGGTTATATACACCTTCCTCGTTTCAATTGTAAGTGTCCAATTATCATCAGATTTAATTCCCGAACCCTGACTTCTGATTTTTACACCATTGTTTTCAAATTTAACACCTCCTAAACGCTGGATATTTAATTCTGATAATTTGAAGTTAGCTGTTGGACTTATAATTGCATACACTTCGTAATCACTCTTATTTATGACTCGCATTTCATTATTAGGAAAAAAGTAGTTTTTCCAGGTTCTACGATCTTTGGCAGGTACCGTATCTCTATTAAACGAAAAACACCCACACGTGTTCATTTAAAATACTACAATATTTTCCTAACGAAACCAAAACCCATTCGCCGGTGATGCCGAAGGTATGTTGGTGGCACTATTTGTTCTAGAAAGAGCGGGTCTAATTGTATTGGGAATGATCGAATACAGTTTCTTTAATTCGGTGCATAGAGTTAGATAGACGTTTTCGGGAATTTTATCAGATATACTGTCTATGAGTTGCATTACATTCTGAAGTACATTCATTACTATAGTAGATAGCTAAATTCTTTAAGAAACAACTTCGCATTAAAAAGTATTAGACTTATAGATTGTGACGCACTCTCAATTCTGTCTGACGTTCCCTCTTTTCCGAAATCTCCTGCTCCAAGTTTCTCTTCACCTCCATCAACCGATTTTTTTTTACCACGTTGCATTCGTTTTGGAATACCTTATACTCTTGATAAATTTTCTTCTCAAATTTTTTACTGGTGAGCTCTTTACGCTCATGCGGTGAAAAGTTACTCCAGTCGGACAGTCGAACGTAATTCTCAAACGTAGCCTCAGCGTGAACTCCGTCAGCTGACCGATTGATGTAAAATACGTTGACGTCAAAAATATCTGTACATACGGCGAAGTGCTTCATTGCAGCTTCCTTCACCTTCCGGGTAATCCGCTGAATAGGCTTCAAACTTGTAAGCAATCTATTTGTAACTTTCAATTCATTAAGGAGAATTCGAAGACATTCTTCATTCTGAGCCCATTCATCATACCAATCTGGGTTCCAGGAATCACTGTCACTCTCACTCTCAGAATCATCGTCGCTGTAGTAGAAGGAGTCTTCGTGGAACGGCTTATCACCGTTGAGCTTGTTGTGAATGCGCTTGAGCTTGTCAGCCATGTCCAAGTACATGCCATCTCCAATCACGTTGGAGATTTCGTCGAGACGAGACATGAGGCTTTGGAGATCTTCCATTTTTTCAGTTGAAAAATTTCAAAAGCTTGATTGACTTAGGTCGCTCTTGTAATAATGATATTTGAATATCGTGTAGGGTGTGATGAGTAAAATGTAGAAGCGGAGAACGCTTAACATGATTTTTATTAAATATCATTCGACTTAGGTTCTAAAATTTCTCAACTCGCCACACGTGCGAGAGTAGCTTGATCGGAACGAGACCATATAAATTATGTGGATATAATTTTTAAATTAGGTATGATTTATAGCCTACTCTCTTCAATCAACTTATCCATCACTGAATATACATACTTAGCTTTTGATACATGCACCGATGGGTCATTTTTGAGAATATTAGCCAAAATGTCGAGAGCCAACCGTCGTCCTCTGTATGTATGACCGGAGAAATCATCTTCGTAGAATTGTGGAGGGATGTTAAAGGGAGGTTTCTTTGGTTTGATAAGAAGTTTGTATTCTTCTCTATATCCGTCCAGTAATTGGTCATTATAAGTGACTGTGACCCAGGCGTTGGTGTTACGTGCCATGACAAGTTCCCCAAATTTATTGAGAGAAATGTTCGTATGGATACCCCATGTCACAGTGCCATCGCTGTTGAGATTTGCCGTCGCGATATTAGTGTTTTTATGAGCGATTTTGAGTACACCTACACCGGGTTTGATGATACCCGATTTGATAAGATGGAAGAGTGTAATTTTGGATTGAGTCATTTTGTTTGATGAATAGTAGTAAAATGGCGTTGACTTAAGTCATTTTCGTATATCAATACCTTCTTTCACAGCTCTTCTCAAAAGTCCGTCGAACCAAAATAAGATCTCCTTTTCCGTTTTAGCCTTTGACCTAGGTGCGACTCTACCTCGACCATACAATTCTCTATTTCTCAGGTGTCCGTGTTGAACTTTGGCCTTACAACTAAAACATGAATAACATACTCGCTGAACTTTTAATCCACCAACAAACGAATAATACTGTTCATTGTTATATGTGAATAATGGTCGTATATGTTTATAGTATCTAACAAAGTCTTTATTTTCTTTTCCTCTGGTGACGATTCTTGGATTTAGTGGTGCCTGACATGTGTAACAAACATGATACCAGGACAGTCTCATCTTAAATTTAAAATGTTTGTATATTCTAAATGATTTTTTCTGGTATCTATTCATCTATCGCATGTTGCATCATCATCGGTCTCATTTTAGGACTCTTGATAGGTAGATTAATTTTCTCTGGTAAAACGATTACAGAATATCTTATACAACCCAATATTTTTGGTTTTAAAATCAATTCGAAGGATAGCCCCTTCATTGATGCACTCGATCGAACAACTTCTAAGGTTCAGAATGTCATCCAGGGTTCTATTTGTAATGTTCTTCACGATCCGTCTATTATGGATGAATTTTCCGAACGCTCTGGTTCCAGAAGTTCAGAATGTTCCGATGTTATGGAGAAGCTCGCACAGCAGCGTGATAGACTGAAGAAAGAATTGAACATCTCGGAAAAGACGCTCGAGAATGATTCCGATGTTACCAAAATTAAGACTATCTTCTATAATGAGATTGTACAACTTCAAAAGGATATAGTGACTAAGTACTGCCCCACGGGTAAGGAGCAAATCACGGCTTCAGATTTTAAGAAGATGGTAGAAAATGCTCGTACGGCTGTGTGCAGTCAATACAAAATCACCCCAAAGACGTTCCAGCAGTTCGTGGATGACACAGTCGACGATTTAAAGGAGAACAGTCCTCTCGGAGATATGTACAGTGAAGAAGATTTTGAACGCGCGAAGAATGTGGGTGCGATTTTATAAAAACTTACATAAAGATTCATGGTCATATAAGCATAAGTAATGTCACTTCTTCACATGAGTTATGCTGTACCCATGCACGCTCGAGGACGTCCGATCCGGGTCGTCACGCGCGCCAGTTCGTCGAAAAATGATTATGATTATGATGTCGATAGACTTGTCAAACAAAATAGGCGACTGGAGAAAGCGATGAAGAAGACTCCGACGTATAAGTTTGAACGCGAACACCACCGCGTCAACAAGACCCTTGTGGAGCTGATTACATTTCTAGAAGTCCTGGAAGAGGATGACGATACCGAAATCCCTGATGCACTTTTAGATATGTATAAATTTTGTGGGGAAGTACCCGATGATATTGAGTGTAAAACGTACGATTTTTAAAGAGTGATTAAGAACTTTTCCTTACCCCTCTTCACCCTGTATAAGTGATCGTATGCGTGTAAAATGGCAAGCGAAAACGCGAGTGTGGAGATGACAGCCATATTAGATTTGCGAACTGTAACCGCGTAAGCAGTGATTAAACCAGCGATTAAGATTTGCACTAGAGTAAGATCCTTCATTTGTAATAAGCCAACTTTTTTATCTGTACCTTCTCAGCCTGATTGCCCGTAACACGAAAACAATAAGAATAAGACCGAATATGCTTCCCATGGCGATACCTGCAATGGCCATGGTAGACATACCTTCTTCCTTAGTGGTGGCTTCAACCTTCTTGGTCACATCGGGTTCGGCCTTGATGGTGACGATCTCATCGGTCACCTTGGGTGTGGCCTCGATGGTGACAATCTCATCGGTCACCTTGGGTGTGGCCTCTTCGGGGGCGGGCTCACCTTCGGCATACTCGATAAAATACTTCTCCCTGCAGACCATGAGAATATAAAGCGCCGCGAGAATGGCGATGATCATAGAGGCGTTGATGCGGACCTTTCCGAACTTCATTTTATACTGTATGTTTAGATATTATTTAGGCACCCGCGAGAGTCTTCTTCTTGGGAGCGGCTTTCTTCTTGGGCTTCTCTTCAGTAGTGGTAGCGGCGTCGGTCTTAGGAGTGGCAGAGGCAGCATCACCCTTGGGACCCTTGGGACCGGGAAGACCGGCGGGACCGGGAGGACCGGGAGGACCGGGAGGACCGGGAGGACCAGGAGGACCGGGAAGGCCTGGACCACCGGATCCACCACCCACGCCCTGGTCAACCATCTTAAGTAGGATGTTGTACAGAGCGGTCTTGTCGAGACGCACGTGCTTAAGTTCGGCTTCGATTTCTTCGCGGAGAGAGGACATTTTAATATATCTAAAGATAATAATTCCTTTAATTGTATGCTGTTCATCGGACCGACTTTACTGTCTGGGATAGGTCAACATGCCTACAAATATACGAAACTATTCCCGGGTTCGTCATATTTCACGTATGGGAATATCGATCTCCTTCCCGAATATGAAAATGCTTTCATATTTCTTCTACCCATAAAGGCCTACGTGGAATTTGCTGCGCACCTGAAGAAAAAAGTGAAAAACCTGATATGTATGACTGTGTGTGAGACGGAAACTGTACACGAGGATTATGGAATGATCATGGATATATTTCCTAGAGTCGCTGTACCGAGTGAATTTTGTAAACGTGTTCTTTCACGACAGTTTCCAGATAACGAGTTTTACGTGATTCATTGTCACATCCCAACCCCGCCGAAGCGTCCGTATACCTTTTACCATATAGGTAACATCATGGACCCGCGTAAGAATTTTGGTAAGATCTTGGAAGCATTCGTTCGGTTAGACGAACCGAGTACGAGACTATTGGTCAAAGCCACGTGTGGAAAAGATGTCGACGTAGAACATCCCAGAGTTGAAGTGATTAACGGACTCATAAGTGATTATGATATGAATGAACTCCATCATAGAGCCGATTGTTACGTGGGATTTTCGAGTTCTGAGGGTGTTGGGATGGGTGCTGTAGAGGCCGCTATCCGGGATAAGCCTGTGATTATCACTAATTATGGAGGGGCACCGGAGTATATAAAAACACCGTACACGATTGACTGTGGACTTCAAGAGTTGAAGAATGATGACTTCTTGTTTAAGAAAGGGATGCAATGGGGAGATCCCAACTTTGATCAACTCTTGGAGTTCATGAGACACGCCTATTCTAATGATGTGCGACATATGGATCATGAGCATACGAGAAAAATGACGGGTAAAGACGCAATTTTACGAGAATTCGGATTCGATCCAACCTGTGATGTATACGATGATACCAGTAAGAAGAGCTCCTGATGTGAGAGAACCCTTCTGAGCGATGAGAAGCATGTTAATATCATCGATGAAGGTGATACCCGTAGGCTTCTTGATAATGTCCGGAATCATCTTGGCGACCACGAGATAGACGATCATGGATATAATGACTGGTTTTAATGTTTCCTGATCCAACATTTATATATAACAACAAAATAATACTAGACGTTGACTCTTCTACCGAGGGTGATGTTCGCCTTGCTGATTGTATGTTTTTTACAATAGCATCCATTCACCGCCTTAAACGTGCATGGCTTACCCTTGAGAGTAAGCGCTTTACACGTGTTAGATACCCGCTTCACCTCTTGTGCCTTTTTGGGAACTTCGTCCAACATGATAAGCCGACGATCGGCTTTTCGCTTATCGTGTTGAGCGTAAGAATTTTTCATTTTTTGAAGACTCCCTGCCAGTCTTTGGACGCGGTCATCGACCACCCCGGTCCCGAGGATTTCCATAGCCCGTTGCATGTGGCAGGCCATTTTCAATGAATATGATTTTTTTGTATATTCGTAACTGACTTAGGTGTAATTATACCACGTTCGGGTCGGGCTTGGACCGCGGGGGTTTCGGTGGAGGCCGCGGGCGTTTCCGCGGACGCCATTTACGTTTCCCTTCCTCTCTTGATTTCATTTGTGTTAGGAATTTATCCATGCTTGTATCCATTCTTTTCATTTTTTTCATTAATTCCATCTTCTTCTGACTTTTCTGTTCTTCTTCCTCGTTCTCTTTTTCGATCAATTTCTTTATGTGTTTCTTATCACGCCCAGGGGAGGGTCTACCACACGAATCGACAGGTGAACCTGGTATGTCACGGCAGACTGCAGTTTTTATTTTAGGAGGTGGACCCATGCGGATAAGTTCAGGAGTGGGTTTTGGTGCCTTATATCCCGGTCGAACAATGTTTTCCTTGATCTTCTTATTCCTTTCTTTTTCCTTAGCCTTACGCGCTACAGCCTGTATTTTTTCTATTGTCGAGTTGGGTATCTGTAAAGATTCGGGACCTGTGGTTACGATAGGTGTGGGTGAAGATTCATCATCATCAGAATTTTTCTCAACATCGTTTTCAACAATATTTTGAGATTCCATCACAGATGCGCGAACTTCATCCGACTCTACGGGAAAATTATTTTTCTTGATGTCAGGACTTTTATCGATCGGAGAAGAACCACTTTTTACGTATGCGATCTCGTCTTCTGTGTATTCGGTCGTGTTAGTCGAGTCACCGAGTCTCTTCTCTAGCGTAGAGACTTTCTCAGCTTCCGCTGCTTTGAGTTCATTTAGTTCATCCTGTAAAGCCTGAAGTTCTGCAGCGGCTTCGTTCCTGTCAGTATTTATGTTCTCCATGTCCTGTAAAAGAGAAGATGATTGTTTGTTAGCTGCCGCTAGTTCCGATTTCAGTTTAGCGATAGCCGTTTCCTGGGCTTTGACCTTGTTTATATGTAATTGTATGGTATCAACCTTAACCTGGTCAGCACGTTTCGTGTCTTCCAGTTCTTTTCGTAAAGCATCTTCAGCAGCCTTACCCTTCAGACCTGATGCGATAAGTTCCTTTTCGAGAGTGAGAACATTCTTTGCATTTTCTTTTTCTAACATTTTCATTTCGTGTCGCAAAGCTTCGATTTCTTCATGTTCACGAGCTTCGATTCTTTCCAGTTCTGATTTTAATTCGAGAACGCGCACCTGATCTACCATTTTATCTTCGAGTTCTGATCCAAGTTTAGAATCGTTTCGATTCATCATTACCACAGTCACGACCGCGACTATGAGAACTAGCAGAATAATAATCAAAATAGTTTCTGTGTTCATCCTGTTACATTATATATAGATTTAAATCGGAGTTGGTATGAAACTGTTCTTGATTTTGTTGACGTAGTACACGTATCCTATGAGTAGTATACAGAATGCTCCTAGGACATAATTGAAGGAAAATTTCTTACGATTCGTAACCTCGATGATCTTCTCAGCTTCTTCCTTGTTCGGTAACCGCTTGACACTTTGGTGCAACTTCTCGATCTTGTTGATGAGTGCGTAGAGAGCTTCTAAGATTTGGGCTTCTCGGTTGATAGGTTTTTCTTCTACGTCGATAGATGTTACTTCAAGTATCATGTACCATTTAGAATCTGGCTGAAGAAGGTGATACCCACCGTCTTCTTGATGTTCGTATATGTTAAAATGTAATTTTTGGATTGATATTGGATTAAAATAATTTGTTTTACGCTTGAACGAATTCCATTGCTTGTCTCTTAATACTGTATGAGATCCATGGTTATAATGACGTTCTAGAGGTACACGCGCTAATAATTGTCCATGCCTCTCGTCGAGCATCTGTGCCTTCTGTGGAATATCCGGACACACGATATCAACAAATTTTGCTATGTCTGATACGTGATTGGTGTCGGATGATGGACTTGCATCTCCCACCTGGGTTATGTAAAAGTCGACAAGTTTGAGTCCGATAACCTCAGAAATGCTTTCGGCGTGTGTGTTAGACTCTAAAGAAAGATTGAAGGTGAACGTATTATTCGTGCCTTCCACGAATTCAGAATCGACCACGATGTATTGCGTTTTCTTGGGTACGTCTTGCAATGTGAGTACCATCTTATAATCGCTCTATAAAAAAAATAGACCTAAGTTACGAGTGCATATTTCATTTCTAAGTTAAAATGGAAATTGAATATTGTATGTCATGCCCTTCCGAATCGGATGCGAAAGCGATGCTCTCCAAGCTTACTGTACTCGTAACCGAGTTTACGAACCGTCGTGCCTCCACTTTAGTTATCGATCAGATCAATGTCTCTGACAAAGACATGGACACATTGGATGAAATTACCCGTGTATTTCGTCAGATTGTCTGTGAAAACAGGAAACTTCAAGACGAGGTTGACAAACTCGAGAAACAAGTAAAACCAAAAAAAGAAAAGCCTGTGAAAATCTGCTGTCCTTTTATCACTGCGAAAGGGACTCAGTGTCGCAAGTTTTGTGTGGAAGGAATGAAAACGTGCAAGGTCCATTCTAAGCCTTTGAAGCCTCCTAAGCCCGCTAAAGCGCCTCGTGCGAAGAAACAATGCTGCACTGGTATTAACATTCGAGGCAACCCCTGTAGGAACAAATGTCTAGAAGGTAAGACGCATTGTGAGCGCCATGATCCGGATAATCCTCCAGTCGTGAAGAAGACGAAACGTAACAAAAAGAGGCAGCAGCAGATGCACAATCACGCACCTAATGAGATTCCTAAGATGAGATGCATTTTGTGTGAGACACATGGTGACATGTTTGATCCCAACATCGTTAACCCCGTGATTTGTGAAACGATTGGTCCATCTGGATACACGCTAAGATCTAAATTGAAGTCTCTATACGAAACAACTGCGAGAGTTACAGCAAAGGATTAAAATCTTGATAAAAAGTAAATGTTAGGAGGAGTTGGAATGCTATCATTTGTCATAGCGCTTGGTATTTATAACTTTACGAGACCCAGCACAAAAAAAGATGACCCGATCGAACCCAGAAACGAAATCATGAATCGCCCAGATCATTTCCTGACGGGAAATAGGTATTCACCCAAATTTAATAAAAAATAATGTACACACGTTTCAATATACAGTATATGATCATCGTAGTTGGAGCAATAGCTGTACAATTTTAATGATAAAATTCACCAATACATCCTCATCATTAATTTTGGGCAAACGATATACATATGGGAATAACCTTATACTGCAAGACTATAACATGGATAAGATGAGAAGAACTACAAATTGTCACTATAAGACGTACGCGTAAAAATCTGTACTATAATGTATGGAAGAGGATACTCTAGAAGAGTTTATGCAATTCGCGTGTGAATGCATGACTAGAGAAAACTTTTTTGGACCCGAGGATCAGCATACACCCGGGACACCACGGTTTTCTAAAAATGTGGTGGGTGATTTGGGAAACGGGGACATCATGAGGTACGTTCGTAGAGATTTATACATGGATAAACCAGGGCATTATGAATGGGTATTCGTTTCGAAGAGACATCGCGCACTGGTTTATAAGATTACGGATTGGGGATTTGGTGATATCAAGGCGAGATGGGTGATGCACGGTGAATATCTATTTCAATTTGACACGGTTTTAGACCAATGAGAGATACGAAGCGTCATACAATGATGACACAATTAGACGAGACTTTAGACTCCTCTGGTTCTGTGATAATTTCAGAAGCTATACACCGCGAAGCATATACGAAACATTACCAATTTAACGGGTATACACGGGCATACACAAAACGTTACGTAATGTAATTTACTTCGTCTTTAAGTGTGTCCTGAGGAAAGATGAAAATCGTCAGGACATGAAAAATTATCCCAAATTATTTTCTTAGCTATATATTGAGAGAGAAGAA